TTTTAAACTTGAGCGCCACCACTGCAAATTGCCCTGCCGTACGAAGTCCTTGAAAACTATTAATATTCATGCCGCCCACTGTCGAAAAAATGATGTTCCCTAGACCGCCTTGTTCAAAATAAATTTCATCACCTGCGCTGAATCCTGTAGTTCCGTCAATGGTAATTGTAATGTCGGTCGCGCTATTGGTTTCTTTGTATTTCCCAGCATCTGTTAAGATAGCCGTGTATAAAGTTCCAGAAATGCTTTCAACAATACCTGTGCTTGACCCAATTCCAGCTAGTTTGCTTTTTTCTGCATCAGTAAATGCATTAGTATCAGGTTCAGCTTCATATGCAGCTTTGATTTCTGCTCCGGTCTGGTCGGCAGTAGCACCTGCTTCAATTCCGGCTAGTTTAGTCTGCTCTGCATCAGTAAATGCGTTGGTGTTAGCTTCAGCTTCATATGCATCTTTGATAACATTGCCGAGAACGCTCAGTTGGATATCGGGCATATCATTCCATTCCTCTACTTTTTATTATTTATACGGTCAAACAAAAGCCGGGGCAATTTTGCCCCGGCTTTTGTTTGACTAAACAACTGCTATCTTTCTAATTTTGTAATAAATCCTCAGGCGTTAAAATAGGGATACCTTTTTCGTCTGCCTGCTCACACATATTCTTCGTTCCAATACCACCTGGGAATGCCATAACCAAGTCTACGTCAAACAAATCCAACATCAAACGATTGCGGACGGGTCCTGCTGCTCGATTATATTTGTTCCATGCGGCAGGAACACGACATTGCTCTATTCCAACTTCACGGCAGACGTCATAAACCAAGGTGTCTGCACCATTTGCATCACCATGCACCACTATCATTCGTTCAAATTGTGCATCAAGTTTTGTAAGGCAATCGAAAACTGTGCCTACCTCAGCATAGTCCCGCCCGCCTGTTACAAGAACAATCGTTAAGGACTTTTTGTATATGCTGGGCAAGTATACCTCGAAATTTATCAGACGTTAGATACGTCTTTCCATCGTTCAATTGACAGGCACGGATATCTAGTTCATGCACATCATTGTCTACGTGAACAAAGTAGGAAATGGAATCATCTTGCTCCCATTTCATCGACACAGTGTATTCTGAATCATTTATTTTGATACGCATCAAATTTATTTGACTTTGGCCGAATTATCAGGATTACAAGCAACAAAATTAATTCTATATGCATAATGTAAATGGAGGATTCTGTTGCTACGCTCCTCCGGGCGCCAAGTCACTTACACTGCGAGAGCGTAAGCCTTAGGTGCAAAGTTATCGTTTGCAGTTGTAGTTTTCTTCGCATTAACCGAGCTTAGATCCGGATATCTCTTTTCACCTATCAGCATACGTCGATCCCTGGTCACCCCCATAAAAAATATACCTGATTGCAGGTATCTTATTGGTGGAGGTGCGGGGAATTGAACCCCGGTCCGTCCTACGTCATGATGAACGTCATCAATACAACTCTATTTATAAATTAAAGTAAGGTGTTTGTCAAGTCCGAAAACAGCCTATCACCAACCCACCAGCGTTTGCTACTATTCGATAGTTATGCAAAAAGAGCGAGGCCGAGCAAAAGGATACCGAACACAATGGCCCAAAATATCAGTTGCCCGAACTCGCTTTTTAATTTCTTGTAGATGCTTGGCCTCACTCAGCGCCGTTTTCACTCTTAAGCAATGTCCATGCGCCATATGCAATTGCCACCCATGCTGCATAAGGCAGAAGCTGCCCAAATACCAGCACAATAACTCCTAGTGCAATAATAACGCCGCCGTCCCATGTTGTGCGTTCAGCCCAACGTGCTAGAAACCAATTCCAAATGTTTGTGAAAAATTCCATGATAGATCTCCTCTGTTACTAAGTATTTATTGAATCAGTAGCAATCTTCGATAATTTCGTTGATTTCCACATATTCAGTATCGCCAAGCATACGTGCTCGAAAAAACACACATTCAGCCTGAATTTCACTAAGGCAATCCCAAGTTTCATAAGATTTGTCTTTTTTAATGACTGTTACGCCAAACATCACTCGCTCCAGTGTTAACGATTATCAAATATAGCAGGGGTTCACTTAATATCAACTGTCGCTAAAATCTTTTTTGTAGCGGATTTAGCAGCAATATTGATTGCCGATTCCCAACCATCTTCACGGTTTAAATTTTGAAAGAAAAAGTCAATATCAAAATCCGTAACAAGCCACATTCCCTGGTCAATCTCATTTTGTAGTTGATGTGGTTGCCACACGCAATAGCCTGTTACCAAAACAAATTGATGCGGGCCGGTGCCGCGATTGATATCGGTTAAAATAGATTTGCCACTGGTATAACGCAAATCGTCGTTAAGTCTAACACTGGTGTTGTTTACATAGTCTGCACTGTGAATGATATATCCGAGATGTTGATCGACTGGACCCCCTAGCAAAATACGCTCTGGATATTGCCAACCAAGGTCTTGTGCAAAGCGATTGGCCATTTCAGAATCCATTGGACAATTTAAAATTACACCAGCAGCACCTGCTGTGTCATCACTATGTATATAGATAACCGATTTGTAAAACATGTGATTGTTTACTTTCGGGGTTGCGATCAGAATTTTATTATCACTCATTTTCTATCCTTACTGTCTTTCTATTATACTTATCTAGATCAGAACGTCAATAGTTTGAGTGAAGATAATAAATTACTCAGTGTCTTGTGCTCGTTTTCTTAGTTTATGGGCTAAGACAACATAGCCTTGTCTCTCTGCTTCATTGGCCGCTCGCAAATAACCAATGCGCTCGAATGTCTTGATAATTCCCATTATAGCTTTCCTTCGCGCTGTAGTTGTCGAATTCGACGCTCAAGATCCTCGTGGCTTGTAGCACGAGAAAGATAAACATCAATATCATTGTAGCGATAAACATGGCTGACAAAGTCAGCCATGTTTTTTAATGCATTACGAATCATCGAGCGTTCCAATCGCGGGATAATTGCTCTACCGCCGCATCAAATTCTTCTGGCTTATATTCCAGACGAACATAGCGTTCGATATCTTTGCGGCTGGCGCGGGGGGTTCGGTTGAATAGACGTTTAAACATTGATATAACTCCTGTTGTAAAAAAGTGCAGCAATATTGCTGCAACTGCATAATAATATTTACAATAAAGTCAGGGGTTTTACGATTGTTACCTAGTAAAGGTCGATATGCAGATACCGCATATCACTTTTCAAGCTTGAAGCCTACACGTCCTTTGTTGCCAGTGGCAAAGTAGTTTTTGTTATAGATGAATGGTTTGTTGTTATCAGGCAGCTTGGCGTAGTATGTGAATGTTACTTGGTTGCCACTCAATCCCACTTTAGTGAGGATCTGTATATATCTGTTCTCACGTAGTGTTGCATTGATCACGTCAACGAACTCAGGCTCGTTATTAACGCGGCTGATTACAAGATTTACAATGGCTGCAATGAGATGGTTGTAAACGGAATACTCTGGTCGTGAAAGAGTATTTTTGTCAACACCTTGGTTCGCCAAAATCTGCTTGAGCCTGTTGCTTTGTAACACATCAGGATTTTGCTCGTTACGATCAAGATTTTCAATCTCTTCGATGTCTTCAGGGCTGATAATCTTCATCTGTCGTGCTAGCACAACAGGACCCAGTGTGCCTGCATTGCGAGGATCCGCTGAGTATGCTGGAAGTGCCGCCAGGTCTTTTACGATGGTTGCACCCTTTGGGTAACGACGCGCAACATCAGGTGGCATGATTTTGTAGATTCCAAGAAGGCTGCTAGCCGCACCTCCTGCTTTGAACATCTTGCTGCTGACGCCAATCTTACGTCCTTCTGACGTTACAAGATAGCTGTCAATCAACATACCAGTTGTGTCTTGTGGGAACACGATTTTGCTGCTCTTGAGATCTTTGATGTCGTAACGATCTTCGATTTCTGACACATCGACATTCACGATATTATCACTAAGCAATGCAATAACACCCGCATACTCGCCTGCATACTTGGCAATGATGCCTGCTTGGCTGCGCTTTTCGAATGTGATGGGTTGATTGCTGTCTGCTGCATTTTCTAGAACCTGATCAATCAATCCAATCATGTTCTCATACGGCGTGCCTTTAAGATTTTTCTTGAGATTGAATTCAATGCTATCGAGTAGTTGATCAACGGTGCGTGGATTTTCATCTGGCACGAGATCGCTAGGTTTGATAGGAAGGCTTTCAGTTTCGATAGCAGCTTGGAATTTATATCCTGTTGGTGCAGCCCATTTATTGTGAATGCTCATCAGGTCCTTGACATAGCGAACGTGCGCTTCTCTGCTACCGTCTGGGCGCTCAAATTCAGCCACGATAGCAGCTCTGCTCAAACTGTTAGGAGCATTGTCGTTTACACGCTTCATGTCTTGTGGGATGACTTGGTCCAAGGCACCTTCGAGCTCTTCACGAGAGTCAAATGCGTAGTCATTTTCTGGACGAATGAACTTGATTTCTACCACAGTGAGCGTGTCATCAGGATTGGACGTATTAACATATACGTCTCCTGGTGCTCTTGCGCTTACACCACGCGCTTCATCTAGGTGGAGAAATTCTTGGGCTCGCATAACGATATTTATGCGAGTTTGCTATTCTTCCTCAAGGGTGATTTTGAGGTTCTGGTTTGACAGACTAATCAAAACCATCGCTTCGGAATACTTCTGCTCAGCGATTTCATACGGATAGACGCCTGCGACCCCTTTTCCTTCTGTATGTATTTTGAGCATGAGTTCAGTTGCTTGATCTAAATTGAGCTTGAAAACATAGTGGAGCAACTCAACAACAAAATCCATTGGCGTAAAATCGTCATTATGAACGATTACTGCCCACTTCTTTGGCTTCTTCAACTTGGTTTTGTTTTGCGTTCTATCGACGGTTTCAGTATCAGTTGACATAGCATCCCTATTTAGATGGGGAGGCAGCGTTCGCTGCCTCCCCACTTACATGATGAAGCATAACCTAATAGATTTTACTTACCAATCTTCTTGATTTCGATTTGTCGCGGCTTCATCTCTTCAGGAAGCTCGCGGTGAAGTTTGACGAAAAGAACGCCGTCCTCCATCTCAGCTTCAACAACTTCAACATGTTCTGCAAGTAAGAATTCACGTTCAAATGCACGTGAGCTAATCCCGCGATGCAGATATTTCGCATAATCATCCTGGATCTCTGGCTTGTGGCCTTCAATTGAAAGCTTTTTGCCGTCCTGTGTGATTTCAAGGTCGTCAATCTTGAAGCCTGCAAGTGCAACTTCAATAACGTAGTCGTCATCACTGACTTTGATGAGGTTGTACGGAGGATATGCCGTTGTTCTTGAGTGCCCCACGGCTTCGTCAAAAAGATCGAACATACGGTCAAATCCAATCCCGCGCTCGTTCAAAAAGCTAGGTAGAGTTTGTGTTGTGATATTTTTCATTGGTAATCTCCTTCTTAAGCAAGATTGTTAATGTTATGGACCCGTCATCGGCATCCACGCTGGTATTTATCTACCAGTCTTGACGTTTGGCAACTTCTTTTTGCCAACGTTTACGTGCTGCCGCCCGCGCCTTTTTGCGCTTCATGCTAGGCTTTTCAAAGTAACGGCGGTCACGTAACTCTTTAAAGACCCCTTCATTTTGAAGGATCTTTTTCAGGCGCCTCATGGCCTGGTTAATGTTGTTATCTCGGACTTCGACTCTTGAGCCTCGCGGTCCGTTATACTGATTCTTTTGGTTAGGCGTTTGTCTTGCCATCTATTCCTCTTATTATTGCTATGGTGCGTTTGCCTGCAAGCTGCGGCTTACTGTAAGATAGCATACCCTTAATTATATGCGAAAACGCTGTAATGTCAAGATATTTTACCGTATTCTTCAAAAAGTTTTTTTTCAATCTCATCGAGCGATCCGAATACCTCATACTGGTAACTGTTAAGTAAGGCTGCCATGGTTGAGTGTGTTTCCTGTTGCGAAAACCAAAAAACCATAGCGCACTTTTCTTGCTCAGCTTGCATTGCAAGAAATACTTCCTCTGTTGTAATGTTGTCAAGGTTGACAAAGATGCTGCTCACCATTCCTGTTGCTGCACGGAACCAAGGAACATGTTGTGGTCGAAATCCATCCTCGCTAACATAAAAAGTAATTTCAACTTCGGGAAAAATTTTGTCATAAATGTCTGTATAAGGCTTGCTGTCATCCATAGTGATGCCAAGCAACAAGACACTTGGACCGATCGTGTTGAGTCGTAGATCTGGCGGCGTAACCGTATACACCGTGTTCTTAGCTTTCATCTACAGGTCCGTTGTTGGATGATAGTCGTTTGACTCGCAAAACGCTTCCGTTGCGCTTGGGCAAGTTTTCTTCAACAGTGTTGCGATCTTGTGGTCCAGGAGTCAACTGTTCCTCTGCTTGATAAGGGGCAAGTAACCCTTCTGATTCAGTCAAGTCTCCCGGACTTCTAACGTTTGTAGTGGTGTCGACAGGGTTTACAGACAGGCTTTTATGTTTAACGTCTGAGTCTGTTTTAGCGCCAACCCCGTCGACGTATGGCGGTGGTGTTTCACTTCCATCGTCATTTTCAACATTATGTGGTATTTCTGGAGTAATGTCAACAGGTTTTCTATGTAATATACTGAGCCCTGCAATAACAAGGACAATTGCTAAAGGATCAAACACGAAAACTAACACAATAATGACCCAACGCACTGCTTCTTCTAGTAGCTCTGGGCTGGAATCGCCATAAACAAGCTCAGCAATATACTTGACTGGACCTACTTCAACTTCTAATATGCGCAGTTCGCCTTCCAAATCAAACTTGCGCTGTAGCAATTCGTCAACTGTTCGATTGGCTTTATCAATGACAGCCTCTTGCTCAGCAATGCCTGCTGTGTTGTCTGCTGTAGTGACCGAGATCAACTGTGTGCGAAATACATTAATGGCTTCCTGCGCCCTAGCAATCTCTGCGTTCGCTGCCTGTTGCAGTCTTGTGATTTCTTCACGGGCGGCAATGACCGCAGGATTTTCTGTAGCTGATGCTGTCTCCAAACGATCAATAATTTCTCTTTGCCGGGCATCAAGGGCGGCGGTGAACTCTGCAATACGTTGGCGTGTATTTGGACCCATCACACCATCCACGTCCGCGCCAACGAGTGCTTGTAGTGTGCGCACATCGCCACTGCTCTGTGCTACTGACAACTCGTCTCGTTGCACTCTAATGCGTTCTAGTTCGTCTTGTAGTGGTTCCAAGTTACCGCTTTGCTGTGTAATTAGTTGATTTTGCACTGCAATGTCGCGATCGAGGCGAGAATTGATGTTTGCGATCAAACGCTCTTGTGCTTCAATACGTGCTTGAATGTTTGTGTCCGCATTGTCGACGCGCTCGTCAAAGCTGGCAATAGCAAGATTGGCTCGCTCTATCACTTGCTGCTCTCGACGTATTTCGTCGTCTATACGTTCAATCTGTGCTATTAAACTTCCTGAGCTGGCAGCTTGTTCAATATGTGCTTTGGACAGGAAACCAAAAATACCCATGCTTGTAATTAACATGAGCACCACAACAGCACTAGTCAAATAGGTCTTCACAAGGACGCCGGATTCTGACCAAAAACTGTGCAACCAAATGGCTGTAGTGATTTTGGCAACTTCTAATGCAGCGCCCATGATAATGACTGGGACAACAGCCGCAGCGAAAATAGCAGTTAAGCCAATAATACTATAGTATGCGGCTACTGCGCTGACCGTCAAGGCGACGATCATCGTCCAAATTCCAAAAATAAATCTCATGTGTTAATCTGCTTTGGCGAAGCCTTGCCCTATCATCAATTCGTTGATATTTAGCAGGTTTCCTTGCCCATCGTCTGCGAACAGATAAGCAAGAACTCGCCCTTCGCGCATCTTACGGGTGTTTGCTACCTGGATTTTAAATTCACGAGGTAATATTTGAATCAACTTTTCCATTGATTCAGGACTATCATCAACACCAAAAAGCCTGATATTCTGTCTAAGTGTTTGCCCAAACCAAAGGTCGATATCAGCTTCAACAGTGTTGCCGTTTACCACACGGATTAAACGACACCAATTTTCATACATTGCCTAGCCTTCTTTTTATTATGTCATCATATTTATGCCCTGCAAATGCAGGGCATAAGACCAACTAAAGTATAGGAAGGCTTAGTTGTGAACGTAGAATAAATGCTCTCCGACGGTGGCAACCTGTGTGAATTCCGTGCTCCAAGCAGGCTCAACATATTCTGCGTGGTAGTAAGTGCTGCCTTCTGTATTGTCGGGCGCTTCTCCAGCGAGAACCAGTTCAGCAATCAGTTGCGCCCATTCCCAGGCAACAATCTCAGGCCAGTCGTCGTTCACTGGAGCCTGATCTGGTTTACCATCACAATACCAGCTAAACTGGCAACGATGCTTGCTGATCTCAGAGCCATCAAGTGGTCCTTGCCGCACAACTTCACAGACGCTGTCAGGAAAATCAGGACTTGCAACACGGTTTAGCGTCACATTAGCAACAGCCGCCATTGCTATTGCGTCCTGGTTGCGAGCCTCAAAATAGACATTCTTAGAGAGGCATTTTAGTTCTTGTGCATCGAGCTCAACGACTGATTCTGGTGTTATTTCATCTTGTAGTGGTTCTGCGTAAGCCGCTACTGATACAATTCCGATGATTTGTGCCATGAATAGCGAAAATCTAATCATAACTTTCCTGTTTTGTTGTTACTGACAGGTTAGTTCTAAATGCTTGCTTTGTCTATGTCAAGGCAGTTCTTGGACTTCTGGCACACCAATAAACTTTTGACCAGCAATCATGTTGCTATATTGCCACGGCCCCAAGTCATCGGCGAGATTGTCACGTGTGCGACACATGCGAATCATTACGGTTTGCGGAACAACCGTTGTGCGATCTTCAATCTGCACACATTCACGAAAGTTGCTTTGAAACTCTGCTGTTCCGTTGATACCCAATGCCAAGGCAAAGAAGAGACCAAAGACAAAAAACGGCAATGCAAGAAAGCTAACCAGCTTGCCTGCTCTTCCGTTCAAAGCAAGGTATAGCGGAATGCACATGATCGCTGTCCCCAAGATAACCGCAGTGAGAACCAACCATAGCTCTGCACTTGGCGCACCTGCAAACGCCCAAAGAAAAAAGTTAGCGTAAGCTTCTGCCATGGGCTGAACGATGTCATACAGCATTTCGCACCTTTAGGTAGTTGTTGAGATAGTTTTCGATATTGGCTTTACCAATGGGGTTTTGACTGTGCACATAGAAGTCAAACTCCACAGGCAGAGCAAAATCGTCATCACCGTCCATGTCGAGATCGACAAGAAACTTAGCAATGTCGTAACCAGTATAGTTGTCTTCCCCGAGGTCATGATCAAAGCTGATGTATCCAGGCATGCCGTGAATCCGCAGACACATCTTAACCGCCTCCCAATCACGAGCCACGACCCAATAACGGTCGTCGTTACGGGGCGGGGCACGTTCATCATCAATGAAGAGGCTGTAGCGGCTCATTTGTTTGCTCTCGTTGCATCCCATGCCATACGCATGAGACCTTTTACATAGGTAGGTGTTTGGTTGATCTTTGTATCACTACTCTTCACATATTCAGCAAGATAACATTCTTCAAAAGTCATTAATCTGATCTACATACGTCGCAAAGAGCAGCAAAACGCTCTTCGTCCCATCCAAGAATATAGCGAAAGGACTCGAGTGCGTCAATTGCTTTTACACCTCCATGAATTTCATCCATGTCTGCTGCCCAAACAAGGAACGGCATGATATCCATGAGACAATCCCCGAGTGAACGGGCGTTGGCAAAATCTTCAGTTGTCCTCTGCATCAGAACAACTCCAGAATAAGGGCCAGACCGGATTCTGTTAGCATCAATTGACCTCCGGAAAAAGCATCACTACATGCTTGTAAGCGCGGTCGATTTGACGTGGTGTCCAGTGTTCCTTAGCCAATCTGTCAGCGAGTTCGAGAGAATCGCCACGCAGAGCCACTGACTCTTTCGCGACGTTGAATAGCTGACGCTTATTGAGGTTTTCGAAGCTGTTCATGGCTTCTTCATCGTCATGGAATACAGGATTTGCCAATGCAAATGTGGTGATCTCGGTGACCCCCATTGGCACAACAACCTTTGCGATGATGCGAAGCTTGCCGTCGTCACAGAGTTTAGATCTCATGATTTAAGTCCTTTAGTTACGTTATGTCAATATAATATGGCAAGACACTTCGCTTGTCAACCAAAAAGTTTTACTAAGCCTCGATATAATCTAGCTTAACAGTCCAATCAACAGTGTGTGCAGTTTCTCCTGTAACTTGGACGCGGAAATCTGTCCCGCCCACCACATCAACCGTGAGATCATAATTTGCTGTGGCAGGCGTGCTGTTGTAAACGGTTTTATTACCACTGGTGCCAACAACAGTAACGGTTCCGTTTCTATTATCAACCAATCCTTCTATCTTGATCGCTGTGGTATCTGATGTTCCTTGGCGGTTTGCAACCGCTGTAATCTCAATAAACCAGACTGTGTTGACTTCAGGTGTTCTACGCGATACTGGAGTGCCAAACAGAACTTCTGTAGCTGAATTATTTGTCGTTTGCACCGTGCCGCGCCATGCAGTTTGTGCAGGCGCGGCGGCGCTGCCTACAACAAAGTAATCAGCCAGTGTGCCAGTCGTGCCTCCATTGTTAAGATAAGTGACTCCGTTATCGGTTCGGTAAACCATCTGGCCCAGAGAGCTGTTGCTGATAAGCAGGGCCTGTTCGCTATTGACAATCAGTGTAGGACTTTCAACATTTGTGATGTTGTTAACTGTATCGTTGCTAGCACTATTTGCTTCTTCACGTGCTTCGGTAATAGGATTGGTAGTAAGTCCTCCAGCATTCCAACCTGGTTGGTTGACTGGCTCTGGCACATTACCAACACTGGTTTCTGGGTTTTCTTGGCTTACAACACGAGTGAATCCAATGATCTCGCCACAGTAATTGTATACTGGTTGTTGCTCTGAAATATCTGGAGTTGGGTTTGGTGTGCGTCGTAGAATACGCAATAAATCTTCATCACAAAATGTTTCGAAAATATTGTTATAGACATTGCCGTCACTATCTTGAACTTGGTAACTTCCTAGCTGTTGATAGGCGGCCCAAAGGCTGCTACCATTTCGTACCGCCCCTTGAATACCTTCATCGTTTGCATTATAAAGAACCCCAATTCCGTCATTGACTGGGCGAGGCTTTTCAGCAAGATCACTACCGCCGTTGTCATATGTTCCAACGATATTATTCTCGCGACCAATAAGATCGTCAATATCTGCGACTACTCGATTGATATCAGCAATGAGACTGTCTTCAACGGCACTAAGATCGTCGATGTTATCCCAAACTTTTTTGAGGATCCCTCCAGAAAAAATGGCGCCGTTAAACTCTCCGTCAATCAAACAACCGCCAATCTCGTCTGGAATGATTTGTCCGATTGCATCAACGATTGCACGACCTGCTCCAAGAAAACTGTCCATGGCATTTTCAAGAACGTTAGGTATTTGAATAGGATCAAGCGGTGCAGAGCAAAAATTAATCATATTTGCGATGCTAGTGATCTCGGCAATCATGTTATTGATTCGCCCTAGAACTTCGTCCAACTTGAGATGATCTAGGAATCGGTCAAATGCCTGATCCATTTCTTCCAAAGCACTATACAGCGCATCTGTAACATTGCCAACAATTCCTCCGAGCAACTCTTTAAGATTGAGACTGATACAAATTTGAATATTTGGAAGCTTGAGACCGAGTCCTGCCAGCAAACTACAAATGATTTCTTTGAGTGTGAAATCATATTCAGCACTGATAACTAAGCGCCCAACATCTGCAACACTTCCTGATAATTCGGCATTGATAGAATTTTGTGCATTCAGATAGTCATTGAGATCACGAAGCCCGTTCGGAAAATCAGTATATTCCACCATTAATCACATTTCCTATAATCTTGATCATCCACCAGTTCCACCACCTGCAACGCCATTGCAAGCAAATACATTGGGACTAGCGCCAACACTTACTGGGTTACAGTGTGGAGAGCCGCGCGCCCGCGCGCGGCCAGAACAGAAAGTGTCAGGAGCGGCTTCGCTGCCTTTTAACACCACTTTGATGTTATTGATAAACACTGTACCATCATTTACATTTGCAGAAAGCGCGCCGCCACCGTGAGTATTCGGATCGCCTTGGACACTAGCTAGCTGATTGTTTACATAAACGGTACCTTGACCTCTAACGGTAGTGGTTGCGCCGCAGGCGCGGCCGTCATTATTGCGATGCACTGGAACGTTCATATATACTCCTTATAAAGTATTTATGGTGTGATTAAGCCTGGATTACTTGTTGAAAGATCAAGACCGCCAGTCTGCTGCAAATATGCATCAGCAAATTGCTTATTGGTTAACATAGGGCTGATAATCATAGTATCTTTGTTAAATTTGATTTCATTGTTGGTATCACTATGCAAGTAATCGCATGACATCACAAATGGCGCAAGTCCCATTGACTGCTGACCGGCTGGAACCGGCACAACTGGCTTACGAAGAGTGATACTTGTAGTATCTTCTTGAACAAACCGCCCAATGACTTCTTCACCTGAGACTAGCTTGATAGTTACTACGTCGTTTGTTTTGATTTTTGTTTGTAACATTTAGGCTCCTGAGTTTCCTGACCACATATTGTGGTCTTCGTAGTATTGACAGAGGGCGAGATAGTCACCAACGAATTCACCATGAACCCAGATTTGCGGAACCGTCTTGGGTGCTCCAGGATTTACTTGGTCAAGAGTTTCAAGCAATGTCTCTCTTAACTCTGGGCTTTCGCTAATGTTGCGCTCTTCGTATTTGATTCCGCTGCGATCGAGCATTTCTTTTGCTTGGTCACAATATGGGCAACCGTTCTTGCTCCATACAATTGTTTCTGCCATTGTCTTTCCTATAGTTCATAAACGTAGACCTCGTGGTCTTCAAATAGTCCCTCGACTAGAACACTTACTTGATCCCAGTCAAGGCCGCCAAGGCCGCAGCCAATTTTAGGCATAGCGATGCTTACCAATTCGTTTGCTTCCATATAATCAGCAATGTCAGCAAGACAGTAACCTACGGCTGTAAGGTCAGCATACTGTTTTCCATCACGTCCGTATTTTTGTTGAGTAAAAGCATTTACCCAAATGCGATCAGCATGTGGGACATACTGGCAAGTTCCCAATGTTTTGGGTTCGTGCTTGAGATATGCCTCACGCACTGCTGGGTATTTGCGTCGTATGGCTCCGGCGACTCCGCTTCCAAAGCCGCCGGAACAATTACATCCATGAGCGATGACCTGTTGCTGCGCATCGGTTACATCTCCCTTAACGTAGTGGATCATTTGAATACCTTTTATAAATAATATTGTGGTTCGCGGCGCGCTAACACCCAACCACTCTATAATACATGAGGATATTACAGCATGAATACTTATCAACCCTACACCTATCTGATCGGATGGTCTAATCTTGACCGCTGGTATTATGGTGTCAGATACGCACAAGGTTGCCATCCGTCTGATCTTTGGGTCTCTTACTTTACATCTTCCAAACATGTATCTCTTTTTCGTGAAGAGCATGGTGAACCTGACGTTATTCAAGTTCGCCGACTTTTTAAAACTGCACAAGACGCAGTTCTTTGGGAAGACAAAGTCTTACGTCGCACTGACGCTATTTACAATGACTGTTGGATAAATCGCTCCAATGCAGGTCATTGGGATACAACGTTATCTAATCCGAATCCTCTTGCTGGAAAAACATATGAAGAGGTTTATGGTGAAAAAGGGTTGCGATGGCTTGAGCGAAAACGGCAAGGAAATATTGACTGGTGGGATTCTGCCAAATCTGACAACTGGCGAAAAGAACTATCGATTCGATCCAAACAAAATACCAAATTTACCACTAAAGGTCTTGTTCCACATAATAAAGTTTTTGATACCTTTGATTTTACTTGTGAGTTCTGTGGATGTCAAGAAACTCGTCGCGATACCGCTACGCAACGAAAGAAGAAAACTTGCGGATCCAAATCGTGTGCGCAGAAATGGACCCGCAAGTATCGCCCTCGTTAGATTTCGCACCCCCCAGCATAGCAGGCTTGAGCTCCAGTCTGATCAATATCAACATAGGTCTTCTTGCTGAGTCCTGTTAAGAAATTAATTGGCTGCATATTTTGCTGAATCTTAGTCCACTTATGAAGCAGGAACACATCCTTCAAACAGTATTCTGCTGTCTTCTCGTCACCATCAAAATAGTTCTTTGCAAACTTCTTGAAACGACGGACCCACTCAGCACCAAGGTCAGCTTGTTCACCACGCTGCTCATCAGGTTGCTGTGCCGCAAATGTAGCTGACCACAGATCACCAAAGCCTTTGGTTGACTCAACAATCAAGCCGCTAGCAAACATTGCTGCACGACCATATTTGTCGACAATCTGCTGCTCAGTTAGGACCTCAGTGAATGGTGCTTGGTCGAAGTCCTTGTCGCCGCTTGCGCTAATAAAGCTGATACCTGCAAAGCTATCACGGTTATTGAACAGATACTCTTCTACCTCTTCCCACTGGTCAGGCCCAACCTGAACTGTGTTAGAAACGTTGTGACGAACTGTTGGGTCTACGCATAGCTCTTTGTCTGTGCCATACTCAACCCAGCTATTCTGCACAAGTTTGACCTTTTCAAGTAGATTAACACCGTAAAGATCACGCTTGAATAGACTTTCTTTTGGTGCGATTACCGGGAAAGCAATCTGGTAGTCGGTGCCGTTTGTTGACCATACGCTCTCTTCAACCATGTAAGGATTGCTTGCTGCGAATAGCTGTGCAACTTCCTGGTCCTTGTTCATTTGAACGTGACGTAGGTAGCGTGGGCTGTGGTCACCGTGAATACCGCTTGATGTGCCCAGTAGAACGCTTGCGTTGCCGCTTGGCTTAACGCAGGTTGTGCGAGCTGCTGGGTTGATGTCAATAAGCTTGGCAACTTGCTTGTTAACACGCTTTACTAGCTCTGCGCCTTCACGTAGTGTATCCTCGTTGAACAGGATTTCTGGGTTGTTCATCCAACCTGTCAAGCTGACACCAATCAATGCTTCGCGGTCGAAGATTTTCTTGCTGACATCACCAAGGAATTTGAAGTCTGTGTAACCAGCTTGTAAGGTTCCTAGGATAGCACCAGCACGGCAAACCTTGAGGAATTCCTCTTTCGTCGTGCACTTCGCACCGTTGCCTTCGCTGAGGTTACAACCCTGCCAACCTGAAATCTTTGAGCCATCCTCTTCAATCCAAACAGGATACTTGCCGATTTCAACACAAGGGTTGTATGTGTGTTCAGTGCTTTCGGTGAACACAAAACCTGGCTCGCCGAACTGGCGAATACTCTTCATTATGTCAGCAAACTGCTCGCGGTCAGCTTCCTTGCGAACAATCACTGCTGAGTTGTTTGAACGTCCACGCTGTGGGTTTTTGATATACCAATCACCAGTTTTGGCTTCAATCATTTCCTTGTCATCTGGGCTGAACAAGCAGATGGTAGCTGAACGACGAACACCGCCAGCTAGAACAGCGTCGGCGGCGTGCATACAAATATCGTAGACTTCGATTGGCTTGAGTGTGGCGCGGCCTGCAAGAACTACGCCCTGCACAAGATGTTCGATCTTGTCAAGTGCACGACGTAGGGGCTCTGGACCTGGGGCTTTGAATCCACCAGAAATCATAGCGCCTTTGGGACGGACTTTATTGAGGTCAAAGTATACGCGCCGCCCCTGATATTCTGGGTGCTTTCCACCATCTTCAAAGAAACTTGACATCAAAACATCAAGTGCTGTTGCCCAGCCTTCAATGCTATCTTCTACTTCATGGATCTTGGCTTGGCCTTTGCGTTGCACCACTTTTGGCAACTTCGCAACGTGATGTTTCTGAACTGAGAAGCCAGCACCAGCACCACATAGGAGAACGTAGAACAACTCGCCAAAGAAGGCTGGGCGGTCTGCATAACTAGAGGTACAGTTGAACATACGCATATGATGCTTCATCAACTGCTCACCACCAAATTGTAGAGCTCGCTGAGCACCGAGGACATACTTGAGTTTGTAGAGTGCTTCTGCTTCGTCAATCAACAGGGACAGTTCTTCATTCATCTTGTCCTTGTAAAATTCACGGTGCATGTTCATCACACGCGAGACACTTTCTTCCCAGGTTTCGTATCTACCTAGTTTATCATCCCAACGGCTATATCCTTCGTAAAATTTAGCCTCTCCCATAAGGGCGCGGGTATCGATATCTTTCATTGCGTTCTCCTGCTTGTTAATATTGATTTTCTAGGAGAGCTCGTTGTATATCCCACGACTCTCTTGTTTCTAAAGAATCAACACTGGGATTGATGATTTTTCCGTGGAGTGAGTTGAGAGCATAAAGACCGCCAAAGTTGGCAATCATATATTCATCACCGTAAGTGTGATCGCGGACGCGATCTAGGGTGACCTTTACGTCTGGATCCATATAATGCATGTTATACGCCATCGCTAGGCCCCTGCTATACTTACAGCATTCACCTTGATGGATGATTTCCCAGACAGTTGGCCAAGATTCAGGATTGTATGGGTCTATAGCTACATTCACCGCTGGGGTTTGTTCCCACCAGGTGCTGATAGCTTCAAGGCAACTCATGAGAATTGCTTGATCCGCATCGCTTCCGTTAGCCTCGTAATGATTATACGAGGATTGAAGCTCAATCCTAAACTCTCTCCAACTTGCTAGACGTTCATCGGGTGAACGCAACCACAAATTTCGTAACTGACTAGTGTTCAGTTGTTCCAAAGTGTTGACTATATTTTGTTTTCACAACGTATAGTGCGCTGATATCTTATACTAGATATAGTTGCGTCTATCCCGTCTTCAATGTTTATTTAGCTACTTGCTAAGTTTCATCATTAAAAATAGCATATATCTTATTGATTGTAAAAGGTTTTTTGTATCTGAATTAGTAACTTTAAAAACCCACAATCAAAGCTGATAATATTGTGCAACCCTACTCGCTGCCTCATTAACATAAAAGTTATACTCATCACCAGTAATTTCAAACATTTGAAATTCACAATCTCTTGAACACATAAAAATAGCAACTGTTTTTATGTCTGTTCCGAACAAATAATTGTGTGCTTCTGCGTAAAGACATCCTTGAGCAAAATAATCAGTTATCCATTCTTTCTTTTTTGGTTTGTTGGTTTGTTTGAAATCAAAAATAGCTGGTGATCCTTTCCACACTCCGGCTCCATCAGCCGTGCCAGCATAAAGTCCTGGATTATATAAAGAGACTTCTGATCCCCAAGCTTCATCTAGGTGTGATTCAATGTTTTCAACCACAGTTTCTGCCATGCGATTGGCAGTAATATTGAGCATGTTCTTACCAGGTGTCCATCCGCCCTTCAACAGCCAGTCTTCGAGAAACCCGTGCATAAGTGTCCCTACATTGGCTGCTTCTTTCGTGATACGTGCTGCTTCTTCATGCCCAACACGATTGCGCCACTCGTTCAACTTTTCAACGGCTTCGGCTGGCTTGGTCTTATCAAGGATGGTTGTTACGCTGGGGAGAAATCCGCTCTCGGTGTCATAGAGCCGCTTTCCTTCAACGCGAGTGCGTTTTATTTCCTGGTAAGGATATCTTTCAATGATCATAATCGTGATAATACACTGAAATCATTGAAGTGTCTAGAGATTTTTACGTTATCTTCTAAATGGCGAGCGCTGTCCTGGATACCAAAATTCGCCATTGAGGATATCTTCGATATATTCCTCGAGCTGCTCCTGTTTCATATCGAGTTCTTGTGACAAAATATAGTCAGCAATCATCTTACTATATTTTTGACTTTTACCCAAATGGCCCAGGTGTGCTGAGACAAGCATTCTTACATATTTCTCGTCTTGGTTGGTAAAATACTTTTGCTCATAAGCTTCATCCATAAATGCTGATTCAGCTAATTCTTTAATCTGGCCCATAGCTGCCATGATCGCTGATTGAACACCTTCTTCAACGTCATCATCTAGTCTCATACCTGGAATTTGTTCAAGCAATCCTTCAAGATGTTCTATAATATCACTTACATCATTACCTGTTGATTCTTGAACTTTTGTTCCAGCTAGTTGTCGTAGTCTGTTAATGTCCATTTGGTTACTCCGGGTTATGTGGAATGCTCGTATTCGCTTTTGGTCTTATTTCATAATCAGTACAGCCAGCCAATACGCTATTGTTACGAAATTTCTTATCATAACGTCCGACTCGCTTAGATCTAAGCATGACACGATCGACGTATGCTCTGGCTGCTTCTTCACTATCAAACGTAGCTACCACTTGTTCATCTGTGTTTGTTTCACCAGTATAACCACCATAGCCATATTCGGGTTCGTCAGTGATTCCAACCAGCTCATAAATCTCTCCACTTTCACGAATGCCAGAAAGTGATTTTAGTCTACCAATATCCACCTTACCATCCTCTACGTAGATCTGAACGACGATCCATTTCAGTGTCGCCAGCGTCTAGATCGTCGAAATAATCAGGATCTAGGTCATCGTCCTCATCTTCATCTTCGTCACCATATAGATCATCTTCACCTGTTGGTAGCTCGTTTGCGTGGGCCATGTCACGAACATCATCTTTACTCATATATTTGAGGCAAGCATCTGCGACTGTGCGTGGATCAAGAATGCCTTCATCCATCATGGTGTGTAGTGCATTGGTTACCTGACGTACGTCTTCTTCAATCTCGACCGATTCGTTGAGTATACCTGCTAGTTGTTGTAGTCTGTTAATATCCATATCTTTTCTCTCTAATTACACTGATTCAACACTACCGAGCGTATCAATTGCTTCATCTGGCAAGAAAAACTCTTCTTTTTCTCCAATGAGAGTGTTATAAATCAAAATAGTCATACCACCAGCTGCTCGTACGCCAATAATATTTCCTCTATCATTTAATACAATGGTATCGGGTATTTCATTTTCTTGTGGTCCAAGAACAGGCTGGCCTCTGCGTCCTTTATTACGCTCGATCCCTGCTTCAGTGCTTGCGTCAAAACCCTCAAAAAGATTGGTTTTGTGTGTATCATTCATTCCAGAAAGTTGTCTTAATCTATCGATATCCATTAATTTCCCTACCAGTAAATTTCCCACTTGATAACTGATGTGTCACTGTCAGTGTTTTTCTTTGCCAGGATGCTGTAACCAAGTCCTTGAAAATGATTAACAACCTGTGACAATTCATATGATTTCTTACGATCTTCATTTACACCTAACCAAACCTGATAGTATTCAACTGATTCTGGGTTGGTTGCATCGTAGGTCTGTGCTGTTATACCAACAGTTGCATTAGCAGAATCTGCACTAACAATAAGGTTCCATCCATTCTGTGGAGTTTCGTATGTGAGGACTAGTTGATTGCTCGCGTTTTTGCTGGCTACTAAGCCTGCTGGACCATCATCGTTTATGATTCCGATAATTTGATTTAAGTCAGAGTTTGCTGGCAATGATATAGTAGTGGCTGCAATTGTCAATGATTCACCCGTGACACCAACAGTTGGATTAGCTTCTGTGCCAGTAATAGTAATGACTGGTGTGCTTTCTGTCATCGTTGTACCGTTATCAACAGTAGCAGTTAGGTTTCCTAACAGCGCCTGTTCCATGATTTTACGCTGGATTGCGTCAATCTCGTTGTAAATTACAAGATCTGATGTTGATAACTGTCGCGCCTCAGGCCCTGTTAGCTCATATGTCATTGATCATCCCCTAGGTCTTTTGTTGCTTGGTCAGTAGCTAGATTATCGACACGGTCTTGTTCAATCTCATCTGCGTCCTGGCCTACCATTTGGTCAGCATCGCTAGTTGCAATTAAAATTTCATCTTCAGTTGCAGTACTCACAATTTCTATTGTTTGAAGTAGTTCTAGTAAGCTCTGCTTGTCAACTGCAAAACCTTGTAATTCTAAATCACGTAGCAAATTATTAGTGCCAACATTTTTGATACCTTCTGCGCTTATGGCTGTAAGCAGAGTGATTACCTCTGAACGGAGATCATCATTGTATTCACTCTCTATCAGGTCTCTTAGGCGCATTAGATCTCGTCTTTTATCTCGCGGCCTGTTGGCTCATCACCGCCTATAGCAGTATCATCTCCAGCAAACTCATCATCAGCATCATCGTCGACACTGTCCATGTCACTCATGTCACTCATGTCATCCATGTCAGGCTCATTGCCCATGTCATCCATATCGCCACCTTCAAGGTCGTCACCGTCCATGTCGAAGTTGTCCATGTCTGTAGCTGGTTCATGGCCCTGCGCTGCGCTGATTGCATCATCATATTGGTCTTTTGCATTCTTGAGTGCGTCAACAAGACCTGCGAGTGCCATGTCTGCCGCGTCAGAATATGCTTCAGCTTCGTCTGCACCAAGTTCACTCTTCATTGCATCCACAATTGGTATTAGATCCTGCACTTGCATCTTTGCAGCATCTTCAATCATGCCCTGGATTTTGTCACTTAGTTCTTTGGCAGCAAGGATAACTTTTGCCTCTTCCATACTATCGTCATCGAGACCTTCAGCAACCATGTTAGTTAGCTCAGTCTGAATATTTGCCTCAAACCAAAGGTCGAGACTTTCTGCAATCATGCTAAGTTTGATACGTTTGTTGATATCTTTATTTTCTTCAACCATTTCGCGCGCTCTTGCAGCCATAAGCTTTGCACGATCAGCAGTCATGTCGTCGAAATTAAGATTATAGTCATAATTTTCTTTAAGTGCTTGGGTTAACTTGTCAAGCTTTGTTGACCCGCGTGTAGTAAATTCGTTCAGAATCATGTCAGATCTCCGTATTGTCTGTCCTGTATTTATGCGAAACTTTGTTTTACAAAGCCTTTAGTAATTTGAGCTTTGCTGCGCCCAGCTTGGTTTTTGCATTTGAATATTTTGCTGTAATGACGTCGTATTGAACTTCGCTCTCATCTAGACGTGCTAAACGTTGTTTATGACTATATATTTCCATCATAGCGCCAACATACTCTTGGTCTAGGTCAAGAATGCGTTTCACCTTTCGCTCGTCTTCAGTAAAAAGCATGTGCTTAACAACGCCCATGGCTGTTTCAAATAGTCCGAGGTCTTCGTGCACCATTTCCCCCGTTCGGTTATCAACAATATAGTAAAATGTCTTCTTGATTCCTTCTTGCATCGGTTTCTTTTCGGTTCGAATATCGTAGCGGCTGACGCTTACGCCATTATCCGTGCGTTGTGTGTTTATTGCAACACCTAGATCTGGGTTTTTCTTGCTTTCTGATACGATCGTTTCTGAGAATACTCCTGTTGCCTCTTGCAACCTTGCTAGCACATCGTGCATTGCGGCTGTTTCTGAATTTGATGATTCGGAATTTTGTGTAAGAGTCGATTCTTCTCTGTCGTCTGTCATTTCATTTGTAGCAGCATTCATCTTGCCAAGAATCGCTGCCATTGCGTCAGTTTGATCTTGGTTTGTCATTGGTTTCTTCCTCCTGATAATACATTTGGTTCATTGCTGCTAATGTCTCTAATAGAGACTGTTCGGTTAAGTCCATGCAGCTTGTACAAGGTAACCCTACGATATCGCTTCCCATGAATCTGCTACCGCACTTGGGGCAAGTCTGTTCGACCGGTATCATTTAGAATCCTTGGTTGATGTTGCGCTTGTAGTAAATTCCGCGATCACCGTCACTGAATCTTTGTAGAATACCTCTACTAGTTAGCACTTTGGCCATCTCTGCTTGGCGTTCATCCATCTCATCCTTGTAGGCAGTCTCGTTAATTGTGTTAAGGAAATTGTATTCCTCGCTGGATACAAAAGTTGGTATACCGCCTTTTGTTACAACAGATCTCATTATGCTATTCCTGCCCGGCGCTTGAGCCACTCTTGCATTTGGATGACTTTTTGTTCCGGATTTTCGTAACGATGTTCGAAATACATGTCCAAATCAACGCCATATTCTTTAGCTAGCTCTTTTGCTTGAGATAGGATTTCCCATTCGTCTTCATGGCTCATACCAGCCATAGCTGCTTGGTAGCGGTCGGCCATGTCGCGGATAATTGATTCAGCACCACTTTTGTCTAGCTTTTCTTCATACATGTCCTTGAATCCAGCGGCACCCAAAGCATAGTCTACATCTTCACGGTTGGTGGCGCGCATGTCAGGCTCACGTAGTATGTCCTCAATATCACTCATGTCCACACTGTCTGGATAGCTCTGGCGGATGCGGTTTGCAAGGCGCTCAAGTGATGCTAGGTGTTCATCGTCTGCTATCTGTAGCAATGCACGAATGACTTCTTTTGAGTTCCACTGCTCACCTGATCCTTCGTTTATTGATTCATCTTTGTAACCCAAATCGTCATGCAAGTGATCATATTCGTCATCGCCATAATGGCGACGTAGATCATTCTCTTCTTCGTCACTGTCAGCATAGTCGTTGAGATCAAGTTCATGTGGTTCAAAGTCCATTGCGAAATCATGATTGTAAAGGCGAACAGTTACACTATTAGGACGTGCTGACATAACTATACCGGTTTCGCCTTCCCATTCGCCGCTCGTAACAATGACGTCATCATTATGATCAAAGGAACCCTTCTTTGCTTCATGGACCGGATCCATGCCATGTTCCTTAGCAATGTCAATTGTGGTTTTGATAAGTTCATCCATGGTGCGGTAAACGTTGTCTTTGTTTTGACGGAGAGCTCTGTCGGCTTCGGCAAGGACACTTTCAACATCATTCAAATCAACGTCCCACAAGTCAACAATTCGATCATAAACGAAAACAACCGCTGATGTCATGAACCCGTCATACACATAGCTGAATCCATATTCTGTGTTTTTCCAGTTGTCAAACAGTGGTCCCCAGCCAGCCTTTTCCATTGCTTGCTTAAAGACTTGGTAAGGCTTCTTTTTCTTGTGCATTGAATAATCAAGTGGGCCCTCTTTAAGAGGATAGCCAGCTAGTTCAGCAATACGATTAATTTCTGCAATTGATTCGTCTTTATACATTAGTTTTGCGTTTGCTGCGTCAGCTTCATCATCATAAACGTCATCATATGAATCAATCTCAGACTGTGCATGAGCATATCCATCATTCCACTCTTCATGTTCTTCAGTACCCTCAGGGTATGGATTTAAATCATCAAATCCATTACCAGTATAAGCACGGTGACCTTCCCAGTAAGGCCCTTCCATTCCATCTGATTCTTCAACGGGTTGATCATCTTGCATCACTGCATCTGGATCGTCTTCACTGTCAACGTTCTGTGTGCTTACGCCGTTTTGCACACCGCCACTGTAATTGCTGCTCTGTGCTGTCTTTGATTGGCTCGACTGATCTCTTGCTGGTGCTTTTTTGGTTTTATTAGGGGCAGGGCGGGTTGCGGCGGCGCTGGTTGGTTTACGTGGCGAACTGTTACCCATGCTATATTCTAATTGTGGCAGCGGACCAAGTATTGCACTTACCTCGGCGCGATCGCCTGCTGTATATGCATCGTTAAGAGCCAGAATATCGCTTAAACTCAAACGATCAACAATCTCATCAAGCTGAGGTTCATCAAGCTCTTCATGAAACATCGTATTTACCATGTTTTGAATTGCGTCATGTAACGTGCTGTTTGTTTTGTCTATTGATTCAAAAAGTTTCATTTGTTGAGTGCCTTTACCATTTTGCTCGCCGGATTTGTACGTTTGGTCCTTTGGGCTTTTCGCGCCATACGGCTGCCTTTCTGAGCCTTTGTTCTACGCAAAGTAAAGCGTTTTTTCATATCTACCGGTTTACTGCATTGACTCGGATCACTTACTACGCGGCCTTTTCTTTTGCCGAATGTGCAACGATATTTTCGAGCGATTTTTCCACCCTTACGTGCCCAAACCATTTTGGTCTCAACCAAGCTGTCGCCCTCATTTAAGATTTCATACATCTTCATCGCAAATCCTTCTGAATATTTATGCGCGTTACACACAAAGTAAGCTCTATCATTCCAACACAACAAATCTCCAATGTTGTAGTCGACAATCAGATAACAGCGATAAGAAGAACCACAATGGTACTGAGCAGCCCACCAACGATAGTTGCAGCGGCGCCAACGAAAAGATTATGCGTTCCTTTTGTATTGAGAGCATTTTCTTCGCGAATTGTCTGCATATTTTCGGCATGTTCTTTGCGAAACTCTTCCAGATTAACAATAACAGCATCAATGCGCCCATCAATTATATCAACCTTTTCAGATATTATCTCGTAACGCTGACGATTCATCTCAACGTGAACTTCAAGGTTAGTTTTTTCCAGTTCGCTTGAAATAAGTTTCGTCATCTCTCTTCCTTCTTACCATATTTATTGTGTATATGTCCAGAAATATATAAGCAGTTATTTAAAAAAATAGAGATTTACATTATCTTTAGTGTCAAACACATTTATAGGAAATTCCACCGTGTTTTTAAGATCGCTTGTGATAGCCACGTTGTTTGATTCTTCAATCAATAATCCAAACTCATTCTTACCATCATTCCACACATTTTCTCTTTCAATCCAAAACTTCAGTGACCAAACTGTTTGAGGCTCACTACCGTAAAATGTCCCAAAGTGTAAGTTTGTGAGAGGAACATTATGATGAATTACCACAGTAGGATCCATAACCTGTGTGCGTAGGCCAATCGTCTGTAGCAATACGTTAAGGTTTTGCTGCTGATGATATTCGATAGTATTATTAAGGTTGCTTTGTCTGACATTTGTATTGGTAATATCAACCAATGTCATTGCTGTGATTTGTTGCGTCATTTAGTAAGTGCATCGCCTATTCGACTGCCCAAAGCATAACCTCCCATTGTTGCTGCTGTTGCGACGGCTGCTGCGCCTGCAATTTTAGCAGCACGAGACTCGGGATTTGATGCATTGCTGTCAATGAGATCATGATTTCTAGCTAGAGAATTAACATACTGATACATTTCACTACGTCGAGCATGTGTCCGATAAAAGAATATCATTCGTGTAAGCACAATGCGTTTTTGTCCTGTTGATAAATTTGGCCAGCCTTGTGCTAATCGTCGAATACTGCGATAGTTTGAGTTTTGTATATGCAATGCAAATTCTAAACGCTGTAATGTTTGCCGTGCCATGCCTTGACTGAGGTTGTTTTGGTGTGCCATACGAAGATAACGCAAAATTTGTTGCTCATTGGGTTGAATTCGATCTAGCAGGGTTACATCAGCATCAGTCCCTAATAAGTCAGTTCGATTTTGCGTAATTACATGTAAATTGAGATAAAGATCAGTGCTCATCTGGCGGAAGTTATTGAAGCTATTGAAGGTTGCTGTTCTTCCAGCATATTCACGACTGGCCGGCGCGCTTTCAAACTCATTATATAAAATCCATATAGCAATCATGTCCATGAATGCCATGTCAGCCACTTCACGTGCGGTTATGCGCTTGAACGCTTGCTTGCTGCGATACATGCGACTTTCTGTCAAATCATTTACAAGTTTCAAGTCCATATTATTATCTCCTTAGCTCGGTTTCCAGCGGTGGCGCGGAACCAACTTTACTTTGTGCTTGAGGCTCACGTATCCTTCGCCCCCTGCTTGCCCATTTGTTGATGCTTTGATATCTGTCGTGGCAGCTTCCATCTGATCAATGATGTTGTTCTTGGTTTTTGCTACTGCACGAACTAAATCAAATAGTGCCGGAAACGCTCGAGGATTCTCTTCATTGATTGCTGCTAACTTTGCTTGCTTATTGGCACTAACTTTACTAGTTGGTAACCAATCAAAGAAAGCCTTGGTTGATACCTCGTTCGATTTGCCTGCACGAGTCATTTGGTTATTGAACGTGTAGATAATATTAGGTATGTCGCTTAGCCCTGGCTTTTTTTCAATCAGCTGATCTAACATGGGACCGTTTTTGCGAATCTCTGCTTCGAGTTTATTAAGAATGCTCGAGTCAATGTGTGGTTTTTTCGGTGCATATGTTTGTCCAAGTGCTAGCACTTGGTTACTGTTGAGTTGCTTGACTGTGTCTTGTCCGATCACCGCTTTGTTTGGACTGTTCCAAGCATCAAACTTGAGGTGCAGAGCAATGCCTACTTGTGTTTGTGCAACACGCTTACCGAGCTCGCTCGCAGGGTCGACAGTGTATGTAACTTGGTTACTCTTGAACTGGATGCCAGCGTCTGATTGTTGCTTGGGTGCTAGCAATGGTGAGTAAATCAAGTCACCAGTCACATAGCCTGAAAAGTTTGGCGGAACGCTGGCTTCTAGCATAGGGAAGATCTGGACAAAGTCCTGACCCATTACTTGACGCCAATCCTCGCCCTTGCCTGCTGTTGTGATGTATTCAAACGCTGCGTCTGGGCTGGTGAGCGGATTGTTCTTTGCCCAGTTGCCCTTAGTTCCCATCCCAAATACGCCGTTCTCATCACGTCCGTAAAACAGTGCAACCTTGCCATCCCATTTGATGCTGAGATCATGCTGGTCATCGTCTGTAAGGTCACGTAGAATGTCTAGCGCCTCTTGTGCACCTTCGCTACCATAGAAAAATACCAGGTCCTCAATGTGATTGAGGTCCCTGCCCATCTTTTTGCGTTCAGCTTCTATCAGGTGACGTAGTCTCATAGATATTTCTGAATCTCTTCTGGCATACCCAAGTCTTGGATAGTCTTGTCTGCTGCAATTGCTCGTGCAAATGGTTCTACCAACTCGGGGTGATTCTTTTCGATCGCTGCTAGGATTGTCTCAAAGCTATTGAGGTCTTTTGATGTTCCTAGTCGCAACACCTTTGCAATCTCGTCACCGCGCTTCCATGGCCCACCAATCACTTCGTTTTCCCAAGCCTTAGTGTAGCCCTTGCCGTCCTTGCGTGGCTTGAGTCTGCGCACAACGCGCACCAAGCCTTTTGAACTGCTGAACATGTAACGCTCTACTTCAACTGGTCGGCCATCTGGGGTTCGTTTACTTCCCTCTTTTCGATCCACGAACTGACTTAGTGCACCAATTGCAATGTTGCGGTGTGCACCCTTATACTGGCTTTCTTTTTCGCTTGGTGCGTGATAGAATGTCTTGAGCCACTCAGGATCTTCATCCATCATGTAGTCAACCTGCACATAGCCTGTGCGCTTTTTGTTGGTTTCGAGTTCTGGGTTGTAGCCTTGAATTTCGACACGGCTCATTAGCACAAGTGGACCTTTTACAGTGTGGTCCACGATCGATGACTTTTCAACTTGTGCTTTAAACTCTTTGAATTTCTCAGGAGAAATATTGATTGCGACGTCGATATCACCGCTGAATTCTTTCTTGCCAACGCTACCTAAAACGTTGTTTTGCAAATCAATACCAATGTCGCGCTCAAGGCGCTGTAGCGTTGGCTTGATTTCACTTTTGTGAATAGCGCCAACGCCTTCCATATGTCCGCCCTCGCGCAACTTGATTGGCGCGAGCTCGATACCTTTGATTCTACCTTTTCTGGGGCCTCGTCTCCGGCGACGCTTGTGACCTCCACTTAGAATATCTTCAACTTTCATAATAAAAACCCATGCTCGTATTTATGAATAACAAGCATGGTTCAACATCTCAGCCAAATTGCGGATAGAATGAGAAAACGTAATTAACGCTTTCGACCTTCATTAATTTTTCTTATCCCTCGTTGAAACTTTTTAGGGTCTTGTGTGCGAATAGCATTTAGCAGTCTTTTGGACAAATCACGAGCCATGTCTTCATCGTAGGTTTCGTTAATGAGGCTTAACAAATTCTCTGTACCAGCAATAATGTTCACAGCTTTACTTTCGATAAAATGTTCTTTATCTTTGCGTATATCAATGCGACTAATTTCTTCAAGTATGCTTCGAGTATGCTTTTTCACTATAACTAGATCCCTTATAATCTTATTTATCTGTATTATTCAGATTTTCGAAGTATAGCCTTAAGCTTGTCGGCACTGTTAATCGCTTTCTCTGTGTTATTACTCTTTTCAGTTGTATTGGCGCGGCGCTTGCTAAGTTTGTCGTATAGTGCATTGCTAGTTGCGGTTTCAGAATCATCTTCGTCTTCGTCAAGGTCAGTGATTCTCAAGCTATCAATATCGAACGCCAGATCGAGCTTTTGTCCCACGCCCGAACTTGAACGTGTTTTCATGAATTGCACTTGCACCCGCCCGCGCTCCCGCATCGCACGACTAGAAAAGATACCGATTAGGTTGTCTGCTGTATTGATTTTACTGATACCACCAGCAATGTGGCTGTGATCAAACTCTACTTCGTCAACAGCGCCACGATTAAGTTGGCTTGCTGTTGCAAACAGATAGTCGCCCTCAATAGACAGGTTGCGCAGTTCTTCCGAAACGTGCTTGTCCTTGAGAAATACATTATCTGCGCTAACCTTGGCTTTGGCTGGCGTCATAAGGTCTAGATAGTCCACAAGTATAGCATCAACTTTGAGGTCATGCTGAATTTGAAATTCTTTGACATATGCTCTAATATCGTTGACATCAATGCCGCTGGGCATCTGGATGATTTGCAGCTTGCCTGACTTTTTGGCCTTCATGCTAACTTTGAGCGCGACATCTTCAATGTTCTTGAACAGCTCTTTTGTACTCTTGCCCGTGAGCATACTGTCCAGACGCATAGAGCAGAGATCTTCACTAAGTTCTAGGCTGATGTAGAGAACATTGAACCCTTTTTCAACCCAGTTAAGGGCAAGGTTTTGAAGGAAAAGTGATTTACCTGCACCACTACCACCAGCAAAGATGTTTAGCTCTCCGCGGTTAAAGCCACCGTATAGATGGAAGTCAATGTCGCGCCAGCCCGTGCTAGTGCCGCCCTTTTTATCCATGATACGCTGAAGGCGTTCTGCAGGATTTTCCCAATAGTTTGTGCCAAGTTCTTTTGCAAGACCAATTTGTACGGCGTTCTTGATTAAGTCTTCAACTGCACCATATTCCTGTTTCTCAAGCATATCAGTTGACTTGAGGATTGCTGCTTCGATTGCTTTATGCCTACAAAAGCGTTCAAAGTCATTGAGAAACCATTTGCGGTGATCCTCACTCGCCCGGCCGATATCTTGTAACTCTAGTCCAGTTTTCGCCTTAATTTGCTTGAGCTCAGGAACCGAACCATATTCGTCAGCATACTCCCGAACAAACTTGACACTATCACGTATGCTACGATCAAAAAAATCTTCATTCAAAATGTTGTTACAACGCACGAACAGTTCATGATCGCTCACCAAAAATTCCAAGTAAAGCTGTTGTAATTCTGTATTATACTCTTCAGCCATTAGCCGTATATGATTCCTCTTGCCCGTAGCATCCTGATATCGTATTCACCTTCGTGTTCTTTATTCATTAGCTTAAACATAACATATTCTTCTGGTGTAAAATAGATACGGTAGTTTCCTATATCTAGTAGCGGTACCGTAGAGATCATGCCGCCACCTGTGTTTGAAAACGAGTTGATGACAGATGCAGACGCTGCGTCGACGAAACGTATGTCTACCTGAACTGCAACCTGCTCCCATAATGGGGTCTTAAACCATGACCATCTTGGTTCTATAATCCACACTTCATTTATTTCAACCGCTTGCATTTACTTCAAAAATTTCTTTGACAAGACCCTAATCCTTGTTGGGTTATCAGTAGCACTTGAAAGTGCCGACTTGAGCACAAATGATCTGCCATATGCTTGTGCTGCTGCATTTGCATCCTTGTGTTCGAGTAACCACTCTGGAAAGCTTACAAACCAGCCTTGTTTAATGGCTGGCTCTATCAATGCACGGCCTGGGCGATCACCATCAGGAAGCAAAACGGTCTTTCGCCTAAGCTGGTTGATCAAGCTTGCTTGTTCATCACTAAGGCTGTTACTTCCCAATGCTACTGCGTCAATACTTATAGCATCGAAATCACCTTCCACTACGACCACAGCATTTCGGTCAGGTATTTGTCGATCAAGATTGAATACATAGTGAGGTGGCTTACGCACCAGATATTTGGGCGTTCCTTCTGGTGGATTACCAATAAATCTAGCATTATGTCCGACCACTTTTCCTGCATAACGATATGGCAAAATGATGCGCTTGCGATATCTGAAGTCAGCACTGGTATATGCCCAATCATGCCAGTGCAGTAAATCTCTGTCGCTCAACATCAACAATGCTTTTTCAAAGTTGGCGTGCATTTGGGCAGGCGCGACTTCAGTCAAAAATTCTATCCCGTCTGGTAATGCTACTGTAGGCCATTTAGGCTCAAACGGTGGTGGCTCAGCAGCAACAGGATTGAGCAACCGTGCTGTTTCTTCTTCGCGTAGTAGCTCTAAGCTTGCTCGCTGTAGGTCAGCTTCCTCACATCCAAATTGCTTGAGCAACTTCTTGACTTTACCGCCCATGTGACTGCCTGCTTTCCATCCAGTCTTGTAGCCACAATTGAAGCAGTGATATACCCACTCATCATCACTAAAATGAAACCCGCCACGTCGCTTGCGGTCAGGTCTGCTTTCTCCATTGATTACGCACACAGGACAGTTTCCAGAAACCCAGCCTGTACTGTTCTGGCGCCAGTCTGAAGGCAGACGTGATCGTACGAAATCTACGAAAAAATGCATTGTTACAAGTATATTATAATCAAATGCTTCAGTCAATAGTAAGCTTTTCTAAAAGCATATAAGCAACGTGTATAATACAAGGAAATTAGTAATGCCTGAAAGATTACAAACGATTCAAGGGTGATTGGATTGGTGTCCTAAGAACGTCCTCTTACGTTGGGCACAGATTAATATCATTTCAAATATTAAGACTAATTGTCGTAGTATCTAATACTTCTAACACAAAACGTGGCTTGCTACGGATGGTCTGCGCTAGGATAATGCGTCCGCGATCGTCTGTCACCTCGATGACTAGGCTGTATAGCCCAGGCTCAAATGCGCTGTTAGCTGCGGCATTAATTACCAAGCTAGCTGCACCGTCTGTGAGCGGATCAGCTACCATTGTGCCGTTCCACACTTCCACGTTTTCAGTGTTGTAGATACGTGCGGTGATAGTTTGGCCAATAGTGAGATATGCTCGCTGACGATGATCGCGGAATGCAAAGTATAGAATTGAATCCCAGCCTTTTGTGATCTGTATAGGATCTGGGTTATCGCTACCTACACGATATGTACCGCTACGTTGGTCATTGACAGGACTGGCAATGTATGGTGTATAATAAGCGTAAACTGTCATACCAATATTTATCAATCTGTCAAGATGTCTTGTGCATAAATATCCGCATGGCAGAAAACAATAAACTAGAAAAATTGCTTGACGAGTATCCTTTTTTGACCGTGGCAGTATATGGCAAAAATGAATATCTTGGCATTATACAAAATCAGGACGGGAACCTGATCTCAATGTATGTATTTGAAGAAATCAAAACACCAGAGCTTCGTAGGAAGTTCTTAGAGTATGGGGCTGAGTGGTGGTGGGAAACAAATCGTTTGATTCCGATTAACATTATTCTTGGAAAACGATTTGAGCCATTTAAGAATTGCTTACGTACATTCAATATCAAGGATTTTGAGATCAAATACGGACCTAGTGTATGTCTCAAAGACATTATGCAGAAGCGCGTAAAAAGAAAAAACGTTCAGCTAATTAGAAAAATAGATTAGACGTGTCCTCCGAACTGGGCGGTCTCATATTGCATCACGTCATTGACGACTCGTCGATCAATGTAGTTCATCAGTAACATGTATCTTTTGGTGGCAGTTATATTTGGCATTTGGCTATGTAATGTTCGTGCATCCCACATCAACATATCACCAAAATGAACCACTGGCTGAATTGCCTCTTGTATAAACTGCTCGGTATATTCGCCACGATAACAACGATCGATCTCCCAAACACGTTTATGACTTCCTGGCAAAAATGCAGTAGAGCCGCTGTTTTCCGTAAATTCGTGCAGCGGTATAGCAATCTGTATGCCGAGAAGTCGCCGGTCACGATTCCAGGGTGCATGACGATGTGGTGTATCTACATGAGGGCGTGGGCCGGAACTTAGCGGTGTTAATACGCTGCAATCTGCGTGATAGAAAACAGGGTCGTCCATAAACTCTTCCACAAACTGATCAGTTACTTCTCTAACATTAGAAATTTGATTATGATCATTCAGCGGCAGAGTCCAGTAGTTTGACCACTCAACGTTTTCATGGTATGTGGCATAGTAATTTCCGTCGCGGTCGTGTCCTCGCTGTGGAATGTCCCAGCTAATCTTGGTATGAGAGATGTCATACAATAACATCTGATCGAATTTTTGTCTGAACACTGTAAACCCTTGTTCGACCATATTTTTGTGATACTCAGCCATATCTTTTGATTTCTTCTAACAATTCATTAACCGTTAATTCGCTATTAGCCCATTTTTACTGTTGCGCAACCTTACGACATTTACGAGCATACGATCGATAATCTTTAGCATCTTTAGCTGTTATTAAAATCACAAGCTATCGTTTTGTATCTGTTCAACAAGCAAATTCATATGTAATTTCACTGACAATGCATAAGCCGTAGCATGAGAACGTTTGAACGCATAAGTTCCATCTTTTGGCCGTGTCCAAACATGTTGCATCACATAGTCCCAATCCTTGCCTATTAAATGTCGTTTGGCTGGGCGAATCATAGCTAGCACGGCTGCTAGCTGTGGCAGGCTTCTTGGCTTCATCTGTTTGCATATATCATGATGCCCGCTCATATGAAATACCATGTCACAGAAGTCCTTTTCTTCAAGCAACTCCCAAACAGGCTCGCGCTCTAGCAATTCGTTCTGATGTGCTTCGTCACGAACGCCCTTGTAAATACTTAAGTTGAGCACATCAATCTTAAAGTACCCCATGTCTTCAGCTTCTTGATAGTCGATGGTGCAACGCCCAGTGAATGGATCAGATGGCACGTCGTGAAAATAGACACCGGTGTTGTGTTTTCGGTCGCCATTCTTAGCGACTACATGCGGGAATAGTTTGAGAACCTGATCTCTGTCAGGCACGTCAATGTCAATGTCAGTTACTGTCTTCATAGCCATGTTAACTTAAATAGTATGTAAGTTTTTTTGTCCTTAAAAACCAAATATGTATTATGCATTTCGACATCATGTTCTTGGCACCAGTTTACCAACTCACAAAAAAACATTGTGCGAGGTAAATGACTCCTAATGAACACCTTAACACTACCGTTTTCGGTAAGTTCTGGACGAAAAAAAGATGGAGTCTGAGGTAGGTTATAGTAGCTGTTAGGCCTCAACTGGCTTCCACATCCTTGCAAACTTGAGCACGTTGGGACGTTCGTCGTCATCCATTGGCAACACAACCGCGCAACTCTTTTCAGCATTGAGCGTGGTGTTTTCGTGTCCTAACCAACATGGCAGCTCGCTAATCTTGGCAAACTCCTTGCGATTGACTCGCAGTGTTACCTTTTTGTAGCTGTTCTCGAGCCAGTCTTGATAGTCATCAAATTCGTCAGTGCCTAGCTTTTCTATATCAGCAAAATACATATGAGCATTAATCACACTGTGCGCAACAAGAGTAGGCACTATAAAATCTGGCACCTCGTCTAGCACTGCGATATACATCTTCTTCATCCGCTTGCTCCTAATATCTCTTCTATCCAGTCAACGTCTCTGCGGCTTAATTCAATCTTGCGCTGCCAGTATGAGAGATCAATTGTGTTGGCAATATCTTCTAATAATTCTATAGGAAGCTCGTCTAACGCCCGTTTGGCTTGACTGTATCCTAAGAATACCCAGGGCGAAATCTTACCCATCTTGATATCATTCACCAGAGTGTGGGGCTTAGCACCGACCCAATACTCACTCCAGTGATACCCTGTGCGTTGGCTCCATGCGTCTGCATGTATAACGAACCGTTCAAGTGCCCGCTCGGCTGTTTCTCGCTTGCTCTGCTCGGCTAGATACTGGTTATATACGCTGTCTTTGCACCAACGGTCAACGGGGACTTTTTTCTTGATTAACCAATCAAGATAGCGTTCTGGCGCAAGGACGCGGGTCTCTAGCACATACATACCAAAGCGAACGAACGCCCCATAATATTGACTTTTCATGAACTCACGATAGTCACGTTGCTTACTTGCCCCCATAGCGATGCGATACCAGTCGTTAAAGAATTTATGACCAAGACGAACATGCTTCTCGTCTTTTTGCAGCCACCTTTTCTTGTCACGACACATGTGAGCACTCAAAGCACTCTCACGTTTGAATACCTTGTTACAGTATTCACATTTCATTTGAGCATTTCTTTTATTTGCTTATCGCTCAAACCGCTGTCTTGCAAGTTCTGCTTGACGGCGTCACGGTCCATGCTGTCTAGCAGCATATCAATCTCATCGTCGTTAAGATGAGGATAGCGTGTCACGAACACATCATATAACTTTTGATTGGCTTTGTTTGAGTCGCGCCGACGTTTGCCTGGTTTGATCCAGGCATGGAATTGATTGGTGCCAATGCCTACACATTGCATAAGGCGCATCTGCAATTCGGGATGATGCCTCAAGTCGTTGAAGTGCACATTGACGAGCTCGTTAGTCATCGTCAAATAGTGGTGGTTGATCTCTTCTACTTTACTGCTCGTGCTAGAACAGTATCGCATGAGAACCCACATACTTAGAGACTTTCGCTCCTCGTCAGTGAGTGATGCATACCATCCAAATTTGCGACGATCAATCGCAGCCATTTCTTCTTTAATTGTTGGCATCGTTCTCTCTCGCTGTGTAGTAGACCCGACATGTTCAGTATATACATGAACGGGCGATTATCATAGTATGTTGTGCCATCCAAAGTTGGTAGCTGGCCCGGAAATAGTGGCAGGCAGGGTGCGTATACGATTACACCATTTACCATAGCTCGCTTATGTCGAGGACATCAGGGATCTTGTTTGTCTCCTTGACAAAGAATGCGCAGTGGCTTCTTGGCTCATCGCTTAGCGGGACCGCTAGCAGATGCCCTTGTTTGAGTTTGGGGAAGTGCCATTTGACTTCGCTGTAGATGTTCGTAATCTCGATCGGTTGATATCTTGGCATATAGCTCGAGATAGGATTGATGGTGAACGCTGAGAACCCTCTGTCATTGAGTGACGTGATAGGTATAACCTCAGGATCGCCAATCTCGCTGTCGCATATGATAAGGCTCCAGTCGATCGGCATTTTGAATGAATAGTCTCCTACTTTCAACACTGCTGCTGGTGCGTTGAAGATCTCAAGGAACACTAGTGGCATGAAGTAATAATCAGGATTACTCTTGTCACTGTAGTCTAAGACGCAATAGCGAATGTCATCAATCTCTTCAGGTACAAAGTCGAGTTCGTACGGAGTATTGTCAGAAGTCAATATGCGCATAATTCATCCCATTCATTCTCCCAAATCTCAATTAACTGAAATCCTGCACTTTGTATTTTTTTACGTTTTTGTTGAGTCATTTCATATAATTCCTCGAATAATTTTCCATTCTTTCCATTACGATCATTTAAATTAAAAATTTTTGGATTACCATGCCAAAAATCTCCCCAAAACTCATATACAACATTCCCAACTAAAGCATCAACTATAAATCTTTGTCCATCAATATATATCACTTTCTGTCTATTTTCAAAACCGACATTCATTGAATCCAGCCAAGAAATTTCTTTCCAAGAACGATTTCCAGAAAAACAATATGGACATCCCCTTTGGTAGGTAATATGCGATTTAGGAGAAATATGAAATGCTCCATGGATCTTACATTTTACAATCACGTCCGAATAATTATTAATATAATCAACCTTTGTATAGTCATACCGATTTTTATGAATGACGTTTGCTTCAGAAATGAATTTATCATTTGATTTTCGTAATGTTTTATAACCACTCTATGTAATTAACGTGTGAAACATCCAAGCCTAATTTATCAGGATATTTTTCAATAAATCTTCTAAGAAAAGTTTTAGTATTTAATTTTTCATTATATTTCCAAATTGTCTACTAAAACCTATTATCTTTCCAATCTACCTTTTTCATTGAAAATGGATATTGTGCCTTTCGATAATATTTTTTACGTTCAGTTAAATGACGTTTTGAAAATTTAGCATTGCTACAAAGATCGATAATTCGAACGAAGTCTTTGTCTTTTGCGCGGCGCAAGCCACGCCCTATACTTTGGATCACGCGAACGAAGCTCTTGCCTGGTTCGATAAGCATGAGGTTGAAGATACGCGGCACGTTGATGCCCACGGCTGCAACACCGTAGGTAGCGATGATGATCTTGTCGTTATTGCTTGAGATGTCTTTGTAGTGCTCACGGCGCTCTTCGTTTTTCATCTCACCACTGATGAACACAGTGCGGTCTTCTGGCAGTCGTTCAAGCAAGCCTTTGCCTGACTTAACACGGTCAACCAACACAAGAGTATTGCCGCTCTCAGCCGCTGCCAAGATCAACTTTGCCATGTAGTCCAATCTATCGCTATCTGTGGTGAGGTATGACAACTCTGTCTGATAGTTGTCGTAATGGACACTGTCTTGCATCTGTATGATGTCGACGTGGCAGTTTGCAAGTATGCCGTCTGCCTGTAGTGTCTGCGCTGCTAGTTCGCCCACTGTGGGTCCAACGCCTACCTTGAGGCTAACCGCAGCATGTTCTTCTGGCGGCACTGTTCCTGTTAGACCCCATCTAATTGGTATGTTGCGGAACGGTCCAATCAGCATTTTGCGCAAAATTTCAGCTTGTGCCCCGTGACACTCATCAACAATCACAGCCATAACACCACGTGTGAAGTCCTCTAGGCTCATGTCGCTCTTGCCGCTCTTGTGATTCTTCTGGATCACTTCCAAACTTTGCCAAGTGCAGATGGTATGAGTGCGGTCGAGCTCTTTGCGGTCTCCGTAATACACCCCGACGTCTAGGCCAAGGTTCTTGTAATCGTCTTCTGTCTGTGTGACGAGGCCTTTGTTGGGCACAATGACGATTGTGCGGGCGCCGCCATCCAAGCCAGTAGCCATCTTATACATCACCAGCTTCTCGTCCGTGAGACTGCGCTGAACAAGGTCGCTCAGCGCAGCCGTTACCAACGTTTTTCCGGCGCCGGTCCCTACCTCCTGCACACCAACTTGATTTTCAATAAACCGATTTACAATATTCAGCTGGTAGTCTCGCAGTATGATAGGCTCGCCTGCAACAGGATGGCCTTCAGGCCATACGCGATCGCTGAAATGATCGACATCGATTGGTTGTAGGTCGATGTCGTATCTTATGCGGTTGTCTGTCAGAGACACTTCATATCCCTCGTCAACTAGAACAGGGAGAATGTCTTCAAGTAGATTGACGTATGTTTTGCCGCCTATAGCGAAGAAGTTGATCTTGCCGTCCCAACGGCCCATTCGATAAGCGGGTGTGTGCCTGGCGTATGGCAAAATAAAACTAAACTTGTCATGTAACTTTCTTCTAGTAGATGTGCTGAGACCGTGAATTTTGCAATTCACTTCATCGAGCAGTTCGATTTTTGCTTGCATGTTGATAATAATACACTTTTTGTCTAAGAATGTCAACTACTTATTCATAGACAATTGCAGGTCGGGCTTAGCCCGACCTGCAATACCAACCAGGGGTGCAATGATGGAAAGGAGATGATACTGGCTGGTGTTCCTAAACTATAATGGAATTATTCGTTTATGTCAAGAAGATATTTTGGGTCGCAAAATTCTTCAACTGATACTTCGAGCTTTCCGCATTCGTGGCCGCTCTGACCCCAGTCTTCGTAATAATGGATAAACAAAGTGCTAGCATCGCCACCGATGAACTCGACATGATCAAGATACACCTTGGGTGTATACCGCCATGCAGCTTGATGGAAGTTTTTGGGCTTGAGTTCGACACGCTTCTTGATGATGCAGGAGGCAATATACTCAACCTCCTCCTGCATATCAGCATACGCTTGAATTCGGGAAGGTGTCATCTTAACTCCCTTTGATGCAGGTTTGATCAGCAAACATTTGCCAGCCTTTAGGCTTCATCTTGGCAAGGTCAGCGATTTTACTCACCATCCGCAAGCTGAGCTCTCGCAAATTGTGCTTGTTTTCGTCGATGTATGTCAAGATTTCGTCTACTTGAGCGTCATCAAAGTTGTAACTATCGAGCATACCGTCATTGACGATTTGCTTACAGCGGAGGAATTTTTCGCGCAGGTCATGGATACCAACGTCCAGGTAGTGACAGCGACTCACAATGGCCTTCAGGTGTTCGCCAATCTTTCCTCGTGCGTTTTCAAAATCAAGGTTGGTGACAAAGATAATACTGCCCTCGAAATCGAATTCAGTGTCGATGGCTCGATCTTCAAGCACCTTGCTTTCGGTGCGCCACGAGATCCGGCGCCGCTTGCCGCTATCTGTTGCAGCCTTGAGCATGTTGATGGTAGTCTCGTCGTAGAGGACAGTGTCGCTATCGTCTAGAACCAGCAGCGAACCAGGATACCTGTATTCCCACAGAAGCTGGTAAAGTCCGAGCGGACTTGAGTTAGCAATCTTCTCCAAGCTTTTAGGAGCGTCATTGTTTATGTCTATGTCGCCAACGAGGTCAATCTTGCGCATGACTTCCAGACTGTTGATCACTTGCTCAATGCCAAAACTTTTGCCGACGCCCGGAGGCCCTGTGACAATCATTGCCCGCACATCGCCGTCGATCGCTGCAAGCGTCATGTGGTCCAAAATTTGGAACTTTTGACGCATACGATCCATGATCTCTTCATCGGTCTCGGCGGCAACTTCTTCAGTGATTTCCTCCGCGGTGGTGTCCTCGTCATGCAAAAACTTGATGTCGTTTTCTTTATCGAGCATGATACGGATCTTGCGATCAGCATAGCCTAGCGGGGCACCCTCAACAGTAACATACAATCCCTTCTTGCCCATCTGGGGAGGGATAGTCATCTTGAAACGCATGTTACGGACAGCTTTTTTGGCGTAAACGCCCTTCTGAACAACGATATCGGTCATTGTGTCCTCTTTGTTGCTTACCCATATAACCTAGCAAAACATCTTGGTATAGTCAACAAAAAAGACGCCCTTGGGCGCCTTTTGTTTTTGTTTGAGATCAGTGGTTTACTCGAACTTAACGCGGTTGAACATAGTCTCTTGGCATTTTGTGTGTTCATTCACTTCCTGCTTCTTGACTGTGCCAATAAACGTGATTTCCTCGCCGTTGATTTTTTTGGCGATGTCGCTCAGCTTGTCGTTCATGAAGAATTTGGCGATCCGGCCTTCATCAGTTACAAGCGTTGCAAGGTGGATCGAGTGGCGTGGGATAAATTTGACATCCATCACCTTCCCAGTGATTTTGAGACGCTGCCTGATCTCGCCAATGTATCCGTTGTGACGATGGCTCGCGTAGAACTTGTCCATCGCATCCCGGTTTTCTGCAATGCGGCGGCTGTTAGGCAGACTAACAATCATTGCAAGGTCGCGGTTGATGTCAACGGTGCCGAGGCCAAAGATGCGAGCCATGTCCTCGTCAAAACGGTTGACAGAGCCATCCTTGCCGAATTTGACGAGCTCGTCTGCCATCTTGGCCATGAGCAGCTTCTGATCAAAGAAATCATAAATCTCGCCGGCATCTTTGCGGTCATCTTCCGTGGGACGGAACACTTCGAGCTCATTGCCCTCTTTGTCGACAGATTCAAGCTTTCCGTTGAGAACACGAAGTGTTTGTAATGCGGCAGTGCGGTTGTCATTTACACTCTTGCCAGATTCATTATCGAAAAAGCCATTCTGACTCTTGATAAAGCCTTGGGCTCGGTCCACTGCAACTGCAACAGCCAATGCCTCCAAAAGCGGATATTTCTCCGTGGTAGGACGATAAGTGCCCGGGCGGCCCATTCCAAAAATACTCATTGCACTGCCTCGAGAAGCGAGCCGGCGACTCGCCACAGGCCGCCACCTTCGGCGCGGACGGTTACGGTTTTGCGGTTGACTTTTTCCACGGTGCCGGTGACAACAACGCCACGGCGGCCAGTGAACTTGACACGAGCGCCACGCCGGAGGGTGGCTGTGTTCATACGCCCGATCGAGTCGCGGCGGGCTTTGAGAAGGTTGACGACAAGAGTGAGGTCATCGTTGTCGCACTTTTCAAGGACGGTGCGAAGCGACTGGACGTCTTTTGCAGTGAGGGACATTTCTTACTCCTTGGGTTTCTAACTATGCTATCAGTATAGCAAGGCAGGTTGCAGTGTCAAGTGATTTTGTCGTATTCGGGGCGGTGATGTGCGCCATGGCGGAGAGTATATGCATATCCTATGCCAAAAGCCGAAAAGATGATGATGACGAGTGTAATGAGAATTTCCATTTTGAGGTCCTTTAGTCGTTGAACACAACAGCACTGAGGCCTTGGCCCGGGCTGATGTAGTGGAAGGCGAGGATGTCTTCGCCGCTTGCGTCACGCTCTATTTTCTGGAGCAGGAAAAGGCGGGTGGCGCCAGTGCGGGCGCTGCGAATGTAAAAGCTACCCATGTCACAAATCTGGAGATCGCTGGCTTCGGCACTGAACAGGTTCTGGCTCTTATCAAAGCTGAACTTCTGGCTGCTGATATATGCGGGCATGTCCGTCTCCTTTGCTTACATGTTCAATATAAGCAAAGTGCTTTGGTTTGTCAACAACTTTCTTGCCTTATCCAGTAATTTTTTCTAGGATAAGGTAGATCACGAAGCAAACCGCCACGATAGCGATGATCCAAATAATGAAGTGTAAGAGCAGGATTTATGCTCCATACCTGCCGTTCTTAGTCTAAGTGAAGATCATCAAGACCAGCACAACGCAATTTTGTGATATTGTTGATTTGAAAGCTTTTGTTATCTAGACCTTTCATGATGGCTAGATATTTGTTGCGGACAAGCGCAAACTCGTTAACCAGGTGCTCCATGTCAATGTAGTCCTGGTCGCCCTCCGCAAACTTGTCAGCATCGCGGCTGCTGAGTGCTTTGTTGTAGTGCTCAAGATACTTGCGATACTTGGCACGATGTATCTTGCGCAGTTCGATGTTGAGATACTCAAGGATAGCTTCAACCTCTTGCAGTTGCCCAAAACGATAAGCGACATCGCCTGGAATGCGCTTGCTGTTCTCTTCGAGGTTGCCCTTCAAGTATGTTTCTTGTCGGGCGGCGCCAAGCTCTTTCTCATAGTAACTGATAGCTGGCACGATGTTTGCCAGGTTATCTTTTACCTTGTTATACCACCCAGACATTTATACCTCAAACATGTCCTCAGTTACTGGTCGCAAAACATAGTCGACACCATATCGTAAGTGTGTCAGACCTAGTTCTTCATCGCTTTCTAGTTCATCTATCAATGAATCAATATCGGCCTGTGTGGTTGGTTCTGGATATCCGACTATATGCAAACAAACCGCATACCCATCTTCTCTTATATTTCCAAATGCGCCTACAAAATGGTTAAATCCATGTTCGCGCAAATAATTTAGTTCATTCAGCATTACTCATCCCAGTCGTCAAGGTCGTCATCAACTTCATCCAACCCATTCTCCTGGACATATGTGCGCAATGCTTTATCAAACGTATCACATACTCCGTAAAGCTCTGTGCTAGCAATGCTGAGGTCAACAAGTCCTGCATCGTCAATAGATGTGATGAAGTGTTCTGCTGCGCTGCGCTGGTCCTTGGCAGGTACATAGTTTTTGATGCCCGCCCAGATTTCAACCAACGCGATTGCTTCATTTGCATGTAGCGTCATAGTTACCTCTTACTCTGAAGTTTGTTCTTCGGCGTTATTTAGTTCGTCGCCGTCATTTTCGTCATCTAGCTTGATGTTGTGTTTGTCAAACTCAGCCATGATGGTGTCGAGGCAACCATCTTCGTTGCGTTCCCAATACTTGCGAAACTCTTTAGTGACTTCGCCAGTGACTGGACTGATGTATTCTAGCTTGTTGCCGGTCTTCTTGAGCAGTTCCTGTGCTTCAAAGAACTCGACAAGACCACTGTATGGGTCCATACCTGTGTCCCAAGGGATCGCAACCTGAACGCTTTCAAACGGCTTGCTGTAGCGGCTCTTGACGACCTTACATCCTGCACGAATGCCGTGCACTTGTGAGGTCTTGTTACCATCAGCGTCAACCTTTAGCTTGAGCTTCTTGATAGCGACTACGATACTAGCTGCATAGATCATGCCACTTCCACCTGAGATCTTGTCATCAGGGTCGAACATGTCTTGGCTTGCATATGTGTGGTTGGTGCACACCATACCAATATTGAGGTCACCAAACATGTTGACGCAGTTGGTGACAAGTGCTTTCAACTGACGCGCTTTGCGGCCCATGTCGCCTTTCATGTCACCCTTCTCAAACTGATTGATGTCAGTTGGTGTAAGCAACATTCCCAAACTGTCCACAACGAACAGAATCTTAGGACGCTCATCTTCGTCTGCGCTGCCATACTCCGCACGGTAGTCTTTGACGAAGTCGCTGATGACTTTTGCAACGTCGTCAATCATTGCCATGTTAAGCTTGAGTAGCTTGTTTTCGTCAGTGTCAACACCGAGTGCATGTAACCAGCTTTCGTCCAGTGCATTTTCACTGTCAATAAGCACAACATAGATGCCTTGCTCTTGAGCGTGGCGCACAAGGTTGCCTGCTGCGATAAAGCTCTTGCCTGCGCCGCTTTCGCCGGCGAGCATGGTAACTTTACCAAGCGGAACGCCTTTGTGGAAGTCGTTGCTGATGAGTTTGTTGAGTGTGTAGTTACCTGTTGAAATCCAGGTGTCGGGATCACGGAAGCCTACACTTAGTCCCGTGACGCTTTTTGTAATGCTCTTACGAAATTTGCTGACGTCAAAAGCACGTGCCATTATTCTTTTCCTTTACGTTTGTTCTGCGCATCCCTGCGAGCTTGCGACCAAGGAATACCTTTTTTAGTTTTACTCATGTTTTCTCGATGTTCGTCTGAAAATTTCATGCCTTTCCTTGCTTCTGATAATTTACGCCGACTATCTGGTCGTTTCATTGCATTGTTGCGAGACATTTTTAACTTTGTCTCTTCAGTATGCTTCAATCCCAATGTCCATTGGAATTGAATTTGCCCTTTTTAGCCTGAGATACCTTTGCTGCAACTTCTGGTCTTTTCATTGGATGATCATCGCCTGATAATCTATTACCTTCAAAATTATCTGAAGCTGTATTAATTAGATTGTATGATTTATTCGATTTGGCTGCATCAAACTCAGTTAAGAGTTTTCTTTCTTCATCCAGATAATTTGGACCTTGGTAGAGAATTTCTCGTTCAAAATTCTCTATGCCATGTTTTTCAAATGATTGTCGGATTAGAACACCGCTAGCAGTGTAGCCATCATCAGGACTACCTTTGTGTGATCCAATATAACATTTACCGTTTAGTTTATTGGTCCAGCGATATACAAATCCAGCCATAATTTCTCCTCACTGCCAAAAGGACCGGGCCATTAGGCCCGGTCTAGGTTTGAGTGTGAAGTTAGCCGGCTTCTTTACGAGCTCGGATTGCTGCAAGAATATCTTTTGCATCCTTGCTGCCCCCAGAAGAGTCAGTTGACGTGTCCACTGGCTGGCTAGCAGTCGTGGTGTCTTCCTGATCTTCTGAGTCTTCTTCTACGCTTTTAGCCGCGGCAGGTTCAGCCTTGGGGGTGGAATGTACTGAGCGTTCGCTAGCACCTGCATTAGGTGCATCCATGCCATATGGACGGTAATAATCTGCAAAACGATCTGGGTCGTAAAGTTCTCCGTCAATGCTTGCTTCAAACATCTGAAAAATAATTTCGAGTTCGTCGGTCGTAGGTTGCTTTGGTAAGAAGTCGCTAAGTTTGAACAAACCATGTTCGGCAATCGCCTCACGCTCTTCCTGGTCGAGGCTGCGTTCTCTTCGGGCCCAGGATGAAGTCGTATAATCAGCATACTGTCCCTTTTTGGTCTTTGTGATACGAAAGTCAACACCTTTATCATAATCTGTTGGCATATCATCGCCAAAGTCAGGATCCATTAATGCATTCTTGATAATGCCATGGATTTGTGTGCTCATTACAAAACGACGAATAGGGTTTTCAGGAGTCTCCTCTTCGGTAAACGCACTGTTGACAACTAGGCCCTGATAAAGATAGCTGCGCTTCTTCCAGTATTTACGTGCCATATCTTCCATACTTGGATCTTTGAACCAAGGGCGAATTTCTTCGTGAATCGGACACTTTTGGTTTCCGAACATTTCTATGCAAGGAACCTTAATAGTGATAGGTTTGGATTCATCTCCTCCTTTGATTCCTGAGAAGGATAGATTGATCATTTGGCGTTCAACCCAGAAAAAGTCGTTGTTCGGGTCTTCATCTGGAAGGAAACGAACTATTGATGTTTCATTTTCAGGGGTGTTCCAGTGCGGATAAATGGCATTATCTTTGGTGTAGTTTTTTCCGCTCTTCCGTTGTTCTTGTTCGAGCAGCTTTGCACGAATTTCTGCGAGTGTTGGCATAATTTATCTCCTATATTAGTTACTGGATAATCCAGCTCATATTAGCCTATATTAGTTACCGGTAATCCGGTTCATGTTAGTTTTGAGACAAGTAAGCTAAAGCTAACTACTTGAATATACAAAGGAAACCTCCAAGTGTCAATAACTCATTGATTTCATTGCAATATTATTTATCAATAAGACTCCTTGAACAGCGGATGAATTGTGCCCATCGCGATGTTTTTTACACCAAGGTTTTATGGATGTTATCAGCTAGCGGTTGTTCTGTATTTGTTCAATCGCATGTCTAACACGAAGGCTGTGATTCACAGCCTTCGTGTAAATGCTGATGCTTTATATGTCGAAAAGACGTTTGATATTACTATATTGATTAAGGGTTTCGTTGATATTAGTAATTTCTTCTTCATCTATTCCATTATCTTCGTCAACGGCGTGTTCTTCTGCTACGCGACTCTTCTGACGGATCACGTTGATTGCTGCCGCAGCCATGTTGAGATGCTTTCTACCAACCTCATGAACGAGGTCGCTGGTCTCCATCATCTTGTTGGCAAGGACGTCATCCTTCATCTTGGGTGCTAGGTAGTTGACCCATGCTGCAATCGCTGTTGCTGGATCACGGAATTTACGAGCACCTGGGTTTTCAGGATCGTCTCCGTCGATTGGACGATTAAGAGTGATGTTGTCCTTGTTGTCCATCACATACTTGGCAAAGTCTATGATGGTTGCTTCCTTGGCTTGTCGTCCGCGCATATTTTCAATTACCCTTGCTACATATGGAAGACTATCTGAGATGCTTTCATCAAAGTAGCTGACTGTAACATTGTTTTTCAGTTCGTCAAGCTTTTCTTTATCAACTTGTGCTCTTTCACGGGTGAAAGATTCAAGGTGATGTGCATAGCCTTTGGGACCTGCAATTTGTTTGAGGTTGGTGCGTAGTTGTGTGACACGGCTGTTAATCTCTTCACCAATCTTTACATCTTCAAAAAAATCGTTGCGGCGATTATGCCGCTGAAATTTCTTGAGTTCATTTAGCTCGTCCATGGTCTCGTAAATGTATTGACCAAAATCATCATATGGCGTTCCTCCTTCTTTTACGTGACGCGTCATCGCTTTTGCAGCCGTGATGTTATTAGAAGGAAACTTGAAACGTTCACGATCATGATTTTCGATGTAGATACTCTCGATTTGTCGTGTGCGGGCACCACGCTTTTCTTCGTCTACGCTGCGTTTGTGACGAACGATCATACGAGCATCTCCTAGTTCGTTAACGCTTTTGCGCTTAGATCCATGCCAGCCCGAAAAACCTTCTTTTACTTGCTCAGGGAGTTTTCCAATTGGATATCCTTGGTTGCGCTTCTTATAACGATCCAATGTGTTATACTTATTAGGTTTCACGTGCGGGTGGTTACCTTTTCGTGATTGCATGGCGTTCTTTCTTTTTTCTCGACTTGCTTGCCCTGCTTTAACACCTTTATCAAAATCGTATTGTGTGCCCATCTGTCTAGGTGATGAAATAACTTTCTTGGCGCGTTCAATTCCAGATTCTTTATCATGTTGACTAGGGTCAAGACCATAAACCTCTTTATCAATCTTGTCCTGTTTCATCCAGTTTTTAACATTTTTGGCAGTAGGTTCAGCATTGCCGCGCGCAACCGATGGTTTCGTCATTGCACCCTGTTTCATTGATTTTTGTCTAGGATTTAATTCAGTTAGTTGCTCATTTTCCCAAATTGATGGAGGATTAGACATACTATAATGGAAAACCATATATCCTGTACCATCAGGCAATTTGCCTTGGTTCACAACATTCCAACCGTTTCTTTTCAACATTTTTAATTTATCAAATGCTTCTTGTCCTTTAAGAAGTAACTGATCACCATCTTGTGGCGTTTCTGGAATTTTTCTGAGCATCCTTGACTCTTTAACCATGATCTGAATCTTCTTTCCATTTGTAGTGTTACGAATCTCACAGTGCTTGCCTGGCTTGACATCCTGATATGCTTCCCACTCGCCGTCGTTGATCTTTTTCATGATCGCTGCTCGCGTCATCTCTCGTGCTTCATTCATTCCTCTTGATGTGTTACTTCTAATTTCATTACGCATTTGACGAACAAATTTTCTTCCTTTATCAGTCAATGAATAGTTTATAAAGTCGTCGAGAGTATTATATGAATCAATTGTTACATATCCATCACGTTCCAAATTATCTACGATGTGACGATATTCTGGTTGTGCAGTTCCACCAAATGGATGTGCTGCAAACAATGCATCCAATCTTTTATTGCCGTCTGATGATTCGTTTGTTTTTTGTTTTCCTGCACCGCGGAAAGGCTTCCCATCGAAGCCAGCATTGTAGAATTTTTTACTAATACCGCCGCCAACTTTAGCTGCATTTCTTTCATATCCACGGGCAGCGTCTTGTTTACCAATCTTATATGCCCTTTGGTTTTTGCTATCATTATCAGCTAGTGTATTTTCATAATCAGAGGCACTTGATCTTGCTACTGTTTCATTTGTTTTTTGTTTTGCCATAAACGCGAAATCCTTTGGTTTTATAGTTTTGCCAAACGTTTTAACCTCAAATTCAATGATGTAACGAGTTGCAACTATGCGCAATGCGTCAAGCATAGGCTTAATTTCATCAATTTCAGTATTCTTTGATAAGTTAACGATTATTTTGCTGTCAGTCTCATTGACATCAAAATTAACCATCATAGAAATATCCTTTACAAAAAAGCGTTGGGCTTCGTCGAGTTTTACTGTCTTTTTTCCTTCGGCAGTAAACAAAACGACAGTATGCCCAAATCCTTTTAGGATATCGAAAATTTGCTCTGAAACAATTTCAACTGAAGTTACCATATTACTATTTATTCCATTCGCGTATTTCAACATCAAAATTTTTCGCCTTGATGCGATCGACTACATGCGACAGGTATTTTTGTCCCATCACAGTTGAACTACTACGCTTAATTGCTTTATTTTGATTTCTAGCATAGTCAACCGCAGCTTGATAGAGTTCACTAGCTAATCCGCGATTACGATAATCTTCGTCTACTATAACGTGTTTAAGCCAAAATTCTCTATCGTCATACGGATTCAGCTCTAATGCAAGACTAGAAACAACACGCCGTCCATCAAAATGTACCAAATGTATTTCGTTATTCATATCTCCTGGATTCAGATATTGAAGACGATTGAATACATCCGGATTTGCATCTTCGTTACGATTGATGAACAAATGCAAATCAGCGCCTGCTAGCATGTTCAGACGCAAATCATCATTTTCAAACAGATGGCGATATCTCATTACAAGAATCCTACCGGCATAGGACGTCTTAGATCGGTATCGTCAAAGCTGTCTTTTAAATCATCAAATGCATCCGGATCATAACGTGCTACCTGCATAGCCATTCGGACTGCTAACAGAGTCGACATAACCAAATCGTCCGTTTCTCCTTCTTTAGCCTTATAGCTATTTCCTTGAGCGACGAATGTTTTAAGTTCACGGGTAAGATTTTTACTGCGAATTTTCATAGTTCCTTCTTCAACCCATCGTTTTAGTTTTGAGCAGGCAGCAAGCTTTGTTGAATGCGTTGTGTTAAATCCTTTGCGGAAGCGTCTTACATTACCACGACGTCTTGGTTCGCTAAGAAAGATACCTGGCAAGTTCTCTTCACCCATTTCATCAATAGAAACCAAAGCTGCTTCTCCCAATGTATTATTTTCTACCGAGTAATAAATTTCACTATTTGGTGCTGCCTCTTCGATTTCTTCCAGTATACTTTTCAAAATTTTAATTTGTCCTTGAATCGGCGTCTTGTTATGCTGCCACTCACCAATCTGACGCATACTGGGCAGAGCAAAAATTTCGATTGCGGCCGGGTCGCCTCCTGTTCCTAAACTAGGATCAAGTGCTACCAAATAAGTTTGGTTATCCTGTAGTGTATCATACCATCTAATCTGTCCGGAGCGCCGCATTGGTTCCATTCCCAAATCCATTTCAGAAAGAAAAATTGGATTAATAAGCGTTTCATCGAATGCAATGAACTCACAGTTCGAAACAAGAATGTCGTTTCCATAAAATCGATTGCCGTCATCTACTCCAATTAAGTCGTATACCGGTTCAATTCTTCCTGTATAATCTGCAGATGTAACAGTAAGAGGTTCGCCTAATGCTGAAACTTGATCACCAACAACAAACGTGTCTGCAAAGCGTTTATTACCATCTACGTCGTAGATTCCATGATTGTCTGTGCATTCAATAAAAGTTCCATTATCAAATTCAATTCGATATATAGGCCGATCACCCATAGATGCAACACCTTTAAAGTGTTGATATCCATTAGGCGTTAATACTTTTAAATTTTTCTTGTTCTCTTTGAAAATCTGCGTCATCTTCTAGTATCCTATACGTATATTTATTTTCAAAGAGCCATAATTGAAATCTATAACCTTGATCAATTACTGCATCGCGCTTGCGAAAATTATTGGTTAGTCTTGATTCATATCTCGGATCTAAGTTGCCATTCCACCACCATACACTTTTCACTTCAATGATTAAGTTTTCAGTTGGAATATAGATGTCTGGGTAATATTTCCATTTGTGTTGATTGACATTAATATATTCAAATAATGGTAAATTATATTTTGTTTTTCTTTGTCGATTATCAATAATCAATTCATCTTCATTATATTTTTTTAATAATTCATCTAATACTAGATTTTCATATCCACGAATACCAATTACTTTTCCAGATGGCAGTATGTAATCGCGTCCTTCATTATTTTTCTTTGCTGCTAATTTCTGAGTTTCTTTGTTAAATGTATTTTCAACTCCATATCGTTTAAAAGTTGTTTTGCGGCGCTTATCATTTATTTCATTCTGCTCTTGAATTGATTTGTTTCGATTCTTTTCTGCAGATTTTTCCCAACCTGCATAATATTCATTACCATATTTTGCTAATTTCGTTTGTCGCGACTTTTCTTTGTATTCACTTGACTGTGTCGCCCAGGGCACCCCATATTTTTCTTGAAAAGTTTTTGATGCTTTTTTCTTTTGCCGTTCAATTTGTTCTGGTGTTCGTTTAGCTGCGGCTTTGATCTTATTGATACTGTCTTGTTGGCGTTGTTCGTCTGTCCAACCTTGCTTTGTAGCAGCTACAGAAGTGCCTACACATTTGGGATCACCACAGCTATTAGCATATGATTCACTTTTTTGATAAAATGTCAGAGGCTTCAAACATGAACACAGAGGAGTGATTTGTTTTTCATATATCTCATAATAGTCTTTATATGTGAGATCATGTTTGCGTAGATGTCTAGTAAATTGTCCGTTTGTTTTGCAGTATGATTGATTGTCAATTTTGCTTGTAATATAGATTGTTTGTTTCATAGTGCTTTCATTTAAATGTTTCTTCTCCAACTATTTATCTATTGTTTCAAACAAATCTCCAATTTCTATTTCATATTCTGTATTTCCGTCACTTATTTTCAAAAGTGTTGCGCTGTTACAACACTCGTGCTCACGGCGAAATCTCTCGTCACCAATTTTAGCACGTTCGTTATCAGCCCATTCTTGGTCGCGCTCTGGATGTTGATCCCATTTGACCAAATATGGACGAAATCCATTGATGCCTAGTTCTGTTTCATTTCCAAATTCATCAACATTCTTGTTAGCCTGCTTCCAAATCTGAGCAAATTGGTCGTCATCTTGGTTTGGGGTTGAAGTGATAATACATTTACCACCAGTTGATAATGTTGGTGAAATAGAAGTCCAAAATTCTTGTGCGACACGAGGCGGCACAAATGCAAATTCGTCCAAGTAAACTAGTGAAAGCGACAAACCACGGCCAGTATTTTCGGTTGTGGCTTGTGCAACAATTTTGCTGCCGTTATCGAACTCGATGGAGCCTTTGTTATATGCTGTCACGCCCGCCCTGACATAGTCAGGACAACTCTCATACATATAACGCAGGCGTGTCATGATTTCCTGCGCGCCCTCACGCTTGTGTGCTGCTACAAGAATTGTGCTGTCTGGCTTGAACATCGCAAACCATAATAGATATGCTGCCGCGCAAGTTGACTTACCTGTCTGACGACTAAGCAAACTGATTGAGTATCGATAATCGTTGTAGCTGTTGATCAAGCCTTCTTGATAGTCGAACAGCTTAAAAGGCATGCGACCTTTGGTAGGGTGCTGAATAAAACAGTGGTTACGGATAAAATGCAGTGGATTAATTGTACAGAGCGCTAACTCCTGCAACTCCGTCTGTGACATCTTTTCCGTTGTATACGGGCGTTTGACTAAGTCTGTGTTTACAGTATTCACACCTTACTCCTGAGGAAGGTGGACCCTCGCATAATAGTCTGCTTCTTCAAGAGCACGATAAAGATCTTCAAGTGCCTTGCGGACTTCATGCAAGCCTGATGGATCTCCACCAATTGACTTGATTGACTTCTCCATAAACCCACCACGCTTGTAGGTATTTTCTAGACGCTCAACCAATTCCATGTGCTTACCCATATGCTGTTGAATGCCTTCGCCAGTAGCTTCATTTACACGGTTTTCTGGAAATGCCTCTGATACTTTGTGTTGTGGATCATGACGATCTTCCATACCTGGCTTAAATTCAAATTCATCACCATCGTCACCTACTGCATACCAAGCACCTTCAGTCCAATCACCACTGTCAGTTAGTGGTTTTCCTTCTTCCCATTCAAGATTCCAACCAAGGCCACGATAGGTAATACTGTCACCTTCAGTGTAAGTGCCATCTGTCCATTTATCATCAACCATTTGTGCTCGAGACATTTTTTCACAGATTGCTACTCGAGGCAATCCAGCTAGTTCACGTAGACGACGACTTGACATTATTTCTTCCCCTTGAAGTTTTTGTATTCACGGAGCATACTTTCTTCAGTGTGGTCTTCTTCGATTTTTACTGGCATCGCGTCCGCATCCAAATAACGACGAAGGCTGAGATCTACTGTTTCACCGTCTGGCTGCTCTTGATAGTGTCCACGATCATCATATTGCTTATAGATCGAATTGGCCCACTCACGCATTGTCTGTGCTTCAGTATTGCTTGCTTCGTCTGCCTTTTCTTTGTCCTTAGCAGCTTTTTTCATGCTTTCTTTTTCATCACCATCGCCATCAATGTCAGCAAAATCCGGTTTGCTTTCTTCAAGACTTTGTTCGCTTATCTGCATGATCTCTGGCTTTGCATTTGCAGTTGGATCTTTGAACCGACTGAAAATTGCACGAGCAATTGCGCGAGCTTCATTTTTTGAACTGGTAGTAACAATCAGCTCTTCATTAGCCCAACCAATATCATCATATTTAAATCCCTGGCTTGAAAGGTAATCATAAACCTTGTCACTCACGTCACGCAATGTGCGCATAGTGACTTTCCATCCTTCGCTTTCAGTTAATGTGCGATTTGATTCCATAAGACTATTACGAATCTCATACATATTCTTTCGTGATTGGTCTGCAACATATTGCAGAGCAGGCGCATTACCTGCTAGCTGACGCAGTCTATCTAATGTATTCTTATCCATTGTCATCTACCTTTTTCAAGTGCTCTGCACGCTCTTTGGAAATTCCCTTAAGGAATGAATCCTTGAACTTTTCACCATAATAGTCATCAACGTTTGGCTGATCTACTTCACTATAGTCAGCATCTATTAAGCGCGGTTTGTAATTTTCTTCTGGCATCTCTTCAGCTTCAGCTTCATCCTCGATGTGTAGAGGCTCTAGCTTGTTGCGAACGATTAGAAAACGTTCGTGAATGCCCATTTTTTGTGATAGTTCTGCTAGCAACTGTAGTGGGCTGGCTGGCTGGCGTGTCTTGAAGTCAATCATGTAAACCTCTGCTGCACCAATGCTGCGGAAGTCACGTGGGTTGCGCTGGATGATTGTCTTTTTTGGCGTTGTGATATCAAAGCCGTCATATTTTCTTAGGTGCAACTCCATAGCGTCGAGCTGCTCATCAGTTGGCTCCATTGCAATCTTTACACGAAACTCGTGGATTGCTTCATTTTCTGCCAAATATTGCCCTAGATTCTTCGTCATAGGAGTCTCCTGCTTGCTATGTATTTATGAGTTATTGTCTTTTTTTATGCCGGCAATAATGTCGTTGAGTACATCGTTACGTGTGGCAATAATACGGCCTTCTGTTTCTAACGTGTCTTCGTTTGGTTTTTTAAGGTGGCGGCGCTTGAGATATTCTAGCTTCTCTTGTTCGTGTTCAAGCTTTGCTTTTTGTATTTGCAGCTTGACCATTTCTAGCTTCTTTTGGGCTTTGTTGGTTTTAGCGTTAAGAGCATTACTCATCATACTGCTCGCTGCATTGGCGATGTCTGCTGCATGGCGATCTTCAACATTTTTGCTCAGTTCAAATAGATCATCAAATGCCTCGATTGCTTTGTCAGCATAATTGTCATAATCAGAATCGATGCGGTCTAGGCCGCTCACTTCTGGTAGAGCAGCATCGATTTTGTCTGCTCGTTCCATAAGATGGCGCATGTCTTCTGCTGTATATTCTTCTACTTCATTTACCTCTTCGGCTTTTGGCAGATCCATTGAAGGTAAATTAAACGTCTCGCACAATTTCTTCGTCATTAAGCATCGCCTTTATCGAACCATTTTCTCCTGCCATTTACAAGACGAGAACCATAATAGTGACGCTCAGTAAGAATGTGGTAAAGGTGATAGGTATATGGCATATGCTTATTTATGACTTCAAGTTTAATAGTCATAGTCATTGTGGATCCCAAGAACGAGTGTTAATCACAACCAATTTGATACCAAATGATTCAAAATTTAATCCATTGCCAAAGTCCAGTTCGTCCTCGTTGCGCGCTAACAACACACATACTGGTATTTTACCGCTTTCTTGCGCATAAACAAGGCTCTGTCCGATACACTCGTATGATTTCATTCGTGTAGCCCAGTCAAACTCGATAATTACAAATTCTGTTTGACAATCTGGACGCAAACCTGATGGTAACTGTTCCTCATATCCATTGTATCGTTCAGCACAGATGCGATCTGAGTAATAGCTCTCACGTTCTGCTGCAAAACTTGCTACGGCTGCTAACATTCCCAATGCTAATGAAGCAAAAAAGATCACGGTTTTCATATTCTACTCACCCTATAATTTCCTCGTATATCGCTATGCCAAAATTTACCTTTACTTGGCGCCTGTAACCATTGGCGGAATATACCTTCTGGCAACCCAAGTATACGATAACGGCGGCCGTTATTCAGTGTCATAAATGTAACATTGTGGTCACGGTCTAAGTCTGCAATCCAGCTAGACATGACTCCAACTTCGTCTAGCTGTAATTCGTCGATTTTCATTTCGTTCTCTTCACTTTACGTGGTCGACGGCTTGTCGGCTTTTGTGGTCGGTTGAAAATTTCGTTCTCTGTGATAATACGGAACCCTATACCTTGCTGTCTTGCCCATTGCTGAGCATAATCCCACTTGGACTTATTGATTACTGCCATCGCTTTATCATATTGTCCTTTTGCATTTCCTATTATTTGAGTGCTCGGCTTGATTTCGACAATCTCGGCATGTTTTTTGCCTTCTTTGTCTACATAGATGACAAAGAAGTCTGGCACGTATGTTGAACGCTTGCCTGTAATTGGATGAATGTATGGAATACGGTGGCTTTCGCTAGCCCAGGCTAGCACATTGGGATGGTTATCACACATTCTACAAAAGCTCAATTCCCATCCACTGCGATAATGCGGAATATGCTTACCAATGTATTTTTCTCGGTTTTTAGGTTGGTATTTGCCCTGCTGGTATGTTGCCATACCGATATTTATTAGTCACGCCAAGGAAGAGGTGGACCATTTGAAGCCCGCTCAATGCCATCTTCTGACGGTGCAGGAATTGCATCTAGTCGAATGCTTTCAGGCTGGAATGTAATTGACCATTCAACAGGATTGCTGTCGCTGTAAGCTAAAGTATCTCCTTGAATACTGGTGATAATCGGATTGATTAACTGTGTGCTACGAACCGTTCCGTTGTAGTAACCAGCTTGTTCAATAATGATCTGACGGAAGAAGTAACGTCCTGCATTAAGAGTAAACCCTAAATCTGTTTCAAAGTTTATGTTTACAGTGCTGTCACCTTCTAATCCCCGCGGGTTCAATACACCACGGCCATCATTGTAGTAAAACGCCAGGTAATTTTGCATCAAATTGAACCAAGCATTGTCGTGTGTATCAATGAATACAACTGTAACTGGTTCATAAATGAGCCGAGTTTGCACATAACGCTTTTTGTTATATTGGTTCATTATTGAACCTTCAACTGAAAAACTTGCGGTAGTTGCACTTCTCACAGTGTTAAAGTATTGCGGCTGTTCTTCTGTCGGATAGACACTCAATGTAAAATTGAAGCGTTGTCTCGGGGCGAGGGCGCCGCCACCGCCCGATCCATATACTTCATGTCCAAAGTTTACAATCCCCATTATTTTCCTAACCCATATCCATTCTTTATTCGAAAAGTTAGCTGAAGTCGGCAGTTAAATTACTTCAGCTAACTTTCAACAAAATTATTCTGTTGCGTTAGATTGCGTGTTTGGATCAACTTGATAACTTGGACCACTGAGGTTATCAATATTGTTGACTACATGCTGGGCGTTATCGTAACGAACCTGGATGCTAATAGTTTGATATTCACCACCGCTAGCATAGTTGGTTTCGTTGTAGGTCAAGTTTGAAATATAACAACCGCTCAGGCGCCATACATCAAGAACACGCGGATCAGGATTGCCGCCGTTGAGGTTTTCAATGTCCATTTGAAATTTGTAGCTTACACCGCTGCGAGGTGAGCTTTGGTTAGCCATATCAATTTGCTTTGCAACCTGCTGGTCAAGTAGTGTGCTTGTTCGTGAATTGATATCATCACGTAGCTCTACGGTAATTGGTTCCCAAGAATGCTTGCCAGCCAAATAAATTCGTGAGTTATATGTATCCACTGTAACTTCTTCATGGGTAAGATTTGGACGTGTAACACTGACAACGTTATTTGTTACAACTTTAGTATCCTCAGCACCCAGGTTAATGAAGTTGACGCGAAAGCGAAACTGTAGCTTGGGCATCAAAGTGCCCTGGCTTTCGCCTTCCACTGGAACACTTAATCTATCAAGAACTGCCATTCGTTTATCTCCTTATGTGCGATCTCTGCTTAAAGTATTTATCATTTAGAAATTTTTTTCTTGACTGCTAGAAGGTTGTATTGTATGTTATAGTCGCTATCAAAGGAGATATGAAATGCTAAATCAAGAAAACCTTGTCATCATGGTGACTTTGCAGCTTGTTGACTTTGTCAACCTCTACGGTGCTGTATTTTTCTAAGCGCCTATGGCTTGAGAAGATTTTGATTAGGGACAGTGATCGGCGCTAATTGGTCGCCGTCGCTACGTTCGCCAAAAATCATAATTTGGCCTGGTCTTCCGTCCATAACACCCAGCCGTTGTTCTTCCAACTTGGCTGCTTCATCTCGATCATAGTCGTAAATATAGATACGGTTTCCTTTTTCACTCGTTGTCCAAATGATAATTTTGGACTCTGGTGTAATCACGTGCCACACATAGCCATGTTCTCCCTCTGGCCGAGATGGTATTGGCGCGCCTAGCTGTTCTACATATACGTTGAACGCGAACATTCCTATTAAAAGAAAACCCAACAGAGCTGATAGTTTGACAATGTAGTGTGCACGACTCGCATACATCATAAAAGCTATAGTAAGTGCTGTAATAACGCCTGTTAGAATTAATGCTGTTACCATTCTTCTTCCTGTCCTGAAGGCAAGGTTGTTTCGTCAGCACCTAAAGTAACATGTGGTAATTGAATGTCGGTTCTCAAATCAACAACCTGTCCAGTTTCATCTACAACGAATGAAACTACTGTAGTTTCTTGGTGTGGCTCTAAATTAACTTTACCAGAAAACAATGTGCTGTAAGGGTCTAGATGCGTGAGCAAGATCTCAACTTCTTCAGTTGGACCAAGTGAACTAAAATAGTGAACATTAACAAAATACTCGCCTGGTGGCAACACAGTGAAGCGAATATTTTCATAGTTGCGTTTAATTGTCACAGGCTCATTGTTAATTTCGATAGTATCGTTCTGTGTGCCTCGATCGTCTCGTTCCAAAACAAAGTAGCTTCCATCTTTACGTCTAAAACCTACCCAGTCGCCATCCTTACCACGAACCCAGAGATCAATATCCACACGGCTTTCTGAATCCCAAACCATTTCCACCATAAACTTGATTGGTGGATCTATTTTTCCACCCTGAGTAGGTGGATTAACCATAAGAAATGCAATGATGAACATTGTTGTGATGCCTAATAACAAATTAAACACAAGGTCCAGAAATGCTAATCTCATCGGGCCACTGGTCATTCTTCAAGCACCACCAATTGAAAACCTATAATTGCTGAAGTCACGATACCACTAAGAGAGGTGAGCAATGCAGCCGCCATTCCTCCCGCCATGTCTGTAAGTGCTTGAGTCATGACGGTTGTATCTGTTGGATCTAACACAACCCCTGGCCCAAACACACTCCAAAGAACTATCATGAATCCGATTAACGTTCCAACAAGACCAATCGCCACGGAAGTTTCTCCCATATAACGAACCATTTGGTGTCTGTTCTCTTCATACTGCCCTTGCCAATGGTACTTGAACATCATCAGATGAGATGCTACAAGAATAGCGAGGTTAGCAAAGGTAAGATAGGTCTTGTCGTTGGCTAAAATAAAATCAAATAACCCAAAGTAGACTTGTCCGGTTATTAGTGCGAAGACAATCATTACCAATATTGTCCAAAACTTCCAAAACTTCATATCCATATGACTGCCCTTTAATAATGTATGTGGTTATTTATCCATACATATTTGGCATTTCCACAGTCCCAGATTCGATTCCATCCTTCTTGGTCTCGTAGTTGAAATTCAGTGAGAATTGAATCAGCTGGCTTTTTCAATGAGAACCTATGTCTTCTTTTTGTCGCATCAATATACCAATAGTTTATTGGAGATACTGATTTAAATTTAAATCCAAGAGACTCATAAACTTTTCCGTTGTTCCATCTCAAATCAGAAAATGTAATTACATTAGATGGATTAAAATCTTTAACAAATCTCTTGAACAATTTTGATGCGCCGCCAACCACCACGACATCAGTCTGTGAACAAAATCTAGAAAGTTCCCATCCCTTTTGTTTTTTGCTTGCATCTCCATTACGAAAAGTCATGACCGAAACAATCCTGCCTTGATCGAATAATCCGTAATTCACACTGGCGTTATGATAACCTTGAATATGAAACTGATCACAGAAACTCCTAGCCTGTGCTGCACTGATTGGTTTACATATGGTTTTTCTGGCATAGATTTTGTCGCCAATTAGTCCTAATTTATGTAATAATCTAGCCTTTACAATATCACGTTTGTGAAGCCATTCATCTTCAAATATAGTAATCAAGTCGTATCCGTTTTCTTTGCATTTGGCAAGCTTTTCACTGTGATATTCTCGCGCAACTCTTTTGTCATTATGCCAATATAGTCCACAATACTCGATTGCTAACTTACGATCTTTGATTACGATATCAAGTTCTTGAGGTGCAATCAAGGTTCGGTTGTTTCTATCCACATCAACATAATGTTCAAGAAAATCTGCAATTTGGTTTTCAGCAATGCTACCTTTGTTATTAACGCCCAGACATCTGCTACAAATTTCACCAAATGTACGCAACCTGTATTTGATTGTTTCGGTAGTTAGTATTTCCTCTTTATGGCATTCCTGGCATCGAATTTCAATACGGCAATTTGGATTTTTATATGCAGCTTGTAAATCCAGGCTTGGAGTATGTATCTTCACAATGTCAGCATGTGAGTTTACCAGAATCGAAAATGTATTGCATTGCCGTTGTCGTTGTTTTTCTCTCCACTCGTCGCTTTCAAAATAATTGTCAACTCCGTAATTTTTCCGCAATGTTGCTTTGCATTTCTCCCTATGATTTTCAATTTGACTTGGGTTTGAAACTCCATACCGATTTTGTAATGTTTCCCTCCCTTTTGTATTCAACACTAGTGCCCGTTCACGAGCTGATTCAATGGCGGTCGGACTGACTTTTTGCCCATATTTTTTGATATTTGTAGCAATACGTTTTTTTTGAGTTTCCTCCATTTTAGCTGGATTATCAACTCCATAAAGTTCAATCATTGATTTGCGCATCTTATCAATTGCTGATTCGCCTATTTGTTTCTTTAATTTTTCTCGGCATTTTCTTGAACAAGTTGTTTTCCCTCGATCAGGTAAATTGCCACATACAGCACATTTAGGAATTGGATCATCGCTGAGTATAAGATAACATTGATATGAAAAGTCTTTGTCAGGAAACTGTAATTCAAGCCATTCAATCATTTCTTTAGTTAGATGTTTGCGCCTGCTGTTTCGAGGGCAAGATTGTAGTATTTGTCGTATTTGTTGTTTCATGCTTTTATTTATCACACACTACTGCGAAATTTTTTACATATTCAAAAATATAGGCGGCTAACCGCCTATATTTTTATTAGTTAAAGTGCGCCAGTATTGACAATACGAATTGGTATGTAAATAAATTCCACTGCTTTTGTGGGCGAAATTGCCACATCAATATACAACTCGTTACGATCAATTCGAATAGGTGTGTTATTACTTTCGTCACAGACAACTGCGAAATCTGTAAGTGCCCGCTTGCTTAGTAAGTCACTAAGGAAACTATCAAACAACTGAACCGCGCGGGCTCGTGTTAGCGAATCGTTCTGTTCGAATAGCAACGGGCGCGCAATTTCATCGAATCGCTCACGTAGATAAGCAACAAGACGAACAACGTTTACACGGTCAAGCGCGCTGGTAAATGGGTGCAATGTTTTTTGACCAAACACAACCACGCCCTCTAGAGGGAATTGTGCAATCGGATTCATTTTGTTCAAATATAGTGAATCGCGCTGCCCTTGGCTTAGCGAGACTGCCTTAAACTCTTCTTCAGCTGTGATATAACCAACTGCGCTACCATTCTGCACAACGCCACGTGTCAACCCTGCTGGAGCGAACCACGGGAAGCTGATGTTGTCGTTGTAAGCGTAGGTGTAAAGAACTACGTGGCTTGCTGGAACGGTGACTGTTTCGCCGTCTGGTGTGGTTGAACGTGCTGGTGGGTAGTAAACTGCACTGTAGGTGTTCTTTGTAACAAGGCCTTCGTCACCGTTTTCTGATGCCCCAACTCCTTGGACCCACTGTACCGCTTCAGTTGGGCTGAGACGCATTGGAGTGTCAATAATAATAAACCCTGTCTCACCACGATCAGAGTTTAGTGTAACCAATTCGTCTGTAAGTTCTGGAAAGTTCGGTGCTGCTAACAATGTAAAGTTTCGGTTTGGATCTCGAAGATCTTCGTTACCTGCAACCGCTGCCTGCATTGCAGTTGCGATGATTTTACGCTGAGCAAGTCGACCAAATACGCCACTACCGTTTGCGTTATTAAGAGCGCCGTTAACCCAACCATCAACTGTGCTTGCCCCGTCGTTGACTGACATACCTTCAGCCCAAACACGAACAGTATTGCTTGATCCGGCCATATTGACCGCTAGCATATCCGTCGGGTATAGTTGAGCATTAGGTGCAGAATCTAGTAGATTAGCACCAGTGACTGCACCGCTTGGGAGTGCAGTTCGATCAGCAACTGTAAAATCATCAAAGATAACACCTCGTTCAGTGGTCTGATCAGTGTTGTCGTAGAGCAACCAACTTGAGCTACCACTGTCGTAACGGTAGATACGCGGATACTGAGATTCTGTACCATCAGTTTCAACCCAGATGTCATCATCACTTGGAGTGAGTGGCTCGGTAGTTGAGTAAGTGATATTTGCCTCTTCAACTCGAACCCAATCACTGCCGTCATGCAATAGAATGTCTAAATCGGTCTCAGTTGGATCAAACCAATAAGATCCAACTACTGGCGTACCTGTTGGTTCATCATTCTGTGCATAGACCACTTCGTTGATTGCAGTTGGTGAACTACTTTCAATACGTTCAAGTTCAAACCCGGCGTTTGCCGCAGTTATGTTGATAGCTACATTATTATCGTCCATATCTGCGACAATGTCAGTAACACTTGTTCCATCCTGAGCCACATAAGTTGTACCGCCATCGTTTGAAACACCTTCTACTTCAAGAAGCGTGAACACGCCCAAGCTATTTGATTGATAGACTACAAGGTTAAGGCCATTACCTGGTCGCGTTGTTTTAACCCAAATATCTCCGTCAGCAGGAGCGGTCGGGCTTGCATAATGTGGTGCATATGTAACGGTGGTTGCTAGTAGATTGGCTACATTTGCTTGATCAACACTCTGCCATGCTGCGCCATCGCTTTCAAAATAACCAATCGCGACACCTGTTGGACTTGCAACGCCATCATTTAAGATAGCGACTAGATAGCTGCCTGCTGCGCCAACTGGTTCAGATGGAACATAAGTCTTAGGATCTGCAACTTCACCTGCTGTTGCTTCAAGTGCAACTTCAACGGTGACTGTTTGAAGTACCCAGGCTGCGCTTGCTGCTACGTAACGATGAAGACCGAATGAACTTGCATCAGTGTCAATCCAGATCTGGTTTCCGTTTGCTGGACCTGCTGGCGCTGTTTCACTTGATACTAATTCATCTAGGTCAATGTCTGCTCTTACAATGTAAGCCTGTGATCCCTGTCCAAGATAACTGTATGCTGCTAATAACCCATACTCGCTTGTTTCTGCGCCTTGGACGCCGGTTACAAACTGCGGGTCTCCGAAGAATTGTGTAATCTCTCGCTGTGATGTTACTGGAACAACCAAGCCAGCATTGCTTGGCTTAGTAAACCGCGCAATCCCATCAGTTTCGGTACCTGTTGGGTCGATTTTATTTGCAGCGGTTGCAACAATAATGAGAGGAATAGTGCCAGCACCAGGGCTAGCATATGCGCTTTCGTCAATGACTGTAACGTCAACGCCTGGTGATACTAAAGTAGCCATGTATAATCTCCTGTCAAAGCTTATTAAAAATGCTCTAACAGTATTTAGCGAAAAGCTACTTATCTGGTGTGGTTATAGGGATAACTACGCGGTTAATCTTTCATGATGCGATCTACATGAAAACGCAGATTATCAATGCTATCATCATTTAAAATAGTTCTATCAAATTCAGTAGGATAGTCAAGCCAGCGCCATTCGCTTTCATGTATTTCAGGATGTTCTTTCATCCATTGAGTGTCGTAACGATTATCTGAGATTGCCTTTTGTGTCCACTCTGGGTCTGAGCCTTTCTTGACTCGCCATACTTCTCCACCCATGTTACGCAAAAGATCTCGCTCGTTGAAAAAACGAACGTCAGGAATTACAAACTTGGTATCAGGATTGTCTTCCAGCTGCTTTTTGACAATTAAGACCCAAACGTTGTCGTCCAGACCTTGTCTCATGCAGTCTGTTCCTACACGCTGCATTGCTAGTCTTGGAGTAAAGTCATAACCGAGTTCTTCGCTCCACCACTCGTCAGGAGTTTCTCGCCATGCTCTGCTCGCAGGTTTATTGCCTTCAATCATGCCGCGGTCCCAGTTGAATATGGTTGCAACAGTATCTTTAAGTCGATCTGAGTAGCTGATTTTTGTGTAACCGTATTCTTCGACAAGGATATCACCTACTGTGTCTTTACCACAGCCGATAAACCCACAGATTCCAATTATTCTTTTCTCCATAATTACTCCAACGCTCCACAATCATAACATGAAACGTCAACAATATCAAGTAGTTATTGCTCTAACTTTTTGAGGAGTGCTTTTTGATTATATTCGTCAAATTTACCAATCAAATAGTCGACTTCGCTTTCGGTACCAGACCGAATGTCGCGGCGCAATCCCATAAAAACAATCTGATCATCAACTTTCATGCTCCCCGATGACTGTTGATGCCAACTTTTAAACTGGTCAAGCAACTTGTAAGCGTGGCCACGCTTACGATTCATACGTTCAAGATCGATGCTATTTTGTTCTTCTTGATTCATACGTCTGTCAATTTCCTCAAGAGCTTCATTTCAAGTGCAATACTATAATAGAAGTTGGGTTCAAATTCACTACAAGGAGGGTCTACAGGCTGTCTCCCGATCATGACACGGTCTCCGGATCGTCTCCCGATCGTGACACGATCAGTGCATCTATCTCGGCATATGCGGTATTCATCTGGATGTATACACAAGGATAGGTCATATTCTTTTGGGCATATACCTCTCTTCATCCATTTACTGCATTTAGCGCATCGACGATCAGAAATGAAGGCGTCAAGCTTACGATCTGGCCATGAAGAAAGAAGGTCGATATATTTATCCCGCTCCTTTTGCATGTCTTTCTTCATGATTCCAACTTCAACATTACTTCTTTTTCACCGATTTCTTCGATCATACGTTCCAATGCCTCAGGAAAGTGATCAACAAGCATAGAGTCGTCTGGCAGACTGGTATAGAGTGAGTTAAGGAAGTAATGCACGAACCCATCACGCATTGCTCCAGCAAAAACATCTGGAGAACGCTCGTTGACCATCTTGACTTCTTCGTGCAACCGGCCAATCAGGTTGCGAACGCGAACAGCACGGGGATCAAGATAGTCCATCGAGAGGTTTTCCTTTGTATTTACGCTTGCGGTCAAGCTTTTGGACTTGTTTGCCAGGAATCGTCCTCTGGATAAATCCGCTGCTAGGATCGCGCAAAATGGCCGCAACTTTTGAATGCGGATAATTTGCCATGTTTGAGTGTTGCGATTGCTTGATTTTTCGCAAATTCGAAGTCTTTGGCAGTGACACTGAACATAGCCACTCTATTTGTGTAACCAACATGATACCACTCGTCAATCAATGCGATAATACTGATTACCACTGCCCCGTTAACAACGTGAACATCGTATTCTAAACGATACGTATTAGAACACCAATTCCGAGAACCAGATACTCTTGTCATTATCTACCTCACATATAAAGCGGGCCTGTCCAACGGATGGTATAACCACCAGTGAGGATGTTGCCACGACTGTGGTTCTTTGCGGGCGCAGACCAGCTAGCAGCTTTGAGGATCGTGCCTTTGGGGAACTTGCCGCCGTCTTCAGCAACAATGAAACCCCAAACCGAACGGTTCGAGATGATCTTGATATACTTCTTGCCCTTGCGGACTTCGAAGCCGCCGTTGAACTCAGCAACCATCTTCTGGTTGATCTCACTCAATCCTTCAAGATCAAAATTGCGGCTACTACCCTTGCGTGTTGCGTCACGCTGACGAGCGGCGGCTCCTTGCAGAGTGTAGGTCAAGTAGTCGTCCTTGATGGCTTCAATCAGGGCTTCAACTGCGGCGTCGAGCGTCATTTCCATCGTGTATCTCCTTTGCTTACTCTTATAATATAAACAATATGTCTTGGTTTGTCTACTAGAAAAGTAAACAAAGTTTCCTTGATTGTCAATGAGTTGTAATTTTTATCCGCCGTTGAGCCACTCGTATTCACCGTTATTTGTAGTGATTTTCTTACCAGCTGCGAGCTGGGCATACATCGCCCTGACGTCTAGACGTGCTTGATCAGGAACCATGAACTTTTCTTGCTTGACGCTATATTGCTCATAGTTCTCGTCATCATAGTCACCATTGAGGTGACGCCATCTGAGGTGGCGGGCAAGTTTGAAAGCTTGTTTGGTCCATGGCTTGCTTCTTTCCAGATGTAACCACAGCTCAAGCGCAACAGGATCCAGCTTTGGTCCAAAGGCCAGTAGTAGAGCCATGTCGGTGCAACTTGGCGAGTTTTGTAAGCTCATGAATCCCGTTTGGTCTTGTTTTAGGATGTCTCTGATTGAATGCATTAATGTTTCCTTGCACAAACAGGACCAAGGCCGGTCTCGATGCTCTCAGGCACCGTCAGCGTCCGGCCGCAAGCGCCACACTTTCCGCTGTGATAAAATTCCACGGTGTCATGCAGGACACCGCGATCGAGATTGTGGAGCAGCCAGTTGAGCCCTTTGAAGCTCACTGCATCAGGACGACCTTTGCGTCCAGCGTTGAGGCGCGATTTGTTGTGGCTGTTCATGTGGCCCAGGTAACCATATGCGGTCTCGTTGCAAGGTCCTTGCAGCACCTTAACAAACAGAATAGGCGCGTCAGTGCGTCCTTCACGCGGCTTGCTATTGCTGACTTTGTAGGTGAAGCGGGTTCCAGTGCGCTTGTTCTGGATGGTGAACAGGGCGCGACCAGCAAAGATGAACCGCCGGATGGCTGCGGGGTCGGTCATGCGTCCTTCAAAAAGATCTTCTTTCATGGCGTCCTCTTAGCGCAAGGTGGTATAAAAGCCGGTTTCGGCCGTGAACAGCTCTTGTAGCATGTCAGCGTAAATGCCTTCATGGCGGCTGACAGTTTGCCATTCCAGCTTGCGGATACGGCCAAACTCAACGTTGTAGGTGTCCGAGCCATGGTCGTATTCAACACGCAAGCGGTTAGCTCGGTTTTTGGCACCAGTGCCAAATTGGAGAGAAAGTCCACCGTCGCCGTTGAGCGCAACCATGTTCTTACCACCTACAAGCAACAAAAACTGGCGGCCGCCAAGCTGGTCGAGAATTGTTTCAGCTACTTGCTGTGCCATGTGTATCTCCTTTGCTTACTCTTATAATATAAGTAATAAGTCTTGGTTTGTCAAGCCTTAAATTTTATACCAAAGTTGTAATGTCAGGTATTTGATGTAGAGAGACACGGATTTCTGTGTCACAACGTCTTTGTATCTCATCAGCTATCTGTTCGGTATTTTTGTTGGATCTAAGACTCTTCGGTCAGAAGCAGATGTTGATGGTTTGACCCATCCTAAGGATTGCATTTTTTCCCATGCTGCTTTTGCTTCAGGCTGTTGCAGCCCGCTGGCATGAAGGTAAAGTCCTTGCTTTTGTAACCACTTTGCGGCTTTTTGATACATCGCTAATGCAATATGTTGGCGTTGAAAACCATCATAGACACGAATATAATCAACGAGCGGTTTGTCGACATGGTATTTCTTGAATTTTTCAAATTCTGTTGCGTGATGCTTGTTTAACCTTGGACTGTCAATCATCGACAGGTAATGATCTAATGTCTTTGTGTCCATATTTTTGATGTCATCTTGATTTGACCATCCCAAGTCCCAGTACTTTGCCGGCGGGCGATGTCGGCTAAGGACTGCATATAGGAGCAATTTCTTCTTTACATCATCAGGCATATCTCGCCAATTTGTTCTGGCAAATTCATTCGGAATATACTGCTTTAACAGATAATTAACAAGTGATGGATATTTGGTATCAAATCGTTCTTTTGGAATGTATGATATTTTAAGATATCCGGCCTCTTCGCCATTGACTTTAGCGACTAGTTTGTGAATTATCCATTCATTATTGATTTTTCTATCAGCCTCTGAATCCTGATGCAACTCAAACTCAATTTCGTTGCCTGATTTAGTTTCATATTCTAGTATTTCAGATACTCGCATCTTTATCCAACTATAATTCCCAGTCCTGTGCTGCCTTCTTTGTATAGTTTGATGTCTTCTTCTAACTGCGCCATGGTTTCTGTTGCATCTGCTTTAAGTTGATCGCCATTTAACGTTGTGCCTCCCTGTGGACCAGCCACTGTGGCAAACTTTCCTCGTGCTTCTCCAAGCATGAACTTGCTCATAGCCAGTGCATACTCTTTGAGCCACGGCAAGGCATAGTGATCAGCAAACAAGTCAGATTCTTCACGATATGCGTATGCGTGTAGGTAAACCACTACCTCTGAGCGTGGACGACGGTGAAGGAATAGCTGGTGCTTGGTGCGGTTCCAAGTATACTGGAATTCGTAACCGAACATTTTACCGATTAACTCTAGGTGCTGCTGAAGTATTTCATAAGTGGCCAAGCTTCCGCCGCGACCACTAGCAAGGGGTCCTAAATACGTGTTGATATACTGCGCTCCAAAAGGCTCAAATTCAACACCCTGGTTAAACACGCCGCCAGTCGAACGCTGGTAGATGTCCTTGATGTCGATAATTTCTTCTGGTAATGTGTAGGTTGCTACGTCAACTTCAAGTTGGAGGTCATAAAACTTCTCTTCAACAGCGTTCTCACTTCGTTGTCTAAATTTTTCTAATGCCTTATCGATCGCTAGTTCATAGTGTTCAGGGTCTAACTCTACATCAACCATTTGCCCACCTAAACGTAGTTCAATCTCTTTAGTAATACTTGCTCGACTTGTCATATAGTTTGCTCCCTCTCAGTGATATTTATCGTGACACGATAAATATCTGAAAGGAATCTATATGCGTTATTACAATCTGCTTGAAGGCAGAAATTCACGATGTATTGTAATTGATGTCCAGCCTGAATACACTGGAGTTAACGATGGGTCTGAATTACCTTGGATTGATGACATGATGGCATGGCTAAACCGTCAAGGTCCTGTTTTGATGTTTGTTAATGCTGAAGATACAGGAATAACAATGGATACAATTCCTGACATTCAAGAATATTGGAATGACAGCGGGTATGACCCAAGTAAATGGAATCAAACCACTATCGTTGACAAAGGATATGGTTATATGCGTGCCTGGATGGATCAAGGCGTGAGTGATGCAGCTATCATCAAAACCATTCGCGAACTGTATAACCAAAAGAAAACAGATACGAGAGAGCTATTCAGCGGTGATGATAGTGAAACTTATCAGGACGAGATGTCTAACTTTTTGGGTTATGAGTGGCATGAATGGATGGCTGATGACAGTCTAATAGTTGAATGGACTAGCATCGGTCAGCTAAAACAGTTTAACGGAGCATATTTGATGGGAGGCGGTCGTGAAGAATGCCTCAGAGAGGTAACATTATTGATGAATGCATTCAACATCAAATACAAACTTGTTCAGGAATTTATCTATGGATAAGGAGAAAAGATAATGCCACGCCTGTCGATGTGGAGTCCACAGAAGACTAACGATTACAATTTTTTTGACCGTCAAATACGTGAACAATTTCATGTAGGTGGTACTGGTGCGATTGTGCACAAGTATATTGGTCCAGAAGATGGACAGATACAAAATGATCCTACTCAGCCTGATTATCAAAACGACGGACTGATCAACGAGACTACTATTCAAGACTTGCTGCTCCTCGAAAATCGTGACCGCAAGTATGATAAAGACCTATATGAACTGCGCGGCGTCTACAACGTCAGCGACAATGATTTTGACCTTACTCAGTTTGGCTTGTTTCTTACCAACGATGTTCTCTATATGACATTTCATATGAACGAAATGGTTGAAGTTCTTGGACGTAAGCTTATGAGTGGTGACGTGATTGAACTGCCGCATTTGATTGAAGAATATGCATTAGATGCAGACACATCGCCTATTCCCAAGTTCTACCAAGTAGAGGATGGCAACAGAGGTGGCGAAGGGTTTAGTGCGACTTGGTGGCCTCATATTTGGCGCTGTAAGCTTGCACCAATTACGGACAGTCAAGAGTTTGATGATATTCTAGGCAACGCAGAACAAGATGACAGTATGAAAAATCTATTCAGCACATTTCAAACTGAGCGTGACATCACAGATGCAGTATTAGAAAGCGCACAACAAAATGATCCCATTGGTAGCCCGACATATCTCTTAAATCACCTATTCAATTATGTAGACGAAAACGATGATGCTAGCTTCTTCAATAGCAGCACAGTTGCCATTGGCGATATCTTTCCAAGCAACCCCAATCAAGGTGATTTCTTTATTCGGGATGATTTTTTGCCAAATCGTTTATTTCAATATAGAGAAAGCCGCTGGATAAGACTTTACGATGAAATTGAAGGTGGCACATGGAGTGACAGGACGTTTAACGCTAGCACATTTATCAATGAACGCGGAACAGACGTTAATGATAGAGGCACGTATAAACGCCGTCAGTCTATTACTGATGCAATCAAGCCGAGACCTGATTATGACGGCAATACAAACAGTGACGACTAATACTCAATAGGAAATGTAAAATGAACTATTTTTACGACGCTCAACTTCGCAAATACCTTCTTCAGTTTGTTCGGATATTTGGTAATTTCACAGTGCAAAAAGGCTACGATGAACAAAACAATCCCATCTATGAGACCGTTCCTGCACGTTATGGTGACATGAGCCGTCAAGTTGGGCACATCATCAAAGATAACAGTGAAAACACTATTAATACTGTGCCTTTCATTAGCTGCTATGTTAACAGCCTTGATATGAACCCAGACTTACGTCGTTATCCTCAATTTGAAGAAACGCTTCATGTAATCGAAAAAGAGTTTGATGAAGAAAATCATAATTATGTAGACAGACCAGGCCAAGCTTATAATGTTACACGCTATCAGCCTGTGCCTTACATGCTTACAATGAACGTAGATATCTGGACGAGCAACACCGATCAAAAGCTTCAGCTTTTGGAACAGATTCTCGTGCTATTCAATCCTAGCATTAATTTACATACTAATGATAATGTTCTTGATTGGACTTCTCTTGCATATTGTGAACTGACTAATACCAACTGGTCAAGCAGATCCCTGCCTACTGGAACCGACACAATTATCGACGTGGCGACATTAACATTCGAAATACCTATTTTTATCAATCCTTCGGCTCGTGTACAGCGTATGAATATTATTCAAACCATACTTACTCAAGTTCATACGTTGGATCAAACTGACTTTGAAAATTGGACGGTTAATGATATCACTGGTCCGAATAGCAGTTTTGTCGTTACCACATTAGAAGACTATTGGATTCGTGTTCAAGACGGCACTGCGACACTTCTACAACGCACTGGTGACGATGAAGGCGGTGGCGGTCGAGTGCTTACCTGGCAGGAAAACGTATTTGCAGTATATGGTGAATTAAGACCAGGAATTAGTCAACTACGACTACGACAGGGAGATGACATAACTGATCCTGCTAATGATGTTATCGGAACAATCGATTACGATCCAAGCGATGCGCAACGTTTGATCATAACAATTGATACAGACACGCTTGCAAGCGACACTCAATCTCCTGTTAATAACATCATCAATCCGCAGAGCAGCTATCCAGGCGACGGAAATTTGCCCGTCTCGGCCGTTGGCCAAAGATATCTTGTTTTGGATGATGTTCCTAGTAATGGAGCATGGGGTGTAATAGACGCTGATGCAAATGATATCGTGCAATATAATGGATCAACCTGGACCGTTGTGTTTGACGCTAGCGCCAATGGTGGAACCGAATATGTGACCAACCTCGCCACAAGTGATCAGTTTGAATGGACTGGCGAATACTGGCAAAATAGCTATGAGGGCGTTTATAGAGAAGGATGGTGGCGCTTATACGTTTAGATAAATAAACGTATGAAAAGTATATCAGAGCTTTACCACAAACGATCAAGTGAGATCGCGCATTTAGATACAACCGATGAACCGTTTGGTAGAGAGCTTGCGCGGATATCTGGGCGATATCGTGTTCCAATGCGCCAACTTGAGATCTTAAACGACACCGCAAGCGAACTTCCCGCTTTGAAAGCGATTTCGCCAAGTAGTTGAGGGCCTTCATTTGGCTCAAAAGATGGGTGCATTTACCAGGATGTTCTTCCCAGGTTGTTTAGTAAAACGTTTAAATTTGTTCGTAACACTATTGATTTTGACCGTGTTATTACATTTTCAGACAATAGATGGTTTACTGGTAATCTATATAACAAGACTGGATTTACCCAAGTTAAAAACCATCCTCCAAACTACCAATACCGTAAGGCTACTGAACCTTTAAATATTTTACGAACTTGGGATTGTGATAAAATTGAATGAGAATGGAGAAAATGAATATAAAAGCAAGCGGCTGTATCTTACTAAGTGAAGATACTAAACGCATACTTTTGCAATTACGAATACCAGACCGCAAGAGTAAAAACTATTGGGGTTTTTGGGGCGGTAAAAGTGAAATTAATGAATTACCTGTCCAAACAATTGAGCGCGAACTCAAGGAAGAGTTAGGCTTCTTGCCTGAAATAAACAAATTCTATCCACTGCACAAAATGGTTAGTAATGATGAATCTTTTGAATATGACACATTTCTTGCAACTGTTTCCAGTGAGTTTATTCCTATACTGAATGATGAAAGTGAAGGATACGCTTGGGTTAACTATAATCGTTACCCTGTGCCCCTTCACCCAGGTGTCAAATTAGTTCTTCAGAATCCGCGTATTCTTAGTAAGATTCGTACCATTGTTGATCAAATCGATCATCAAGATCGATCATCTTGAAAAAGTGGTTGACTTTTTGATTCTTTCCGCTTATATGTAAGATAAAAAGGCGCAATAAGGCATGTAACCGAGCTAGAGCCCTTACGAAATCAATCAAGATTAAATATTAAACTAGCTGCTCAATTAGTTGTGTTATGGTCGGGCTTTATTAATGAGTATTTTTGTCAAGAGTGGACCGGCTCCATTGGAGCCGGTCCTTTTGTTTTTGCTAGTCCTAAACTTAGGTGAAGCTTAGGTTTCCGCTGGTGACGTCGATGCGGTTGAGGTAGTCTGCAGCGTTACCAAGTGATGAAGCCTGGTTGCTGAGTTCTACATAACCATAGCGTGTCATGAAGGACACGACTGGTTCGAACGTCTGAGGGTCAAGCACAGTGCCTGAGCTCATTAGAGGAATGTACGGGCAATAGAACGCCGCAGCATCGGTCTCGTTTGAGCCTTTGTAGCCGATAAGGATGTTATCGTCAGTTGCATACTGGTTCACATATACACGCATTGATCCGTTAAGTGTGCCGACAAACTTGGTGTTTGTTGGTGCTTCAAATGGACCTTCAGTTGTGCGAGCGAACGCAGAAGTTGTAGCTGCCTGGAGAACAGTTAGAACAGTTGGTGAAATAACCATCCAGTTACCAGCGCCACGACGTGTGCGAGCCGCAATATCGTTTGCTGCTTTGTTGATGAGCACTGCTAGTGCAGCATGTTCATCACCAACGAAAGTTGCTGTGCCGCTAACTGCATTCTGGTCGTATGTACCAGTTGCAGGGCCAGCAAGGCTACGTAGAGATGCTAGGATCTCCTGGTCGATTTCTGCGGTAATTTCCTGCGCTAGTGCAGCCATGATTTCCGCTTCAACATCTAGACCATGCATTGCTTGTGCATCCTGCGCTGCCTCGAAAGTCCAACGTGCGCTGAGCTTACGAGTTTTTGCTTCAACAGTCTGTCTAAGGACTTGGATGTTGAGTCGACGCCCGGCCTGACCTTCAAGCACAGAAGTTGCTTCTGCACGGTCAGTTGTTGCGTTACCAGAATAACCGTTAGCAATCTGGAATGGGCTTAGTGCTTCGTCACCAGCTACTGCTGAGTCGAATGTTTCTGCGTAGCGAACACGAAGAGTGTGAATTTGACCAACTGGGCCGGTCATTGGTTGCACACCAACTAGTTCGTTTGCAATTACGGTTGGCATAACACGGCGGATAACTGGTAGGATCACTTTGTTAAGTGTCGCAATGTTACCTGCTGATGTTGCGCCGACAGTTGCAGATTCACGTAGCATGTGATTTTTCGTGTTTTCTAACACGCTTTCCATAACTGCCTTTTTATTACCGGCCAGACCGTCAACAAGTGCGTTTTTGGTTGCTGACCAGTTTTCGAATAGAACGTCTGCCATTTGTTTTCTCCTTTAGCTTAGTCCTGCTAATTTCTTGAGTTCAATGATATCAGCTGAGCCACCATCGTCTTGATGGTTGCTCTTGACCTTGTCACCGTTTACTTCGCGGATTGGCTTGCGCTGGCCACGGCTCTCAGTGAGTTTAGCCTTTTTTGCTTGTGTCTTAACTGTAGAGTCTTCGGAAAGAACACTTGGCAGATACTTCTTGTATGCAGTCTTCAACTGTGAAGTTTTGACTGATTCAAGTAGTGTAGCCATTAGTTCTTTCTGACCCTTGTTTAGTGGACCAAGCATTTCGCTCATGATTTGCTTACGCTCGCTCATATCTTCTGCGATGCGGGCGGTGCGTTTAGCTTCTGTGAGCTGTTGATCCTTAGCTTTCATTACTTCGTTAGCCTCTGCAATGTTCTGCTTAAGTTTCATAATTTCTTTTGCAAGTTTTGCTACCTGTGTGCTTTCGCTCAAGGTGCTTGTCATATACTCGCTTGCGAATGTTTCGAAGATTTTACGCCCAAACTCGTTTTCCTTAGCTGTCTGGATGTCTTCGCGCAGAGATACAAGCTCTTTACGCAAGACACTTTCAACAACGGTTTCGATTTTCGCTGCGCTTTTCTTAATGAAGTTTGCTTTTGCTTCTTCAATAACCTTCTTACCTTCGCGAACCATTTTGACTTTCTGCTCTGCGAGAGCCCGCTTGTCATCATGGAATTCGTTAAGTTCTTTGGTTAGCTGTTTGAGAACGAACTCTTCTAGCTTGCCAAAGTTTGCCTTTTGTTTTTGACGATCCTCACGTAATTCAGTGACTTCCTTTGCTAGGACTTCCTGAACGAAGCGTTCAAGCATTTTAGCATGTTCTTTCATCGCTTTCTTATAACGAACGCGATCTTCTGCTACCTTGGATTTGTCTGTTGCAAACTCTTCCAATTCAGTCTTGATTGCTTCTTTCAGCATTGCGTCCATTGCTTCAACAATCTGCGACTTGTCATTTTCATAACGAGATGCAAACTCTTCACGCAACTCTGCAGTGACTTCTTCACGCTGCTCAGCAATTCTCTGTTCGAATGCTTCAGAGAGTTCAGTCTTGATATCTTCAGTTAGGATATCACTGTTGAGGATTTCTTTAATTGACTTAGGCATAGTTATTTTCTCCCTAGGTCTTGGATAAATCGAACCATCTCTTCTTTGAGATACTTCTGTGCTTTTGGATCATGTGTAACGTTTGATGCTACGTCCCAAATGCTGCCTTGACGGCGGTAATTCATGATTTGCTCATAAATTGGATCCGGATATGCATCCGGTGCACTGGGGTTAGCTACAATGTCAACTGTAATAATTTCAAATTCTGATACATTACCAGAACCGTCAACATTACCGCTACCGCGTGAACTGACCCCTAGTTTTACACCGCTTTCCAACAGTGTTTTACAGATGTTGCCCATCGGAGTGGGCAACATTTTTAGTTTACCAATGCCGTCTGAGCCTTTCATGTTCATATCGACAATCATGTGACTCACACGGTCAAGGTTGATGTTAAGATCATCTGGGTGATCTGCTTCACCAAGGACTGTATATCCACCAGCGATCTTTTCTTTGAGCGTCTTAACGGCTTTGGAGATTTCATCGACTGGGTATATTCTTTCATTTTGATTGCGTTTATCACCTTGGATGAAGATACCTTGCATGAACAGATCCTTACCACCAGAACCATTGTCATGAGTCTCAGTGGTAATAGATGCTGCACTCGGTGCAATAACTTCTCTAAGTGGTGTAAACATCAGTTATCTTGCCCTTAGTTTGACTTCTTGTGGAAGACTGAATTAGCTTTTTCGCTTGAGTTGGACGGTGCTGCCACTTTCTTGTCCATCTTGCCTTTTTGCTCTTGTGGACCGGTTACGCTCATTTTCTTTGCTGAGTCGCCTTTGCCGCCTTTTTCATCTCCGCCGAACTTGTTAACTGGCTTAGCGTGTCCGCCGCTCATGTCGCTTGCGTTTTGTGGGATCGGTGAAGCTTTGCCGTCTTCGTCGCCCGCCATAGTTACATTACCGTGCTTGTGCAGTTTTGCGGCTTCTTCAAGATCGTCGTCTTCAAGATCGTCGTCTTCATCTGACACTTCAAATTCATCGGCAAATTCATCAGCCATGTCATCTTCTGTTTCATCAGCATCCATCAAATCAGCAAATGCTGCGCGAAGTTCGTCGATTGCGTCAAGAACGTTGAGTTCATCAGAGCTGTCGTCGCTCATGTCATCATCCATGTCAGCATCCATGTCAGCATCCATGTCAGCATCCATGTCGGCATCCATGTCAGCATCCATGTCCATTTCGCTGGACAGATCGTCAATTGCTTCATCATTATCGTCATCTTCACCGAAATATTCTTCGGCTTCGATCTCGTCTTCTAATGAATCAAGATCATGTTCAAAGTCGCCGCTTTCGTCACTGTCGTCGAAGTCTTCATCTTCGTCGAGTTCTAATTCATCTTCAAATGAATCGTCCTCTTCTGCAAGATCAGCATAAATTTCACGCGCCGTCTCGATAAAATGTTCGTGCAGCATTTCATTGGCCAACTCGTTTTCACCGTTGACCATGAATTCTAACACTTTTTCCAGTTTGGTTTTTGTCATTATCACACTCCTAAGCCTCTCTTGAAGCTTTATTTTGTATTACTTCAAATAGTATTTACAGAACAAAGCGTTTTACTTGCTAAAAAGGCAAGATTTCGGGTAAAAAGTGTGTTTTAATTTAGTGAGTTACCTGACTAAGTAATCACTCTTCGGAATTTGCACTCCCGTAGATATAGGCCACATCATCAATTCTCTGCTTTTGCTCCAGTTCTTCAATGTTTCGAGTCTTGCGCAGCTTTTGCAAGTGTCTTAGTGTAATACGAGGCCGGCGTTTGTGGTCGATGTTAACCACGGTGTATTTGTCGTCCATCTCATCATAATATTCTCTTAAAAATTCTTTACTTCTCATGTTTGTTCCTCCTCCTCGTCGCCGCCGGTGATTGGGCTTTCATCTCCGCTATCAATTGGGCTTTCATCGCCCTCAAGATCAAAATCGTCTTCGTCAGTTTCAAAATCATCAAGACTTCCATCTGCACCACCTTGCACACCAACGTTTCCGAGATCGCTGAAGCTATCTTCGTCTTGTAGGCTGTCTTCTTGACCTTTAATCGGATTTTCCTGCTTCCACAATTTTTCGTTTTCAAGAATTTCGTCTTCGCTAAGTTGTAGATATTTCTTGAGTATAAAACGCTTGCTGAGGTAATCAGTACCTTCAATTTGGCCAAATACGCCAGCACGAGCACTATTGATTTCAATTTCACGATAGTCGCTGAAGCTTTGTGGCTCGACGAAGTCTAGTTCAAACTGACTTGAGTCAATCTCGTATCCTCTATGCTTGAGGAACATCTTAAACTCTTTGTCAAACATTGGCTGAATAATACGCTGCAACCGCTGACAATATTGCGTAAATCGATATTCTTGGATGAATGCTGTACCTACACGGCCATCATTGTAAGTAGCAGTGCCGTCATCTGGACCTGTGGGTAGATAGCTCGAAGGGACACGTAAACCACGTGCCAATTTGTTATTGAAGAATTTGAGATCGTCAATGTCACCCAGGTTATCACCACCAGGTAGTGTATCAACTTTACTCCCGCGTCCTTCGGCTGTTTGAGCGAAGAAGTAATCTTCCATAATTGATAGAGGATTGTATTGAGCGTCCATCATGTTGCTACCACCGCCTGTTCGAGTCGGAATACGACGCTGGTGAATCTCGTTCTTAACACGCTCAACGTGAGCCATAGCTTGGTGGCTTGGCATGTCACCTACGTCAATATAAAAGATACGACGTTCTGGTGCACGTTGTACACGATAAATGATGATTGAGTCTTCAAGTAGCTCTTTTTGCTTGTAGGTTTTGAATACTGCATCTAAAATAGAGTTACCAAATGGCCAACTTATATCCATGCCATCAGTTAGTGCAAAATGAATCACATGCTTGGCATCAATTGTTGATTCAATTTCTGCTCCTTGCCCAGCCGCGTTGTTTATGTGCCCTGCATTGCGTTGCTGTTGTGTATTCAACATTGATGTTGGATTCACGCTAGCACCAGCATAGTTTCCAGGGTTATTGTCAGAAGTTGCTGTGAGTGTTTGAAAGTTGGGGTCTAAATTCTTAATTACATACTGCGCTGGCTTTTTGCCACGGCTTTCATCAACAACCACACGTAATACATCTCCTGGGTTAACATAGAAAAGTTTCCATGTTTCAGGATCACGCACAAATGGCTGGTCACCATATTTGATAGTGTTGCGGAATGTATTGAATAGTCTACGATTCCAGTCATTTACACGACACCATTGCTTGAGAACTGTCTCTAAAACATCACTTTCAGTTTCAGTAGGACTGTCATGCCAATTGATAACAAACGGTACCGTTGTTTCTTCGTCTTTTTGTGTTGAAAACTCAGCAATTGTGTCTAAGGCAGTGTTAATTTCACTATCCATATCCATTTGATCATACTGAATGTAACGCTCAAGACGATTTGGCTGTCCAACGTACACTTCAGGTAGCCAACTTTGGAACCGGCTCGCATCTGTTTTGTTGGCGGTGCGGTTTTTACCACCACTTATTGGGCTGGCGTTGCTGTTATAAGTCTGAAAATGCTTTTTCCATCCAGCCATTAATATCTATCCTCGTGTGATTGCTTATCATTATAGAATTCTGTCATAATATTATCCTAATTGCCGGTATTTATTGGCTTTCTTCGATGGTGCGTCTGAGTCTCTCAGTGGCCTCGGCTTGGCGTCGCATGTATTCTTCCATGCGCTGAAAGCTTCGCCCTGTTAAGATCGCATGTGTTTCTGCATCAATTGATCCAGAACGACGCATCATGTCTAATGTAGAACGGGATCCAGGGACGTTTGCGGCTTGTTCTGACAACATATCATTTGTTTCTAAAAAGCTACGTTCTTCAAAGGGTGGGTTAAGTGCGGTGTGACGTTCAGTTGCGTAATTTTCAGCCGCTGCATCAATTTCAGCTTGGGTTGGCGCCGCAGGTGGATTGTTTGGATCAATTGTTCCATCACCGAGTTCAGAAGGTGCAATTATAGCCGTTGCTGCCGCTAGTGGTGGTGCGCCAAAACGCAAGAGGCGACCGCCTTGGCTTGCTATTCTTGAAAGGCTGCCGGTGGTGGCGGCGGAAGCTGCGCGGGGCGCTCTTCTTAATGGATTTCTTGCAGCAGAACCACGCATCATGCCCCCTAGTAAGCGCCGGCCTCCAGCCGTCAATGCTAATGCGCCGATTGCCACTGCCGCTGCGATGGCTCCATGTTTCAATCTGTCCATCGCATCTGTTAACTCAGCATATGAATTTGTAAGACCCTCTGCCAGTCCAATATCAAGACCGAGATTATCAGTTATTGTGCGCAGAGTATCGACCAGTTGTGCACCGGCCTCGTCAAGTTCAGCATCAAATTGACCCAAAACCGAATTGAGTGCACTATCAGCAAATGCTGTGGTAAGATCTTGCACCGCACCAGATAATGCAAGCACATCAGAATCACGCAAACCTTGAACCGCTGCATCATATGCTTCACGGTTTGCCTCAACACTGCTCTCTAATCCTTGTAATTCACTAACCAAACTGATCAATTCAGCCGCGCCTTCACGGCCTCGTTCGGCAGCGATTCCCAATTGGCGCAAATCTTCTGCCGGTATTGAATCACTTAGATCAGACAACATGGAAACCAACCGCGTGTTAAACTCTCTTGTATCCATAGATTCCATATTAGCTTGAACGAAACGATTAATTTCATCCATCATAGAACCTGCTTCAGTATTCATTGCCGCAATTCGACCCATCAAACCGCCATTGATTGCACGGAAGTCAATGCCAGTTTCCATGCTTTTGGCAATTGCCATACCTAGCTGACTACCGACTTCACCACCAGCACCAAAAGCCGTTGCGAGGCTATTGAAATTGTCACTTAGTGCGCCGCCCTCACGTTCGATACGTAAACGCATTGCAGTAATTACTGGATCTTCCATCATTTCACGGCGGCGCCGTATCATTTCTCGACGATCTTGTCCGGTCATAGCTGCTAATGCAGTAGTTTCCAACATAAGATTTCTCATTGATTCACTAGCACTTGCGGTAATATCAGCCTGCGCCATACCCGAACGTCGTCTGAGTTCGATTTCTTCAAGCAAAATCTCGTTGAATTCTGTGTTGGTTAAACCAAAGTTATTAAATTCACGTGATGCGCGCCGCGCTTCGTGGCTGAGTACACTAAAAGTTCTAGCGCCATCCTGCGCGCTATCACCCAATGCACGTAAAGCATCACCGTTTCCGCTCACTATTTTACCGTAAGCTTCCATATCAAGACCGGTCATAGATGCTTGATGCCGTAATTCAACCAAGCTGACACCTAATCCCAAACCGGTGTTGGCGAGATCACTAACCGATTTAGAAAAGTTTTCCAGTGCTTTGATTGCAAAACCAAATGCCGCAGTAACACCAGCGCCAAGACCAACAAGACCGGCGAGCGCTGCGGCCATACCAGAAAGGCTATTCTGGTTGAATGCTTCCATAAACCCTTTGCTAGCTGACTGAATTTTTTTACTACTTGACTCTAGTATCTTGCCGTGTTTTTCACGATAGGTGTTTAATTTCTTTTCGGCTTGAATGCTCTCAGTGTGATCTTGTCGTGTTTCTTGCTGCATCTTGCGAAACAGCTTTTGGTTTTCCAAGACAACCTTGTTGCCTTTGTTTGTTTGACGAACCATTTCTGTCAGGGCACGGGCGCTTGCCTGATTGTATTTTGCCATTTCTTTGGCAGTTTCTTCAGTTGCCCAACGCGGAACTCGAACCGATTGGTCACCAATTTGAATTTCTAGTTCGTCAGCCATAATGCCCTTTAAATACGTAGATAAATATATAGTAGAGGAAGATCCTCTACTATATATTTAGCGAGAGAAAATGAGCTCAAACCCACTAGAAAAACTATACCGCAGCAAAAAACTCTACATAAGTTTGCCTAGTCTAGGTAGATTTTACACACAAGGTATTACTTTGAGTGCTGATGGAGAAATTGGCATCATGCCAATGACTGCAACCGACGAAATCAAACTCAAAAGCCCAGATAGTTTGTTCAACGGCGAAGCATTGTATGAACTATTTCAAAGTTGTGTTCCTGATATCGCCGATCCGCGTGAAATCCCGAATTGCGACGTAGATAAACTTCTATTAGGTATTCGTGTTGCCACAACAGGTACCGATCTAGACATTAGTTCAACCTGCCCCAAATGTGGATCACAGGACGATTTTGTGATCGACCTCACTGTAATCATGAACTCAACTCAAGAAATAGCAAAAGATAACACAGTTGAACTCGAGGATGTCACTGTTCATGTTCGTCCTCTCACACTCAAAAACCAAGTCATCGCACAAGTCGAAAGCTTTTACCAGTATCGTATGCAGCAAACCTTGCTTGAAGATAAACTGACCGAAGAGCAACGAATTGAAATGTTCAACGAAAGCTTATTACAAGCAATCACCATCAAAACCACACAAGTCGCCGAATGCATTGAACGTGTTATTCTTCATAACGAGGAACAGGCTGTTGTAGACAATCGCGAACATATCTTTGGTTGGGTGAAAAACATGGATTCATCAACCCATAATAAAATTCAGGAAAAGATCATCGAACTAGGCAACCCTAAAATGAATAACCGGGTAGAAATACAATGCAGCAACGCAGAATGCGGACATCATTATAAAACACAAGTCGACCTTAATCCTGTAAATTTTTTCTAGCCACTACAATAAAAATGTCCGCGGCTGAGATTAGAGATTATGTCAACCGATTGTCAGTGGAGCAAGAGAGGATGGAAGAATATCTAATGGACATTGCACTATATAGTGATGGCGTAATAAGTTTTGGCGAATTGGTCTCGATGCCTATGCCACGAGTGAAAATGTATGAAAAAAGACTCAACGAAAAATTACATAGAAAAGCCGGAAAAAATGCACCGCAGAAGATGGAACCAGGACAAAACAATGGATAATTTCAGTCAGAACTTGATCAACCGTAAAGAAAGATTCATTCTATGTTTATGATGATGCTTCGCATCATCAGCTGATTCGCAAATCTCATCTCGCTTCGCTCGAATCGATTTGCTTTCAGCCTTTTTTAATCTCAAAAATCGTTTCTAAAACTATTCGAATAACTGTTATTGGGGTGATCGATTTTTCCAGAGCCTTAATGCCACACTTTGCCCGATTACAGGCAAAGCATGGCATTAAATGACTTTTCCGTCACCTTCTCCACAGAGACCACGCTGCAACAAAATAACCTTGTATAGCCAGGAAAGGGCGGTTGAGCGATACCCTTTTACATTCAACTTATCAACGCAAGACCACCGAACGATGTTGCAGTTTCGTTCGGCTACTCGTAGGTTCCAATTGGTCAGGAGAGCCTACTCATTTCCCATGTGTCAGATGGGTGCTGTCAGACTGCGGCATGCCAGATCCGTCAGCGCAAGCAATAGCTTACGCTTCCTCAAGGCGCGGGGTAGAGCCGCTATGGTCAGGGTTCCAGGATTGTCCTTGTTGAGCCTATCTTAGCTGTGGACCTTTTCAAAGGTGGCCCTGTTGAGTTCGAAGAAACTGTCAAATTCAGTTAGTTTCCACTCAACCCCTTCCCGATCTGTATACTGGACGTGTCTATGGGTTTCAAAATTCTGTGATGATTCGAAACCAACAAATCGTCCTACTCGGGTAATCTTCATAAAGAGGATATTGATATCCCCGGGATCGGCTGCGTCTTTGATTTGTTGCAGCCATCCCTCTAGTAGAGGAATTTCCTTGTTGAACAACAAGTGATGAAACGGAAAACTACTATAGTTTTTACACTCGCAGTTGAAGTGTTGCCAATTGTCTGGTGGCACCACATCGCCTTTCATGTGTCGAATTTGTCCATCACTCATGACAATTTTCCGGCTGGCATTGGTGCCTCCGGTGTAAGCGCCTGAATTAGGGACGCGAATGAATGGTGCGCTATACGTTTCTGATAGGTATCGGGCAACGTCACGTTCCCACGCACCTCCCTTTGCCTTACTCTTGCTAGTCAAATGTTGTTGATCATTTCTGCTAATATGATACCGCAGTCTTCGGATCTCGTCATTTTACGGCGTGATCCGTCGTTATCAGAAAACAAATCACTTATTGTCGTGGTAGCGTTTGGGATATGATAATTCCACTGACTGTTTGGTAACGTGTATGTGTTAATCTTTAAGGGGTCACCAACATGTGTGACATAATAGTCGCCTGTAATACATGATGATATTGTTGAATTTTTGATATGTTCTTCACTCAATGTCAAACTCCTGGTCTGGGCTGAAGCTGGTAAAACCGTTTTCTTTAACTACATAGAGTATGTTATTTACCCTTCCAATAAGCTCTTCTCTATGCGAGATGAGGAAGATGTTTTTGCTACGGTCTCGGTGCATCTTCTTGAGCACAACAAGGGCACTCTCCACACCGTTTGAGTCCATACCGCTATCAATCAGTTCGTCGATAGCCATGAAGTCGATTGGCATGTTGGTGCTCTCGTGCACATCACGAAAAGCCCAGCTAAGTCCGAGGATCAGCCTGTTTCTTTCTCCTCGGCTCAAATTATCAAAGTCCAACTCACGTCCAAGTTCTGTAATCTCCACTGTGAGGTCGCTCTGAAAGACAACCTCATGTGGCAGACCCAGCTTGTTGAGATAGTAGTTGAGACGGCTGTTGAGATACTGAAGGTTCTGCTCAATAATGCGCTTGCGAATAAAGCTATCCTTGTTAGTGAGCAGCTTGAGTAGAAACTCCTGGTGCTCGCGCAAATTATGCAAGTTGTTCATCACTTCCCAGTCAATAGGCTGAATTCCTGTCTTCTCCAAACTTTCAATCTGTTCGGCGTAAGGGTCTTCTGCTTTTTGCAAGCCGTCCAGCTTGTCTTTCAGTGACGTTAGCTGGCTTTGCTGTTCATACGCTTCTTGCGTCGTTGCGTATTTAGTATCGGGGATCTGCTCAGGAAGGATGATGTCATCAATTATTTCCTCAAGCTCTTTGATTGCGGCCAAGTCTTCTTCAATGGCTGCTTCAGATTCAGCAATGGCTTTACTTTTGGTCTCGATGATTTTGTTGTTTGAATCGTCGTGTAGATCTTGTCCACAGGCATAGCATTTATGTTTACGAGCTGCGTCCAGATCTTCTTCCGCTTTTTGTTTGCTGCGTCTCTCACGTTGAACATTAGCTTCAAGTTGGGCAGCGGCCTTCCTGGCGTCGGCGAGATCAGACTCAGCACGACGGTAATTATCGAGCGCCACATGCTGTGCAAGTTCTGTTTCAATGTCCAGGGCTTCAAGTTCAGCAATAGATCTCTGAACTTCATCTGTGTCCTCTGTGTTCTTCTGATTCCAGATCCGCTGCCGCCTACGAAGGTCGTCGATGGATTTTTTGATTTGCTCATTCGCGTTCTCAACACCTTTAATGCGATACTCTTCTTCCTTGATCTGATCTTTTGTGGTCTTGAGAAGTTCTTTAAGCACAACAGCCTTTTCTGATAGTAGCGTGATGCCGAGTAGGTTTTCGATGATGTCACGCTGATCGTTCGCTCGTAGTGCAAGGAAAGGTTCATTGTAGGTATTTAAGGCAATCAAGTGCTTGAACATGATGTGGTTCATACCAAACACTCGCTCAATCTCTTGCTGGGTAAGGCGCATCTCACCCTGGCCTTCGTCAGTCTCTTCGACTGCATTCATATCGTTAACCAAGAACTTGAGCATGTTTGGACTACGGCCACGCTCAATTCTGTAGTGCATATCGTTAACACTGAACTCAACTGTTACTAACATACCTTTGTTGTTGGTCTTGTTCACAAGATTCGCTTTTCTAATATTGCTTATGGCATTACCATACAATGCATAGCTCAGTGCATTAACAAGCGTTGTTTTACCAACCCCGTTCCTCGATCCATCTCCACCTAGATCAAGATTATTTCCAAGAACTAGTGTTAGACCTGCATTTTCAAAATTCACAGCTTGTGTCACATTCCCTACGGAGAGGAAATTTTTCATGGTAACATTTTTTATACGAATCATTTAGTCGCGGCTGCCTTCATCACTACAGAGTTCTTCAATTTCATCAGCCATGCCTTCCATGATCCAGTCTGGCATAGTAGCGGAGCCTTCCATGACGGCTCGTTCAAGCAGAATCATCATGGTATCCATGTCCTGCTCCATGAGTTCTTGGATGAGTCCTTGAAATTCGTCGTCAGCTATGAGTGCATCATAATCTTGATCGATGCCAGTTTCAGTTGCACGTTCTCTCCATGCAGTAACGCGCTCGTGTAAGTCGTCAATTTTATCTTGGTCAGTCATTATAAGTCCTTGTATATATCCATCAGCAGCTTCTGGTTGATCATCTCGCTTTCAACAGCTTGCAACTGGTTGTATACGATTTGATCAACACTCTCCACGACAAAGTCACCATCTTCAGCAGGATCAAAGCTTAGCTCTTCTTTCTTCTGAGGTAGCAGTGCCAATTCACGTGGGTTGAACTGCGATACAAATGTTTCCTTGATGAAGTTTGCTTCTTCATAGCTGATAGGCACATCAAGTATTGCTCTGCAATATGTTTTGTTGTTTAGGTAGTCCTCAGGGCTGTCAATCAGGTCGCTGAGATTGAGGCGGACGTAACGAGGCCCGTCGTAATTGACGTATTTTGGCTCGCCTCCCCATTCGAGGAACATGGCACCACGGTCATCGTCCCATGCGTCCGCATAGTTATGCGCAAAAGGACTACCTAAATAATGGACTTTGCCGCGGATCTGGCGCTTGTGGAAGTGTCCGCTGAAGACATAGTCCGCAGCCTTAAAATCATCTGCTTTGAGCTCGCCGTGGTCAGGCATTTCTACGATAGCATTCATCATGAAGTGCGGTAGCTCAAAGTGCCCAAAAACATACTTGCTTTTGAGCTTCTTCATCTTCTTCCACTCATCACCAACGAGCCAGGGCACGAGTGCAACGTCGCCCTGCTCTACAATGTCGTCGTTGATGATGTGGATGTTGTCAAACATATCGCCAAACGGAAAACTGTTGATCTCGCGCTTTTCGCGGTAGAACAAGTCGTGGTTGCCGACAAGCATGTATACGTTTTCAAACGCCCGACTCAGGCGGGTGAAGTTACTGGTTGTGTAGTTGAGTGTGGACACGTTAACGCTAGCGCGATGGTGATGCCAGTCACCCAGGAAGATGCAGGTTTCACAGCCATGTGCTCGGGCTTCTGCAATGAACCAAATGAGGAATTCCTCACAGTCAATGTTGTGCTGGCGACTGTTGTTCTTGTTGCCAAAGTGGATGTCAGTGAAACACGCGGCGTGTTTAAATAAGTTTGTCAAGAGTGCGACCTCAGTTTATGTAATGATAATAACAGCTTATGTTCTAGCGGTCAACCGTTCAAGTTCCATCTGGATCTCAGTCTTCATGATCTCCATGAGTTCACTTTCAGCATCGATTCCATGATCATCCTGTAAATCAGTGACAGCTTTACTCTGTAACCTAAGCTTTAGTGCACGATCTTCGCCTTGATATTCTGTCGAAAAACAATATTCGTTATATGTATCGTTTGATTCTGACAGAGATTTTATGACCACAAAGTCAACTCCGTTAACAGTGGTGCGTAAAAATTCTTCAGATTGTGTTGTATCCTGCATCTTTGAGTTCCTGACGCTGTTTCTCTTCGTCCTCTTCTCGAGCACGCTGTTGTGCAGCTTCATCGTCCAACTGACGGTTGAAGCTGGGCATATAACCGCCATCTTGTAACATATCATCGCGAATACTTTGATTGCGCTTTTCAAGATTGAGGACACGAGTAAAACTGTTCGTTATTGTCGCAGTGTAGTAAGCAAATGGATTTTGACTACGAGCCTCGTTAAATTTAAGACCAACCTCGCTAAGCTGTAGCAGAGCAGCCCCCTGCATTTCAGAATTGTATGTATACCCGCGCCAGTTGCCCCTCATAGCATAACGTTCTACAAGCTTCATCATCATTTTTGCTAGATTTGGTGTTAACCCACCATGTGTGCAGTTGAAGTGACCGTTGTCAAACCCTCCTTCCCAATGGCTACGAACAACCTCGCGCCATTCACCATCTAGGAACGCATAATGCTTGAATGGTGGGAAGTTGACTTTGGTATGCAGATCAGCTTCGGTTTTAGGGTTCTTTTTCCTCTTTGGAGTTTCAGGAATGTGTTCATAAGTCATAACACGAAATACAATATCTTCATCAGAAATTTTTTCAGGATCTACCCGAAAATCTGCTTGCTTGGGCTTGGTTGATCGTGATCCATTGTCGTCATACCATTTGTTAAGACCGGTTTCGTAGTCAAGGCTGCTAATACGAGCTGCCTGGTTTTCTTTCGCAGTGCGAATAGTTTTTGGATTGATTTGATCAACTGAGTCAATGATGCAGTCGAATTGATTGTAACGCTCATCTAATGAATAACAGTAACTAAGCTTACTGGCATGGATTTCTTTGAGCATATCTTTGTTGTTGAGATAATTGGTGGGTTTTTTACGGGCCATATATTAGATTCCTATTGTTAATGAGTATAGTATTCTAAATCATTGATGTCAAGCCGAATTTTTGGTTGATAAATATCAAATAGAAGTGTGAAATGCATCACACATATTTATCAGGGATTTTAATGGTAAAAGCAGACCAAAGAGCAAGGCTCACGATGAAAACGTTAGGTTCAAACCAATTTGGTTTGAGCAATGCAATTACAGGCGCGACGGCTGGGTATTACCTTCCTCTTGAAGGACCAGGATTGGCGTTACGTCGAACTAATGGCATTTTGTTCCCTTATACACCTAATATTTCATTTGCACAACAGGTTGAATATAGCAGTTATGAATTAGTTCACACTAATTATCAACAGAATGCATATGGAAAAACACGTAACCCAAATATTCAAGTCACTGGTTTATTTGCTAGTCAAACTCCAGAGGAAGCAGCTTATACAGTTGGCGTAATGCATTTTTTGCGCGTTGTAACAAAAATGAACTTCGGAAACAACGACCAAGATGCAGGAACACCACCACCGGTTCTAGAATTTAGTGCGTATGGCGCATATAATTTTTACAAGGTCCCAGTGTTAGTTGGTAGTTTCAACTTTGTTTATGAAGACGGTGTTGATTATGTTGAAATAGAAACAAATGGTGATACTGTGCAAATACCAACTGTTATGACTATTGCTATCGACTTGCTACCGCAGTATTCGCCGGCTAAGCAAAATGAATTCAATATGGCCGAATTTGCTAGCGGTGAAGGATACAAGAAAGGGTTCATTTAATGGCATTTAAAAGAACTAGCAATTTGCGAGCAACTCCAGTAATTGATGGATATTTGGATATCTACAATCCTCCGATTATACCAGATTTTAATCAAACTGAAATTGTGGAAATTACACAAAAATATAACCGCCGCCCAGATCTTTTAGCTTACGATTTGTATGGCGAAGCACGTCTTTGGTGGTTATTCGCGCTCTACAATAAAAATGCAATTGTCGATCCAATAAATGATTTTACAACTGGGACTAGCATTGTGGTCCCACTGCGTAGCTTCGTGACAGGAATCTAATGACCAATTTTCTTTCAAATGCTCTCAATGAATATGAGACGTACACTTACAATATCAAACTTTGGCAAGTAGACCCAAGAGATTTTGGCCAAGGCGACAATTTAATCAAAACCGAACGAGCGATTTTGATTGCTGATAATGCGCGGCTCGCTGAATACAACATCGTTGATATGGAGCAAGTATTTACAGTCGGACACGGCCAGGTGCGCGAAGCCTTTGGTAACACTTTTCGTTTAACAGTCAATGAACCCAACGGTGTCACATTGCTCAGCACAATAAAAGGTGCAAGCATTAACTTAGGAATCAATAATCATTTACAGGCTGGTTATTTAATTGAGGTCGAGTTCAATGGACGGGTTGCAGACGGTACAGCTAAAAAATTTCCACAAAAGTTCTACTACACTGGTAAAATTACTGATTTTACATTTCGCATTGATGAAGGTGGCAGCACATACACCATTGAAATTGTCGAACAAAGCGCAATTGGCTACCAGTATCTTAAAAATCGTGTGCCTGGACAAGTAACCGTGGTGGCGCAAACGGTTGGTGAATTTTTTTCAGAGTTTGAAAGATTGATCAACGAAACAATGATTGACCTTTGGGTTGCGAATCCCACTGCCCAGCAATATCCGACACAATATCGATTTGAATTTGATGAAACGACTGAAAGCTGGCGGGATTGGCGTTTTCAAGTCTTAGATGAAGCACTCACTGTCAGCGGGATTGAGTTCGTTGGTGCACCAGGGCAAGACCCATCATTGCAGATTAGTGTTCCTAATGGCACACAAATGACCACGGTGTTTAGCTATGTATTGCAGCTTACAGAAGAATATAAACGGATACTAGTTGAACAACGGGGATTCAGTCGCGAAGTCTATGCCCGTAGTCAGCCTAATTCGCGAGTAGATGATGTTGAGTTAGATAGCTTGCCTGTATTCATGAAAGTGCTCAGTAACATTGAGTATGGCGAGTTTGATCTTTTCGCGCAAGACTACGCTCATAACATTGTATACCGGCTTAAAGCATATACTGTAACTGATCTGGTTCTCGATGCAGACGTTTATTCACGAGGTATTACAAGTCAAAGCATTCAGAGCCGACGAGTAAGCAATATTGTAGCTGGTGGCTATCTGCGTAAGCGTTATGATTATACGTTTACTGGCCGTAACACAGAAATTCTCAATTTGGATATGGATTTTAATTATGCTTACTACCAGATTTTGCCGTTCGGAGAAGGTTATTTTGGTGATCCAAGGGTGCAAGGCCCGCGGTTATTGCAAGACCAGCCAGAAATTCAAGGACGACTGGAGGCTATTGCCAGAGACACGCAAGCCGTTGCAGACGCTCAGCGACAGCTAAACACGTTTCGTAATGAAGGACAACCAGAAAATATTATCCAAGCATCTGCAGGAGAACTAGCCAACTTACGGCTCTCCCTTAATCAGACAATTGAAAACGAAACAGCACAATTGCGTGAACAATACGGACTCACTGATCAGCAAATCGCAATGCCACTTCGCTGGGTTCAAGATGTTATCGGTGGTCAAGAAACCAATAGTAGTGACAACGATGAAAATAGTGGTGCATTAAAATTCGGCGGGGTGAGAGTCAACTTGGAAAGCTCGGCCGATTTCCACACAATCGAAATGGAGATACGCGGAGATCCATATTGGATGGGGAAGCCAAATAGTTTTCGTCAAGCCGAAAATAACGTTGAAGACTTAGCAGATTACGAAGCTGGTTCAATCAATTTCTTCTTGGTCATTAATTTCCCCACGGCCGAAGAAGACAGTTCAGGAAGGCGAGCGCCCAATCCAGATTATCAACTCAGCGGACTTTATCGCGTCATCAGTGTGATTAATCGTTTTCGTAACGGTCAGTTCGTGCAATATCTAGAAGCAACACGTGATCTAGGAACAAATATTCAGTCTGCCTGGGAAGCGTTGGCTGGTGATGATAACGTCGCCCGCGCCACGGAAGATTCAAGGCGGAGAGCTAATCAGCGTGATCTGGCCCAAGAACAGGACGAAAGTTATCGAAGAGCAGCAGGAATTGAATAATGGCACTTAATCGTAATATTGACAAATATACTAAACAAGTACGCCCAGCCTATAATCAAAATGAAATAGACGGCGGACTTAAGATTCCTACTGGTGTTTACCGTGGCACTGTTGTTGACACAAATGATCCAAACCGTGAGGGACGGGTCAAAGTGCAGGTTGCCCGGTTCTACGGCACATTCACGCCTGGTCAATCAACAGGAACAAATGTGGACCCAGAAAGCTACAAGGGCGCGATGTGGTGCCGAACGTTGCTATCACAAGGCGGAACCACTCCACCAGCAGAAGGACCAAACGGCACAGTTAGCCAAAACTCATATGGTATAACTGGTCAACCTCCTAGTCTTAACAACGAAGTCTTGGTGGCATTTGGAGAAGACTTACACAGTGGTATTGTGCTGGGTGTGCTACCCGACCCACAAAAGATTAGAGGCATTAATGGTGCTGGTGTAACTCGGCAAACGGCAAGCGGTGAGACAACTATTGGCCAAGAAATTTCTAGAACTAATTCATCACTTGACGATTTACCAGATGAGCACCCGCAAGCAGAAGCCTTGCGTAATCAAGGACTAGATCGTGACCGTATTCGTGGTCAAAATTTTTCAAGTCCTACGCGAGATCCTAGTTCGCGTACTATGGGTATGTCTACTCCAGCCGGCCACGCTATTACACTAGACGACGGTAGTCTTGAAGATGGCGATCAGTTAGGTATGCGTCTTCGCACTGCAGGCGGCGCACAAATACTCATGGATGATACAAATGGTCTTACATATATTATCAACCGCGAGGGTAATGTATGGATCGAAATGAACCGTAACGGTGATCTTGACATTTACGCTGGCAATTCTATTAATATGCATACACAAGGAGACTTCAACCTTCACTGTGGCGGCAGTTTCAACCTACAAACAGGTAACGATATCAATATGAGAGCGTTGGGTGGTATTAAATATCAAGCGGTAGCTGGCCCCTTTGACATCACCAGCGGCGCCAACTTAAACCTCACCGCCGACGGCAATGGTAATGTTAGTGTTGCTGGAAATTATCGAGAAACTGCGGCACGTATTGACATGAATGGTCCTGCAGCTGAAGTTGCCGCGCAACCTCAGACAACTCAACTTACTGGGAATACCAACGTGACAGAAAGCGTGAGCCGTCGCGTTCCTGAATCAGAGCCATGGGCTGGGCATTTAGATGTTAGTGTGCTTGATACTTCTTCAGCGAGTGGTGCTGTGGCTCAAGGTGAAAGTGACAGTTACTATTATGGTAGCCCGACCGATTTCAGCAGCTACAATGACCAAACTGGCAGCTTTGACCTTAACAATTTCCCTCCAAGCACAGGTGGTAATTTTATAAGCTTTACAGGAAATGTAGACCGCCGTATTGATCCAGATTTGCTGAGCAAAGTAGAAGAAGTTGCTCGGCGATTTGGCAGACCTCTTACAATTACAAGTGGATTTCGTTCACCAAGTTACAACGCAAGGGTTGGCGGGGCTAGACGTAGCCAACACCAATTAGGCCGCGCTGTAGACATTTCGGGTAGTGGCTTGACGAATCAGGACCGCTTGGATCTTATAGCAATTGCTAGTTCTATTGGCATAAAAGGAATCGGTGTTTACAATGGAGGCAGCTTGCATTTTGATAATCGTGATGGGGCAAGAGCAGGATGGGGTAGCGATTACACCAGTCGCAGTATTCCTAGCTATGCAGTCGCCACTCTCAATAAACATCGAAGTGGAGGATTTGCATGACGCAATTACGTTTGGTGGAAGCTGGCCGCCGTATCCAATGGGATACATTTCAAGTTCAAGACGAGTATGCAACTCAGTTTCGTATCAATGTGGGTATTGCAATTGTAAGCGAAAGCATGACCGACCTCATGTTAAGTTACAAGACATGGTCGGGTATTCGGTATCTTAACGAAGATGGAGAATATGAGATAGGATATGGTGTAGGAGATCCAGATAGTCGTCAAGGCTACACTGAAGAGCAAGCATATGGAGAATGGATTAGTTTTGTGCGAAATCGACAGCAAAGCCTTCGCAACCAGCTTCCTGTTGTAGCAATCACCCAGGCAGCGTATGACGCATTACTCAGCCTTTACATTGATACTGGCACTTGGAGAACAGTAGTGGCTGAAGAAGGCACATATGATCTCGCGGATGCTGTAAAAAATTCTAACTGGTTACTTGTTGCAGACATAATTTCACGTGGAATCGTCAATCCTGATCTGCGCCGCGCCGAAGCAGGCGTTGTGCAGCTTGGCGCTTATCCTACATTCAAAACAAGACGTCAGCAGCGCACACAAGGCGTGCAAGAACTGCGTAAGCGTTACATCAACGGACTAACTAACGAATTTGAACGGACTCAGGCTGAGTTCGTTTATTACCGCCAATTGGGAATTTTCTTGCCAGGCATGAGTCAACTTCGTCAGCGCCGTGTCGTGGCTCAAGCTTTGACTTGAATTATGACACAATCTTTGCTTTGGGGGCAACTGCGGCGACCTCTGCAAGCAGGCTTTTTTCGTTTTGAAGTTGGAAATCCAGCTACGGAACAGAACGCCGTCCAGCTCAAGGTCAGCAGTCCAAGGCCGGCTCGAAGTCCAGTTGTCTTTGCGAATGTGAATGCAAACTTTCATATGTCTTGTCTCCTTTGCTTACAATACCAATATAAGCAAAATGCCTTGGTTTGTCAACAACTATTTTCAAAAATACGTAGTTTTTCTAGGACATAAATATTATTATGGCAACTTTCGTAGGATTTTCCACATTTGGTAAACGCACTGGTACTCGTAATTTAGAGGATAAGGAGTTGGCCAAGCGTGATCTGCTTAATAATTTTTATACCCGTCGGGGAGAACGTCTGGGTGAACCAGAGTTTGGTAGTATACTCCCAGAGCTAGTATTTGAGCAATTTGACCAACTTGTGATTGATGCAGCAGATGAAGATGTTCGTCGGATTATTGATCTAGACCCTCGGTGGAGGCTCATTGATTATCAAATTGATACTGGTGAAAATGAACTCACCATTGAAGTTCAACTTCAATATGTTCCAGACCTAAGTAACGATACGTTGCTTCTTGAATACACAGGCACAGAAGAGATTTAACATGGCCCAAAGCGTAAGACAAAGAAATCTATTTTCAGCTGAAGATTTCCGATTGATTTATGACAGCTTCAAACAGGCAAACTTCCAAGCTTATGACTACGATTCAATACGTGGTGCATTGGTTGATTACGTCAAGCAACAATATCCAGAAAATTTCAACGACTGGATTCAATCAAGTGAGTTTGTTGCATTAATCGAGACCTTAGCATTCCTCGCACACAGTTTAGCATTTCGTATTGATCAGGCTGGACGAGAGAACTTTCTAAGTACCGCTGAGCGCCGCGCGAGTATTTTGCGCATTGCAGACTTTCTAGGCTACACACCAACACGTCATCAGCCAGCGCGCGGCGAGCTAAAAGTTGTCAGTATTCGCACGACTCAAGACGTCTTTGATATAAACGGCAACTCACTTAAGAATAAGAGCGTGGATTTTGAAGATGATTTCCAGAACTTCTTGCTAGTTATGAACTCAGTACTCAGTGAAAATAACAAGTTTGGTCGCCCAACTAGCAGTATTCGGATTGGAAATATCAAGAATGATATCTATGCGACAAATATCGCACCAGGCCGTGATGTAGTGTTTTCATTTAATGGCGAAGTTAATGGTGCTCGTAGACCATTTGAAGTGCATGGTTTAGAGATCAATCAAGCCACTAAATCATTGCAAGAAAGTGAACCTAACCCAGAAGACAGTTTTGATCTTGTCTATAAAAATGACGGGCAAGGTTTAGGAAGTAACAATACCGGGTTTTTTGTGGGCTTCAAACAAGGCTCTTTACAGTTCAACGATGTAAATGCTGATAGCGCGATTAGTAACCTAATAATCGATATTGGCACAACCAATGTCAATAACAATGATGTTTGGGTTCAAGAAATCAATAATGATGGACAAGTGCAAGAAACCTGGACCAAGGTTGACAGTAGTTTTGGTGCCAACACCGTGTTTAACAATATTCGCCAAGACAATCGTAAGCTTTACACAGTTAAAACTGTTGAAGATGATAATATCAACGTGGTATTTGGTGATGGCGTATTTAGCGACATACCGAACGGCCTAATAAGAATCTGGTATCGCAATGGATTGAATCAGACATACACACTCGATCCAGAAGACATTGGCACTGCAACGTTTGGATTCAAATACAATGCTGCCGATAATAACACGTATACAGTAACATTTACCTTAGAATTGCAAGAGCCTGTCACAAATGCAGCGGCGCAGGAATCAGTCACTAGTATCAAAAATAATGCCGGCAGAGTTTTTGCAGCGCAGGACCGTCTGATTACTGCCGAAGATTACTCTGCATACCCTCTAAGTGTTAGTGAAAATGTTAAAAAAATCAAAGCTATCAATCGCACTTATGCAGGCCATAGTCGCTTTATCAAACCACAGGATCCAACCGGCCAATACCAAAGTGTTGATATGTTGGCTGATGACGGTTATATCTACAGTGAGCCTGTCAATTATCGAACAACCCTGCGTCTACCAAGCACACTTAACGCAGAACAAATTTACGAACGTTATGTTGCTGATGTTATCAAGAATCCGGAAGTTATCAATTTATTTTACGACAAATTTGTAGAAACAGACATAGACTTTGAATTAGAATCTACTAGCTTTGAATGGCAGCAAATCACCAGTGGCTATCGCGGTTCAACTGGTTATTTTACACAGGACGGCGTGATCAAAAAAATTGGCAGCAACGCAACAACAGATATGAATATTGCCCGGCCCGGTAGCATTGTTGAGTTTATTGAAACTCCGTATAACAACGGCACAATCGGCACAATCGGGCAAACTCTGCAGATTATAAATGCAGGTAGCGGATACACTGCAACACCATTGGTCGAAATTTTAGGGACAGGCAATGGTGCAACAGCAGAAGCAACCATTGCCGGCGGTCAACTCTCGGCAGTTACAATCACAAATGGAGGCACTGGATATCAGAATCCAGTTGCAGTGAGAATTGTTGGCGGGGGCGGGACAGGTGCTGAAGTGGCAGCAACGGCTAGCAGTGCAACTCGAACTTGGGCTCGAGTGGTAGATGTTGTTCTCGACGGACAAGGAATCATTGATAGCAACGGTAATCCAACTGGACTTACAACCAGAGGCCAAGGAGCAGTTGTTCTGAATAAAGCAATTCCGAATACTGCAAGAGTTACTCGAGTTTTCCCAGCATATGCGACCCAATTTTCATTAGACGAGCGTGACGCTATTATCACAGAAATTGAAGGACGTAATACATTTGGTTTACGTTTTGATGCTTTTGCAAGTGAATGGAAGATTGTCCGCGCGGGCGATCTTGCACCGACAAACGAAAATAGTCCAAACTTCTTTAGCTTTGATAATGCAGGCAATACATCAAGCAGTAACCTTGATAATAGCTGGATAGTTCGCGTTGAATACACTGCAGACGCTTGGACAATTGTCACACGTCGCACACGTTATGTATTTGGTAGCGACGAACGCATTCGTTTCTACAATCAGAATGGCAACATGAGATTCAATATTGAAACCAACAAACCAGAGCGTGATCGTATAATTGTTAAAGGAGTCAATACACGACCGAATGGCAACGGATTTTCAATTGGTAATGATCAGACATTTTTTGTTTACAAATATTACACTGAGCCTGACGGATACACAGATGGTCGTAAAGTAATCATTACAGTAGCCGATGTTGACAACGACAATTATCCAGACGATCCGTTAGCATTTAAGGATATAACTGGTGCAGATACAATCAATTTGAATACAATTTTCGAAGACGGATTCGCATATACTGTCCGTTCAGATACAGGAACGGCTGTGCCGGGCAGAGAATTTTTGGATTTCAAATGGAAACGAGTAAGCGCAAGCAATTATCGTATCGACCCGAGCCTCAGCAATATTATTGATGTATTCGTGCTCAATCAAAATTATGATAACAACTTTCGCAAGTGGATCGCTGATAGCCGCCAGGCAGCAACTCGTCCAGAACCGCCAGATGCAGTTGATCTTGAACGTCAGTTTGCCAGCTTGAATACTAAAAAAGCAATAAGTGATAGCATTGTATATCGGGCTGCGGAATATAAAGTTTTGTTTGGTGAACTCGCAGATGTTGAACTGCAAGGAAAATTTAGGGTGGTTAAGGTAGCAGGCACAACACTTACTGACAACGAAATCAAATCACGTATTCTAGCAATTATCAAAGATTTCTTCAATATCGAAAATTGGGATTTTGGTGAAATATTCTATTTTACTGAGTTGAGTGCATATATTCATCAGCAGATGCCAGGGGTAATAAGTAGCGTAGTAATCACCCCAATACAATCTAATAGCAAATTCGGTGATTTATTCCAGGTCATTCCAGAAAGTAACGAGTTGTTCATCCCGGACGTAACACTACAAGACATTGAAATTGTCAACTCATTAAATACATTAAGGTAAATTAATAAATGGCAAACAAATATCGAGCCAATCCAAAAGACGTAAAAAACTTTACTCAGAGCTCTGAAATAAAGCTGTCACAAGACTTTCAAGACTACAGTGAGTTTCTGCCGAATGTCAATCGCAGTGAATCATTGCAGAGATTCTTTGGTGCAACTGTCAATCAATTACTCAGCAGTGGATCGACACAAAGCATTGATACCTATTGGGGGCGTCTCGCCGGCCGCAATTATAATCCAAACAGTGAGCTATTCAATCCAGAAACAGATGCTATACGCCTCAATTATCAATTTCAGCCTGGCACAGTGAGTAAGTCGGAAGGCGAAACACAACAAACTGTGAGCTATATCAATTGGCTTAAAAGACTTGAAAGCTTGGGGTCTGACCTAAACAATCATGATCGTCTATTTGCAGAGCCGGGATATGTTCTAGATCTTCCTATTAATGCAGATATGTTCATTAATTACCGTAATTACTATTGGATTGAAGGTTTAATTCCGGTTATCGAAATTGAACCAACTAGTGCTGATCCGATCGTCTTAGACGACATTGTATCGCAGAGCCAATATACTACACCTGAATTGAGTAATCACAAAGAAGTTACTTTTGTAAATGGTTTGTTGGTCAAGTTCACTGGACCGTATGTATCAAGCACCAGTGGAAATTGGTTCACAGATTGGACTTATTATATTGAAAATGTAGGCGGGGCAGATGGAATTCAACTCGTGCCTAAATTCGATGCGGCAGGAAATGATTTATTCCCAAGTTTAACACCATACGAAGTTCCGATTCGAGAAGGATGGGATACGGTTGAATGGGATACTACAGCATGGGATGGTACCGCGCCCTTTGCGTCTTATGATGTGAACACAACCTTTGAGCGCCAAGATCTCAATCTTAATAAGAGCTATATTGTTATGGAACGCTGGGCGGCGGACAAGAACGCTTGGGCCCGCAGCAATAAGTGGTTCAGTATTCATGCCCTGCGCCAGGCAACAGAATTCAATGATCTAGACCTTAATGCATATTTGAATGTGCGCACACGAGCTGATCGACCAATTCTTGAATATCGTGCAAACATGGAATTGTTCAAACACTGCAAAAACTATGTTGAAACTGTAGACTATGCTATTAGTCTCGACCAAGCTACTGAAATGCTAAGCGGTATTGATCAGTTTGCAATTGACGACGAAAATGTTATACAGAACGGCGATATAGTTCTTGTTGCAAAGATAAACGATGATGGCCCTGGCCCATTTAGTGGGGCATTTAGCAGCGCATTTAACGTCGGTGTGCAGAGCGTATATTTCGGAGATGCATTTGTAGTAGATGGTGTTGGTAGCAATATAACATTGACGCCATATGCAAGTTACAGTGTCGACGATTACGTTATTGTTGGCAAAGGCACTGAGCGGGGTGCGGTCTATTGCCTTGAGCAAGAAGGCGAGGGCTGGAAGCTATCTCAAAACAAACTCAAGGCCGGCACCGCCCCGCTTTTCAATCTTTATGATCAGGATAACCATCCTCTGAGCGATCGCACAGAAAACGACTTTGCTGGCGATCCTGTTTTCCGTTACAAGCCAAATCCAAATGGTGCTATTGATAAGGAATTGGGTTTCGCACCGACGTTTACCGAGCAAGGATCGTTCAATAATTATGATTTTGAATGGACGTTGAGTAATACCCGTTACAATGAAAACATCACAGTAGAGACTAGCGAAGAGATTCGTGGATACTACTTCTGGCGTGATCACGTTCGTAATGAATACTTTAATGGCTGGAGTAATATTCGTGGCGGTCAGCGTGTTCCTATTATACAAACCATTTTGGCTAATGGAGTGGATAACCCAGAATTTGAGCTAGGCACCGATAAAGTCTCATACACAACTGAATACACAATTGAACTTAATGATGATGCATATCGTTTCAGCGAGCATAGCTATATTGATGTACATCCAGTCGGTTATGCTAATCCAGAAATGATTTGGAAGACCGACACAGTATACACGGTTAACACACTAATTTCAGACCCTACACGCATGCCAGTATTTCTTGATGCCCAAGGAAATCCGAATGCAGAAATCGTTGTGACAGTTGTCAGCGATGTGTTGGCCGAGATCACGATTAATGACGCATATCCATTTGATAAGTTGCGTTACCAAGATCCAAGTGATAGCACAAACTTTGGTGAGATCTTCCTCAGTAACACAAATCAAAATCGTTACACAGTTCAACTAAATGGACAATATCTTAAAGAAGATGTAGACTATACCTTTTCTGGCACCAAAATTACAGTTACAGCCGAGACACAAGAAAATGACGTTCTAGAATTGATGTATGTTGCAGATGCTGACATTCAAAATGTTGTTTACGATGTTGCTCCAGTGCATTTCTTCAATAGTGAAAACCGTCCATTTGTTGGCGCCGGTTATGACGATTTGATTAAGCATTTTACCCGTCAGCTAACTGCATTGCCAGGCTTCGAAGGTGATTTAGGTGGCATCAACAACTACCACAATATTCTTCGACTTCATTCATATGATGGGTTAATTCGCCAGCAAATCTTCCAAACCAAAAAGGCGCAATACCTAATCGATCAAGAATCAATTAACCCGATTCGTGCACTCAAAAGTGTATCACGTGACTATGATGACTTCAAAACAACTTTCAAGAACAAAGTTCGTCAATTATGGGAAAATGAAAGCTGGGAAAACGTGCGCGCAATTGTCGACCGTGCAGTAAGTGATATCAATATCGGTAAGAATAAAGAATTCAAATACGCTTACAGTGACATGTTATATGCGCGCCGATTCCAAAGTTTTGCATACCTGATTGATAAAGATTCACCAGCACTAATTTACGAGGTGCCAGAAACAATTAACTGTTATGGTGATAAAAAAAATCATCTGCAAATCTGGATCAAAGAATTTGATTTTGCATTAGATCAATTTATCGAACGGCCGCTGGTAAAGGGCAAAGACTATATAATTGAAGGTAATCGTATCATATTGCAATTTGTTCCTGACGTTGGTGTAAGAAATGTTGTCAATGCTAGCGATAATGTTGTCAATGCAGCATATAATGTCATTGTTGGTAGAGAAATACCAGGCGAAGAGCCAACACTTGTTATTCGTTGGTATGATTATCGTCAGACTAGTCATGTTCCATTCAGTGCAGTTAAACTCGGCTTCTTCCGTCCGACTTGCCCGGAAATTATTGACGGTGTTTTGATTGGACACGACAATAGCCGTTACGCATTGACCGGCACAACAATTTTCGATCTTGACAGTCCAAACTTTGACATTGTCGCAGCTTGCCTATACGACTTTGAATTGCGTATTTTCAATAACCTGGTGGATAAACATTTTGTCACACCAAACTTTGGTTTCGATATGCGTGAGTTCTATCCTAACCCGGTTGGAGAATTTCCATACGCTATAGCCGATCTCAATAGTAGGCTGGATGATTGGTATAATCGTTATGCAATTCGTAATGGAATCGACGAAATCGACACAGATGATCGTTACGATGCAGCTGATCAATTTACTTGGAATTACTCAACAGTGGGTCCTGGTCTAGGCAGTTGGCGCTCACTTTATGTTTACAACTTTGGGACCGACCGACCACACACTCACCCTTGGGAGATGCTAGGCCACTATGTCAAACCAGACTGGTGGGATGACAATTACTCTTGGGATGCAGGACCGCGGCGCGATGCATTGATTAACGCGCTCAAGTATGGTGTAACTGGCAATAATCTAGGACCAGATTATGTCAACACCAAATATGCTCGTAGTCAATACGATTGGACTAATGATGTATTGGTAACTGATGATGGCAGCGCAACTCTCAATCCACCTGTTGATGCAAATGTAGTTTCTGCGCCGACCAGCCAGGATGCATCAAGGCCATTTGTGTTTGGTGATTGGAGTGATATTGAAGACGAATGGCGTAAGAGTAGCGATTATTTGTTTGCACTTGCAGAGGTGTTTTTACAAGTTCGCCCATATCGAACACATGAACTATTTTGGATGCTTGATCGTTGGAATGTTAACCGAGCACCAACACAGGAACAATGGAGAAACGAAGACACGTGTCAGCGTATCGGCAGCACAGAAATTCACAACCAGCTATTAACCGAAGGATTAGTTGTTGGTGTTCGTGTCCGTGAACCAGGCACTGGGTATTCAAGTCTTGGGTTGAAATTCCGTCCTAACCATATTTGTTATCGAAACGCCGAGGCCACAGCCTATGTTGAAGCAGGGCAAGTAAGCAGTGTGTCAATAACTGATCCTGGTCGAGGATTTGTCAGTCAGCCAGAAGTAGAACTCACTGAACCATTTGGAAGTGAGGGTGTTGAACTTGAATATATAATTGATCGCAATTATCATCTTACCCAACTTGGCTTTAATAGTTTGCCAGGCGAAGAATTCCGTGTTAATGTGACTGACACAAACGAACTCGCCACCACACTCAAGCAACTTGACATCAATTATATGCTGCATGTTGGTGGCTATACAGACAAGAGAATTCTTGCAATCGAAGCCGATGTTAATACCGGTGCAGATAGTATTCGTATTCCGGAAAGTAGCTACGATATTTTCATTGATCGCAATGCTCCAAATACAATTGCTTTCTATTCGGGTGTGCGTATTGAAAAGTTAGACGTTGGTTACCGCGTTACCGGATACAATTTAGACAGTCAGTTCTTCTACTACCTGAAGCCAAGCACTGCCGGCAAGCAAGTCGGTGTCGACATTGGCAATGTAACAGTCACCAAATATCTCAATTGGCGTAATGAAGTTGCGCGGGTGCCATATCGTACAATATTCCGTAAGCGCCAGGAATTGTATGATTTTCTTTTGGGTCTTGGTCAATACTATGAAACAATTGGTTTCAGTGTCAAAGATCAATGGGATACTGAAGCTAGAGCAGCGATTCGTTGGTCACTCGACAGCACCCAAGTTGACCCTTTTTATGCAAATGGTATTGCTGATACACTTGTTTATCGTCAAGGCGATCAAGGAGTGGTGCAAACAATCGATGTAAATTATGACGGAATTCCCAACGTATTAGACAGTGACTTTAAGACGATCCGTCGTAATGAAATGCTGGTTTTGCGCAACGAAGATACGACTGAAATGTCTCTTAAAAGTGGTGATGATCGTCTATTTGGGGTAGGCGTACGAGTTGTCGAATTTGAGCACGTGATAACCTTTGATAATACTAGTGACTTCAATGACATTCTTTATCAGCCAGAGATTGGTGTAGGGCAAAATCGTATTCGACTGATTGGCGAACGAACACGCAATTGGAATGGACGTATTGAAGCACCTGGTTATATTGTTCGAGATCGTGGATTGCTACTTAATATTGAAAGCAGTGTGCGCGAAATTGAAAATGACTGGATTACATCAGAAAGCAAAGCACTTGAAAGATTAACAAGACAGACGATAGGATTTAACGTTGGCTATGCAAAACCTACATATATGAAGGATACCTTTGTAGGCGATCGTTCTGCTTATAATTTTGAAAAGGGTGCGCGAAAATACAAAGGTACTGAAAGTGCATTGGAAGCGTTTACGCGCAATAAGAATATTTTTGGTTCTGAGTTTGAGCATGAGTTATACGAAGACTGGATGGTGCGATTGGGAGATTATGGTGATACAAGTGAGAGAAACCCATTACAATTCCAAGTTGTGCATGACAAAATTAAGGGTGATCCGCAACAATTCCGCTTTAGCGATACGTTTGTAAGTGATAAGAGTGATGACCTTGTTATTGACCTATTCAAAGGCGGCAATGAAGCCATCAGCGGCAACTATTCTGCACCGTTTAGCCAATATCCTGTTTTGCGATTGGACAATCAAAGTATCAATGACCTAGAGCTGTTACAAGAGTTTACTCGTGATGCCGGCCTGCCTCTCGTGACTGAAATTGATAATTTTTTGGGCTCAATCGATGACATCGAAGACATTTATGATCCGACAGCACCATACGCATTGATTCCGAATTGGTCAGAATCAACTGCATATGTGCAAGGTGATCTCGTACGTTATTTTGGTCGTGTATATCGCTTAGCAGTTGAATCTACGGGGCTGACTAATCTCAATGATGATATTGTCCTGCGAGGAACCCAGATATTCCCGCAGGTTGCAAACGGACTAACATTCATCGCAAATGGTGAAACAGTCACATTCGAAAAACAAGAAACACAAGTTACATTTGACCAAATTGTGACCAATGGCACTGTTACTAATCCAGTTGTTCCGAGTGGTGACCGCTTGGTGATTGATGGTGTTAACGTTGATTTGATCAATTCAGTGACTACAACGACGTATGCTGATATCACCATTTTAGGTAATGTTAGCAACCCAACTATCGAGAACGAACCTGGACGACAAATTATTATCGGCTATGCTGACGATATAAGTTCTCCACTTACAACTGTTACGGTTGATTTTGATGAAGTAGATCCAACTTTGACAATGCAGACCATTTTGGCTAATGCACTCACAACCGCTGGTGCATCGAATGTTATCGCACAGACAAACACTCGTATTGCTGCACTCGAAGCACTACGTTCAGCATATGTTAGTGCTAACGGTGTGCTGGGTTGGCAAAGCTTTATCAATGATTACTATGATAGCGCACCGTCACCAGATCGTTTTGTCAATCCAGAGTATTTGGGCGCGCAAGTCGCCGCTAACCTAGGCGCAGCATGGGAAGCCGCTGCCAGAAATCTTATTGACCTCGATCTTAACCTGTTATCAGATTTGGGAGGAACAAATACACTCGACCAAGCAGATATGGTTGCTGGACGCGGGATTGGAAACTTTACCGGCCCGCAAGAAATTCAGTTTGATGCTGATATAATTGCCGCCAATGACCTTCTTGATAATGTGGTTACGCCAAATAACCAGAATGAAAACCTAGCCGATTTTGTTGGCTTTGTAGAAAACAATGGTAATACTAGTATTGCAGCAGGTCAACGAATTACAGTAACTAACCCAACCGAATATGTAACTGATAACATAACAGATATTACAAACAAAATTAATGCTGCTCTCGCTTTGGCCGGCGCTCCCGCCGATATCTCGGCGAGCCCAAGCGGGCAGATTGTAACGTTGGTGCGCGAGAATAATCTTGCTGGATATCGTTTGGGTGTGGTAAATGATGTTGATATCGGTTGGAGTGGAGCCAATGATGTTGAAACACAAGGCTCAACTGTTACTGAAGGCCAGCCTCTTGATCTCGATCTGGTTGTGCAGCGTATCAACCAGTTCTCAATTACCGGTGTAACGGCACAGAATATCAATAATCGCCTCCGCCTCACAAGCACTAATCAAACATTGGTATTAGGCAATGGAACCGCAAATAGTGATCTGGGACTATCGTCTGGATCATTCCAGGCAGTCCCAAATACTACAGTGGTTCCTGTCGATCTACTGATTGGTGACGTTGTAACACAAATTAACAATGCGGAAATTGAAAATCTAGTTGCTAGTCAGATTGGTGGGGCATTGTTGCTCACATTCAACGGCGATTCATTGGAAATCGGTGAAGGTACGGCTAACAGTGTATTGGGCCTACAAGCTGGAACATTTGAAAGTTTTACAGATGCTGTAAAAAACCAATTCAATGAGGATGACTGGACGGTAGTGGCTGATCCTCTCAACTTTAATATTTGGACAATCGACAACATTGGCAGCAACCCAATTGAGCCGCAAACAAGTATCAATCGTTATGACGTCTTGCAAACATTAGATTTCCAAATTGGTGTTCTTGAAATTTGTGCAGGTGAAGAAAATGGAGATGATGCGCTCGTGTTTTGTGACACCGATCACACACTTAGCGTCGGTGACTTTGTGGTAATAGTCAATTCAACTTGTATTCCAAGTGTTGATGGTATTCACCGAGTCACAGCAATACAAAATGATCAAGCGTTCTTCATCGATCGATATATAGAACAAAAAGGATTCACCGGCAAGGTATTTCCATTGCGATCAGTTCGTTTCCCTAATTCAAACCTTGCATTTGGGGCGATGTTTGATACACAGTATGTTCAGGGTAACCTAGGATTGCCAGTGGGCGCTTATGTTTACGTTGACGATTTATATAATAGGGCAGGAGACAGTCGTGGTTTCGGTGCAGTGTTTGAGGTAACCCGTTCAAGCGGTCAAGCAGGCTTGGTTGAAGTTCGGCAGGAAACAGGTAAAACTGATAATAGTGAAATTCGTAACGGCGTCCTCTACAGTAAAGAAAGCGGCGAGACAGTTATCCGTCACGAAGTATATGATCCACTCAAAGGCATTATTCCTGGCATCGCCGCAGCCGAAATCGATATTCGCAGCGATAATGATTTTGCCTATTATAACAACTCAACTGACCCAGAGCAAGAACTTCGAAACGATATCAGCTGGGGTCAATTACAGGTTGGTACAGTCTGGTGGGATTTGAGCACAGCAATTTATATCAACTACGACCAAAGCACACCAGAGTATCGCCAAGAGTATTGGGGAGAACTATTTCCGACCGCGAGCATCGATATTTACGAATGGACAAAAAGTCCGGTAACACCAGAACAGTATGAAAGTGCAGTGCAGAGTGGCACCATTGTGGATGGTGTAGAATTGACCGGACAACCTTATGTAATCGTAAACCAATTTGGTGAAGAGCAGTTCAACTGGAGTGAAGAAATTGAAATCAACCCCAATACCAATCAGGTTGAGACTTATTTTTACTTCTGGGTTAAAAACAAAACAACCACACCTACTTTGGAGCGTGAACTTAGCACAATACAAATTGCAGAAGTTATACAAGATCCAACCAGTCAGCAAATTGATTGGCTAGCAGCAACTAGTTCGAATACACTCTTGGTCAGTAGCCTAGGCAACGCAAGCGGATATAATGATCTAGTAATGCAAGTTAATTTCGACACCGATCCAGGTAGCTATCACCAGGAATATATGCTGATTTCAGAAAACGATCCTAATCTACAAATTCCTGAGTGGCTGCATGTAAGCTTGCGAGATAGTCTTGCGGGATTTGTACAAGACACCGTGCAGGAAACTTTTGAATCATGGAACCCGGCAAAGACTTATTTTCCTCCTCAAATTGTCAAAAGCGGTAATGATCTATTCTATCGTTGTCACACTGAATCATTTAACAACGATCCTGACGCAGACACAGACAATGATTTTTGGACCTTGCAAACAGTCGTGAACGAAAATCCAGACGGTGATTTTACAGGACAGAACACTGTTGAACTGTCAATGCCACAACAGATTCCTGATTTGGATCTGCATCCATTCGTTCGTTATGGATTAGAGACACGTCCACATCAAACATGGTTTGAAAATATAGATCATGCTCGACGTGAATTAGTCAGTAAGATTAACGATCAAATTCTCTCAATCAACTTGGTCGATAGCGACATACCTTGGAGAGAAGAATTTGATCGCACATTCGATATGGGCAACGGATTAATTTTTGACATAACCGATTATTGGAATTACACTGACTGGAATGCAGAAGGATTTAGTTACGATATTGGTACTGGTGATTACTTTGTCGAAAATACATCAGATCTAGCAGAACTTGTTCCAAACGAAGGAGAAATAGCACAAGTTGAAGTCAGTATGGATCAAGACGATCGAAACCGCCGCCAAGCTTATCAATATCAAGCTGGTGAATGGGTAATTGTGTTTAAGGAAAAAGCCACCATACAGTTCAATGAACTCTTATGGAATAATGAACTAGCCAATACAGGTTGGGATATTGCGAAGTGGGATACTAATGGATGGGACTTGAATTCAAGTGGTGTTATTGTTGAAATTCTAGAAAGCTTCTATCGTGTAATTTGGACAGGTGAACGGGCCGGCCATTATGGAGACCTATGGATGCATATGGCTAAGCACGTTATTCGAGAGCAGGGAGAACCGGATTGGATCTTCAAAACCAGTTACTTTAACTTTATAGCACAGGATTCATTGGAAAAGCGTTTCAACAAATACTTTGAACAGAACATTGATCAGCTATTCGAATATATTAACACAGTGAAGCCTTTCCGAAGTAAATTACGAGATGCTATCATTCGTAAAACAGCCGACGATTTCACCACCGTACAAACACTTGATACCCTAGAACTTCGAGTGCAGACAAATCCTGTTAACGAAACAGTAGACGATACCGAAACTCGTAGCTTCCGTATCAGTGTTAGTAGCGACAATCTCAATTATTCGAGCCAGATCGTTGACGAGCACAAAGTTCTACTCGCTATGGATATCGGTGCAGAAGATGTAGTTATTCCGTATTTGCTAGATACCGGAACGATTCCAGAAACGTCGGGTGCAGTTTGGATTAATGGTGAGCGGATTGAATATACCAATGTCGAAGCGCCGCCAGCGGCTGGAATCGGTGATGGCTTTAATTCAGGGTTCTCAAGCGGGTTTGGTGGCATTTCATTGTTGACTGGTATTACTCGAGGAACACAGGGCACACTTGCGCGATCCCATCGTTATGCAGATATCATTGAAGACGAAACCAATCTTGAATTGATTGAAAATACTACATTGAGCGATTGGGAGGATGCTCTCCGACCATCATGGGGTGAGTTAGGTGTTAGTATGCTAGACAACTCAGCCAATAGTGAACCAAACGCGATTACAATACGTGGTGAAGGTTTTGGAACCATTGAACCTGACGGTGAAATTTTAGCAGCACAGTTAAGTGCAAGAGCACAGAATGACAATTAATTTTTACAATAAATAGTGTATATTCAAGAAAGATAAGAATGGCCCAGATTAGTAGAACATATTTTAAAGCAAATACCATTGCATTGTATCCTGATAATTTAAGCGGTGAGATTTCACCAGCTGATCTTCGTGAACAGATGGATAATCTTGCTGATAGCACTGGATTTTTGACAATCAAAATTGCGCCTCCAACTGTCACTGATGACAGCGCCGGCACTGCTGGTAATGGTAGTTTTGGTGTAGGTGATATTTGGGTTGATGAAACTGGAAATGCGGCTTATATTTGTGTTGATGCTACTGCCGGCGCCTCAGTCTGGAATAAAATTACATCTCCTAGATCACCAGTTGATATAAATGTTCAATCTGCTAGTTATACATTAGCACTCATTCATGCCGGGTCGATTCAAGAAATCGACGCCCTCGCAGGACCGATAACAGTAACTATTCCGACAGATGCATCAGTTTCATTTCCGATCGGAACAGTAATCGATATTACCAATATTGATAATGCCAATGCTATCAGTATTGCAGGCGATGTTGGAGTGACATTAAATGGTGTTTCTGCTGGTAGTGGTAATCTAAATGGAACACTTTATGAAAAAGTGTCGCTTTACAAACGTGCAACCAATGAATGGGTTGCACAAGGTGCAATTGGAGTAGTGGCTTAATGCAAGATAAAGGATTCTGGCTTTATTGACAAGGCACTATAAATATCGAGATAGGATAACACATGACACAAGTTGATCGCACCACATTCAAAGATAGCACTGCAACTATGTATGCTGATAACTCCACTGGAAATATTGGAGCATCTGACTTGCGATTTCAGATGAACAATATTGCAGATAGTGTAACGTTCAAGAGAACAGGAAAAATCACAGATCCAAATAACAACGACGATGATGTGAATACGAATGGTAACGGCACATTCGGGATCGGAGATATTTGGATAAACGAATCTACAAATAATGCATTTGTATGTACTGACAACACTACCGGCAATGCAGTTTGGATCAAAATGACTTTTACCGACTTGAGTCCTATATCTAGCGCATTTGGCCCTCTTGACGGACAGCTTGCCGTTTGGGACGGAAATGGGGCTGATACATTGCGTGGGTTTGCCAATATTTTTTGGGACAACGATAATGGACTCTTGACAATTGACGGAAATTTAGAAATTACCGGAACAGTTGGAGGACGCGATATTGCTGTTGACGGAGCAAAATTAGATGGGCTTCCGGCTGATGCAATCAATTCGGTTGCATTTGAAGCAGATGTGGTAGATGGTAGCGGCGCAGCAGGTTTTACTGCTACCAAACTCACTGTTGACGTTACTTCTCAAGACAGCGGCCTTACAATTGTCAATGACAGCGGAGACGCCAGATTGTCATTCAAAGCGAATGTAGTGGTTAGTGACACTGCAGATCGTGCTCTAGATACCAACGATAATTTTACACATGTAAACAATGCCGGAGCGGCTGGTGCGGTTCGTTGGACACTGCCGACAATTACAAATGATGAAGATCTAATTGTTACCTTTTTTAAGGTCGAAGACCAACCAATGGAATTGATTGGATCCAATACCGTTACAATAAACGGCAATACTGAAAATGGCGGCGGGGAATCTTTGCTTACTATCTGCCCTACTCCACATAATAGTTTTGCAACAATTTTACGCACTGGTGTTAATACTTACCGTGTTTTTACCAGCCAGGATCCTGAAATACAGTTCAGCACACAAACTGGTGCAGCTTACACTTTGACATTGACAGACCGCTATAAAATTATTACAATGAACGACCCTGGCGCAAACGTCCTAACTATTCCAGACAATACAACTGTGCCTCTTCCAGTAGGTACTGAGATTCGTGTTATACAGATTGGCGCTGGAGTAACTAGTATAACAGCCAGTGCAGGTGTTGATTTGAATAGCGTGACAGCAGGTAGCGGCGATATTCAAAAGCAATGGGGCGAAGTTCGCCTATACAAAACAGCAACAGATGAATGGTATGTGGCCGGCGATGTCGGGTTGGTAGCGTAATTTTAGAATCATAAATATTAGAATGGGTAGAAAACCTTGTGGATCATTTAAAAGTAAGAATTGAAGGACATGTGTGCATACGTGATTTAGATTCTGGCGAAGTCATTTTGAATCGCCGCAATGCGATCCACCGTGAAAATATGAGTTTCGCGCTCGCTAGTGCTTTGGGTGATGTTACAAATACTCGAAATACAAAAGGTTTTATCGATAGATTGGCTTTTGGAAACGGCGGGGTAGTTGTCGATGGTAGCGGAAATATCACATACAACACTGTCAATGTAGATAATGTAACCGACGAGTTATACAATCAGACTTATAGTAAGCAGGTAAACTTCAGCGATGTTGAAGATGCCGGCAATAATATGGGAGTGGTGCACGAAGCAGGAACCACTTTCAGTGACATCGTTGTCACATGCACATTGGACTATGGTGAGCCTGTCGGGCAAGATCCATTGGATGACACTGCCAACCAAGAGGGTGAGTTTGTGTTTGATGAGATCGGTCTAGTGTCACAACAAGGTAGATTGCTAACACATTTAATCTTTCATCCTGTGCAAAAAAGCGCAAATAGAAAGATACAAGTGGTCTACACAGTAAGATTTTTGGTAGGATAATATATGGCATATACAGTAGATTTTACAGACGGAACCAAAACCGCCATTTCCGTATCAAATGGTGGAGTTGAGACTTCAACTAGCCTAGGTCTTGTCGGACGAGGTTTCAATGGTTACGGTGAAACCGTAGCTGAAAACTTCCTTCATTTGCTAGAAAACTTTGCGTCAGGTTCCGCGCCAAGCAAGCCGATTGAAGGACAGCTTTGGTACGACTCAGCTAACAACTCACTCAAGTATTTTGATGATACAGTAGAGAACAGCGGCAACTGGAAGCCAGTTGCTAGCATGACTGTGCAAGGCACTGCACCAACAACCGTTGGAGAAACTGATGGTCATTTTTGGCTCGATAGCGATACTGGTCTGCTATATCTTTATTATAACGGTAGTTGGTTGAACATTGCAGATGCTTCAAGCGACACTCGTCTTGTGGCTCGGACACGATGGGATAACCTAGGTAGCAGCCATCGCACTTTGGAAATGCTCGTAGCAGGAGAAATTGTAAGTATTGTGAGCAGTGATGATTCTTGGCAACCAGCTGATGTCACGGTTGGCGTTAATGGTCCTGAATATTTGGAAGATGGTTCCACACTACTTTCAACACAATATCCAACCATCGGTAAGGGTATTACAATGACAAATCAATCAAACTATTTCTTTGCTGGCACCGCTTCCCGCGCGCAATATGCTGACCTTGCAGAACGTTATCATGCTGATCAGGTATATGAAGCAGGGACAGTTGTTAAAATTGGCGGCGTGAACGAAGTTACCCAGACTGACCAAGAGTTCTGCACAGATGTCTTTGGTGTTGTATCTGCAGAGCCTGCATTTGGTATGAACGCTGCCGCCGGAACGGATGAAACCCATCCGTTTGTCGCGCTCAGCGGACGACTACCAGTGAAGGTTATAGGAAAGGTAAGTAAAGGTGATCGTCTAGTGTCAAGTAATCTGCCAGGTCATGCAATGAGTACTGGTAATACAACTGGGTTTGACTGGCAATTTGTAATTGGACGAGCACTTGAAGATAAAGATACGGATGGACCAGGAACCATTGAAGTAGTAGTAGGAACAAAGTAAGTGAATCTAGTCCAAGGCGGTTTAATTGAAACAGCAGACTACAACGATATCGCGTTGGAGATCAATCGCCTATTCAGTGATAACACGGTTGGACTGGTGTATTCGACATCAGATCTATTGTTAAACACTACATTAGCATCGCCACTTGGTACGAATGTGCCGGTTGATCTTTCTAGTAATCCTCTTGAAACAGATTTTTTAGTGGTAATTGTAGATACTGGCAGTGGCTTTGAAACCCTACAATCAAGCAACGGCGATTATACTATAAATTATATCGCAGATCCAGTAACTATTCAATTTCCTATCCTGTATGCAGCAGGCACGTCAATAAGAGTATATAATCGAACTGATCACCGTTATGGATGGGGACAGCAAGCAAGTGTCACACCAGTTGTAGTTGGTAATTTGGTTTATGCGGATGAGCCTGATTTGCAAGCATATATTGAAGCAAATACAAACAATTTGATCGACAAGATCAATATTGCTGAAGAACGAATCGGAGGTCCAAGTGAGTTTAGTCGTATTTCTCCAAGCTCATTGATCCGTGCAACTGATATCACCAGTTTACGTGATGCAATTAATACCGAGATTCTTACTCTCGATAACTATTGGAAGAACGTGATAGCAACAACAATCAATCCTGTCGAGAGTTTCACACGTGACCTCGATTGGGACAATATTTTGATTGGAGAAATGCGTCATACATGGTCCAGTTATAACAGCATGAGATATTTCTTTAATAGTGGTGGCGAACTACGTGCCAACATTGCGCTTACAGGCGACCCAGACAATCAAGGATTTTACAACTGGAACTTAGTTGCCAATCAGATGGGCGAATTGATAGTTAATTTTGATACAACTTTTCAAAGTGGCACCGGCGGCATATCAGAGCAGATCGGCGCATATGAGTTGACTGATACCTATCAATTACTATTCACATCAACTAGCCCATCTGCTCCTGTTGCACCCGGCGGAGAGTATGATGAATACAGCGATTTTACCGATCTTGTAATTCGCTGGGAAGGACGAATCTTCGAAAACACACCGAGTGCAGGTGAGGTAAGTATCGATATTCGAGTTACGCTAGATGACGTAAACTTGAATACTACAACAGAAGGCACAACCACATATAACGGTGGTTACAAGATTGCTGATTCGATTACTGAAAACTCAGCTGTATTTGACATGACGTCAAATGCACCAACCCTTAGCATATTGAATGATTTCGAAAGTGGTGATGACAGCTAACCCACAGATATCATTTGACTTTGGCAACTAAATCAATTATCATCTAACTCACTATATCCTAAGGAGTCACTATGGACGAAAGACTTGAACGCGCGCTAGCGTTTGGAAACTATCGTATTACGATAGAAAACCGACGTAAAGCTATTGTACGCCGGTTTGAAAATATGTTGACTGTGTATCATCATAATGGCATGTTCGTTGCTAATCAAGAAACTATTGCATTTGTTGACACATTGATTAGACAAAATCATAAAGACGCTATTTTGCTTGATAGTAAAAACAACCCTATCGAAATCGATGATCTTGTTGCGTTTCGAGATGTGCTGTTTGATGCATATTTTGCAGCCACCAACGAATACTTGACTGAAGTCAGGAAATTGAAAAAAGCGCGCGATGTGAAAAAAGCAATGGATTGGTGATCATGACCCGCGGTGTTGCATTCTTTGCTTACAATACAAGTCAAATAGATTACGTCAAGCTCGCCATTTTAGCGGCTAGATATTCTAAGAGACACATGCCCAGTCTTCCAACTTGCTTGATCACCGATTCAGGATCATGGGACTGGTGTCAGCGCAGTTATAAAAAAGAAGTTGAGTTGGCATTTGATGAGATTACTCTGGCTGAGCCAGCTCAACAGAACAACAAACGAGTGCATCATGACTCGCCCTACCATAAATTTGTTAGCGATTTCAAAAACGGAAACAAACATCGTGTATTCGAATACACCCCGTTTGATCAAACTTTATTGTTGGATATCGATTACATCATACAAAACAAGGATTTTGAATATGTGTTTGAAACCGATAATGCTGTTACATTGTTTCATAAGGCCGAATATCTTACTCGGAATTCTCCAGCACAGGCACAACGTTATTTAAACGATCAAGGTATCCCTATGCTCTGGAGCACAGTTGTCTATTTTGATCGTCGCAACCCAACAGCAAAAATGTTTTTTGATCTCTGGGCTCACATTGGTGAAAACTACGATTTTTATAAATTTATCTACGGACTTCCTGGTAAATTATATCGCACAGATTTTTGTGTAAGTATTGCAACACACATTATGAATGGTATGGGGCCAGGAAGTGTGATTGACGAATTCCCCGGGCGCATGATTAACATGAGTCAGCATGATGATATCGTTAAAATCAACGACGTCGACGATTGGATTTATATGGTGAACAATCGAGAAGAGCAGTGGAAAGATACACTCACCCGCATTGCGGGTGAAAACGTTCATGTCATGAATAAGCGGTCGCTTGATCGGCATTGGGATGATTTAATGGAGAAATTATGACGCAAGGGTATGTTTTTTTCGGAGTCGACGATGATGGTAGCACACAAAATCTAGACTGTGCCCATGCGTTGAATTCTACTCTCAAGCTGGCTGATCCAGATCGAAAAACATGTGTAATCATCAATGCATTTGATCAAATGCCTGAACATATTGAAGATGATTTTGACTATATAGCTGAGCTGCCATTTGGCCGCAATGCAAGCGATTCTACTGACCCAATGGTTGACTTTTGGCAAATGATCCATTGTACACCGTTCGATGAAAGTATGTTTCTTAATACTTTCAGCCTGGCTATAAACAATATGAACAGTCTATGGGAGGTAGCCAGCCAGAGAGAAATGACATTTGCGAAAGCAAGAGATTTCCGTGGAGAATGCACTATCGACGTTAGACGTATTTCATCTCTCGAGGCGGTAAATATCAAACCATTTGATACAGACTGTATCTACGTTCCCAAGACAGAACGCACATATGAATTTTTCAAGATGGCGGATCCAGTTTTGAAGGGCTGGAGAGATGTTTATCGTGAAGTGCTGACCGAAACTAGACCAGCTAACTTCGTCCACTCAGTGATGTCTAATATTACTATGCATTTACTCGGTGAGCAACCTAATCTTAGTGATACCTTTGACTATCAAGACATCAGCCTCGATTTTCTATATGATTCTGAGAATGACGAAAATCCAGACTGGCTAGACACACTTAATGTATGGCTGACAGATGACCTGCGTCTGAAAATTAATAATTACAATCAGAATGGATTGGTTGTTTACCGAGACAGAAAATTTCTAACAGATTCAATGAAAACAAAAATTAATGAGCATTATAAAAAGAGCAAGATCAAAATCAAAGCCTAAGTTCTACGTCTATTTTAACGACTGGACTGGTGAAATTATTTCTGTTGGGCGCAGCAAAAGAAACAGCCCGGCAACTTGTATTGTCACTGATGATGCTATTGCCGAACAAATCGTCGATGGTGATGCCAACGTAAGTGACTACCTTGTGAGCTCTGATCGTAATCGTAATGAGCGCATTGTAGCTAAAAGCGATGTGTTGCAGCTACGCAAGCAAGAAGACAGTTTGTTCTTACTTCCTGAAGGTCGTATAAAAGACTGGGAGATCCGTGCTCGGCTATTTCGCCATAATATGATGTTTGTTGTAGAAACCAACAGGAAGATGTTGAGTAGGTTAATTGGACACAATAGGCGTCAAGAAATTCATCTAGAAAAATCAGCAACATTTGATTTCTATATCATACGCCGAGATCATCCAGATTATTTAATCAAAACGGTGAGCATCGATGCTGAAACACTTGTTAATCAGCCACGTGTAGCTGTTGATGTGCAAGATATCGTTAAATATGTGACATTAGATCAAATTAGTGTTATGACACGTCGATATTTTGAAAAATACTATTTTGATTCGCTATACGATCGCTATGTTGATCCCGACAATGTCAAACATAGTCCCCAATTTCTTAAATGGCAGTGGGCTGATCAGTGGCCAGAATATCATCTCGAAGCTGTTCAACATGGTAATTTAGTCACCTTTACCAGCGCAGTAAGTGCTGAACAGTTGACAGACATAGGGTTTACAAAACGCTACAAGTCATTTTATGTGGTCGGAGAAACACCAGACCAATTAATAGGAAAATTTATGCTAGATGTCGAACGTCTGCGAACAGGACAACCACAGAAGTTCAAAGTAGACTTCAATATAATGCATGTGAATATAATGTTTGGCGGTAGCCAAATCAAATTGAATAAGAGAGCAGTATAATGACTATCACACCAATCAATGATTTTGATATTGTTTTTATCAGTTATGATGAACCTAATGCTGACGAGCACTGGTATGACCTACAAGAAAAATGTCCATGGGCAACGCGCAGCCATGGTGTGCATGGTAGTGACGCGGCACACAAAGCCGCCGCCAAATTATGTGAAACCGAGCGCATTATCACTGTAGATGCAGACAACATTGTCGACCCAGAATTCTTTAATTTGGAGTTAGACTTAGATAAAATCGGACGTAATGATGTTATTAGCTGGGCTGCAAAGAACGAGATCAACGGACTGGTATACGGCAACGGCGGTATCAAGTGTTGGCCAAGGCATGTGATTGAAAACATGCGCACACACGAAGCAGCGCCAGCCAACGACAAACGTGCGCAGGTTGACTTCTGTTGGAACATCAACTATGTGCAAATGAACAACGTCTATAGCCACGTCTACAACAATGGATCACCATTACAAGCTTGGCGCGCTGGCTTCCGTGAAGGCGTTAAGATGACTCTTGAAGGCGGTGATACAGTAGAGCGCAGTCGTGTCAAGAAAGTTCACCGCAAGAACTATCAGCGTTTGTTGGTTTGGCAAACTGTTGGTGCAGACGCAACTAACGGTTTGTGGGCTATATACGGTGCTCGCCTTGGCTGTGTGATGGCAAATTTGCGGCGCGACGAGTGGGATTGGCGCAATGTGCGTGACTTTGAATGGCTCAACGCATTTTGGCAAGATAACATTCAGCCAGAGTTTGTCACTGACTCAGGCGAACATATATGTGAACGAACAGGCTACGCTTGGAATCGAGGGCGGTTGCTCGAAGTAATCGGTAGTTTAGGTGAAGAACTTCGCAGAGAATTGGATTTAGAGATTGCAGAAATGCCAGCTCAAACGAGTCGGTTTTTTAAAGAGGTTTACGTTAACCCGGCCCGTGTCCATCCAATGGCTCGCGAAGAGATCGTGATAAACGAAATTGAAAATGCATGAACGTGAAACTATTCTGAAACGAGGTATTGTATGTCAGCAAAACTAGATGACAAAGATTGGCTAAAAGAGCCAAGCGGTTTTATCGCAAACAACGAACACAATATCCAGAACATGAAAGAGCTACTAGATAAAACTGGATGTGGCATGTGTTTGGCAAAGTTTCGTCAGGTAACACTGCACCTGGGAACTGGCATGACACATAGTTGTCACCATCCAACACCACACAAGATCGATCCAAAGGAAGTGCAGAAGAATCCTAACTTGCTCTTCAACACACCTCGCCTCAAAGAGGCTCGCAGACAGATGCTCAACAACGAGCGTCCAGACGAATGCGACTATTGCTGGCGCATTGAAGACGACGGTAACACAAGCGACCGCGCCTTCAAAAGCTTGGAGCACTGGGCTCTACCAGACCACGACGAGATCACCGCGCTGGACGGCAGTGAAGACATCTTCCCCAGCTACCTTGAGGTCAGCTTTTCAAACGTATGTAACATGAAGTGTACATATTGTGGCCCAGAGTTTTCAAGCAAATGGGTAGAAGAACTCAAGCAGTATGGCCCGCTTGAGGTGATGTCTGACACACCACACAAGCAATGGATCCAGGGTTATCAGGACTTGGATACATTAAACTACAAGCACAGAGAGTTCAATCCCTACATTGATGCGTTCTGGAAGTGGTTCCCCCGTGCCCTGCCCCACCTCAAGCACTATCGGATTACAGGCGGTGAACCGCTCATGAGCAAGGAAACGTTCAAGAGCATGGACTGGTTGATTGAAAATCCCAACGAAGATCTAGAGTTCAGCATCAACTCCAACTTTAGTGTGCCTGACAAGCTATGGGATCAGTTCATCGAACGCCTTGAAGTGTTACGCTTTGACCGTGTCAAAAAAGTTACTATCTACACTAGCATTGAGGGCTGGGGCAAACGCGCGGAGTACGCCCGCACAGGACTGGATTTTGAACTGCTTCGTAAGCGTTACGAGCAGATCCTTGCAATGGGCAATGTGCGGTGTGTAATCATGGCCGCTTACAACATCTTCTCAATCACTAGTATGAAGGATATGCTCGAATGGGTGTATGAGATGAAGACCAAATACAATCCCAACAACTCAAGTGTTCACCTGGAAGAGAACACAGGATTTGAATTGGTGACAGGCAGCTATGGCGCCCGCCGTGATGCTAACCCTGAGCATCACGTTACAGCAGGCATTGACATTCCTTATTTGCGTAGTCCAGAACATCTGGACGCACAGTATTGTGACGCCGACATGGTTGAGCGTTATATGATACCTACAATGGACTTTATGGCCAGCCATGCAGCCAGCAGCGTGTGGGGAGACCACCAAGGCTTTGAAAACTACGAGATTGAAAAGCTCAAGCGTATCATTGTCCACCGTATGTATTTCAATCGCAAGACACGAGACGACCAGGACAGCAGACATGATATCATGAAAAACCGTGCCAAGTTTTACGACTTTGTAAATAGCATGGATAAACGACGAGGCACAAACTTCCTTGAGACTTTCCCTGAAATGACAGACTTTTACGAGCTATGCTGTGAGAGCAAACAAGCCTTGGTCAAAATCAACAGCTAATGCTACCATATGAACACATAAGACGCTTACACATTGAGGTAAGCAGCATTTGCAATGCCGCTTGCCCTAACTGTCCACGAAATGTCCATGGCGGATATGTCCTGCCTGATCTCATAGAGCGGTCAGTGACGTTTGATGAGTTTAAACAGATGTTTGCTGTTGATACAATTGTTCAACTTGAGCAGATTCGTTTTTGTGGCAACTATGGTGATCCGGTAAGTGCAAGAGACCTTCCACAAATTATAGAGTGGATTTACAGCTATAATCCAGACATACATATTGAGATTAACACAAATGGCGGTGCCCGTAGCACTTCATGGTGGGAAAGATTAGGTCGCCTCATGAAGGGTCACACTGGATTTGTTGTGTTCAGTGTTGACGGTTTAGAAGATACCAATCACATCTATCGTCGTGGTGTTGTGTGGAAGAAGCTCTATGCGAACATGGAAGCTTATGTGAAGGGTGGCGGTCGAGCAGTGTGGGAGTTTTTGGTGTTCCAGCACAATGAGCACCAAATTAATGAGGCACGAGAACTGAGTCGCCAGTTAGACTTTGACAAATTTCGCGTCAAGAAGCCTTTTGGTTTTAACGATAGCTATAAGAGCACACCATACATGCTGGTTTTGGATCGTGAAGGCAATTTTGAGAGAACATTGTGGCCGCGTGGTGTTGAGCCTGTTGAATTAGAATCACGTGACATGGACTTAGAGGCGTATCTCCGCGATCTCGCACTCGCACACAAGGCAGCATTTGAAGACCCTGAAGAACGTGAGATGTATTTTGAATACATGGACACTGCCCGCCCAACTGGAATTGACTGCATGAGTATCAGGGACAAAGAGATTTATGTAGACAGTCAGGGTTACATGTATCCGTGTTGTTTCTTAGGTCACGGCGGTCAAATGCAGCGCGGCCGGGAAACATTATTTTTCCGCCGCTGGGTAACAAAGAATGTGGGATGGGATAACATCAGCCTGTTCAAACGCAGCGTGAAAGAAATTGCTGAAAGCGAATACTTTAGCTTGATTGAGCAAACGTGGGACAAGACCCATCGCGAAGGCAAGATGGCAATGTGTTCGCTCATGTGCTCAAGCGACTGCGCCCGTAACACCATGAGGAATCTATATGACTAAACGTAGTGCAACTATAAATTGGATGGATACAGTTGTTAACAGTAAAAGTCGCACTTTCTGCGGCGCCAAGTGGTATAATGCAACTATCTGGCTAGGGAATGGTGCAACTGCTAGCTGTCACCATCCTCCACCTCACCAAATTGACGCAGAAGAAGTTCAGCGTAACCCTCGTGCACTGCACAACACTGAATACAAGAAGCTAGTGCGCAAACACATGCAAGAAGGGGTGCAAACTAAAGAATGTGACTATTGCTGGCGCATCGAGAACATGGACAGCAATGTGGTAAGTGATCGTTATTACAAGAGCAGCATCTATTCTGAGGAAGAGCTGCAAGAGGCGTTTGACACGCCTTGGGATGCAGATATCAGCCTCAAACAGCTAGAAATTGCATTTGATAACAATTGTAACTTCGCTTGTTCTTATTGCAACGCAGGGTTCAGCACAACCTGGGCACATGATATCAACAAGAATGGTGCGTATCAGGACCTCACCAGCGATGGATGGGGTGCCTATGCACACAATGGCAATTGGGCCCATCCATATGGAGTGACCAACAAGGACAACCCATATGTAGAGGCGTTTTGGAAGTGGTGGGAAAGCGAACTACAGCACACATTGCGTGAGTTGCGTGTTACAGGTGGCGAAGCAACTGTAAGTCCGGACTTCTGGAAACTAGTTGCATGGTATGAGGCCAATCCTCAATGCCAGGTTGAGCTCAGTGTTAACACCAACCTGGGTATCAAGAAGAGACCTCTTGACAGGCTATGCAGACTTAGCCAAGAGATACCTACGTTTAACTTGTTTACAAGCAACGAGAGCATGGGCAGCAATGCTGAATACATTCGTGACGGACTTGAGTGGGTAGCATGGCAAGAAAACCTGCGCTATGCAATGACACATGGACGCTTCCGCTACATTCATGTCATGATGACAATCAACGCACTCTGCTTGGCTAGCTTTACTGACTTTCATGACTTCTTGCTAGACTTGCGTGAAGGTTCAGATACACGAATTGAGTTCAGTCACAATATTCTTCGCTTTCCTAGCTTCCAAAGCATTACAACACTGCCCAGGCATCTAAGAGAGCAGCAGACAGAGGCGATCACAGCTTGGCTAGCGGATAACGAGCATCGTATGCAGCCACATGAGATCGATAGCTTCCACCGCACCATACGCTATGTGCAGGAGATTGATGAAGGACACAACATTGGCAACTTGCACAGCAATTTAGAGAAGCGTCAACGAGACTTCCGTAACTTTTACGCACAGTATGACCGCCGTCGTGAAAAGAGCTTTGCACAAAGCTTTGCTAACTGGCCCGAATTGGTTGAATGGTATGAAGGTGTAGACGGCCGCGCCAACGTAAATAAGATTGACGAACTGATTGTGGGTGATGCAACTGAATGGGGCCGCCCAATATTCGACGAAGTGCTCGCTGAAGCCCGAGACAAGAAAATAATTGATGATGAGTAAGACTAGATGCCCAATGCCGTTTGCAGGTTTTGATATTGAAACAAACGGCACAGTGAAGCCGTGCTGCATTTATGAAGGCAGTATTGGCAACGTCAATGACGAGAACATTGACGATATTTGGCATGGCGATAGGCTCAAAAAGATACGCGAGGATTTAGAAGCAGGACATCGCATCCCTGGATGCCGTCAGTGCTGGGTAGAAGAAGAAAGCACCGGGTATAGCAAACGCATACGCGAGCAAGACTGGTTCCCTGACACAGTATACGATAACCCGCAAGTCAAACGATTGGATATTAAACTGGGCAATACCTGCAACCTCAAATGTCGCATATGCAACTATGAGAGTAGCAGCATCTTCAACAGTGAGAACAGACAGATTGCCAGCCGCTTTCCAGATGCAAAAATCAACTTCATTGCAAATGACCGTGTGGACCGTTACAAGTGGTATCGTGATGAAGATTTTTGGCACGTTATTCTCAAGTATGGTCCTGAGATCGAACAGATTGATTTCATGGGTGGCGAGCCATTGTTGGATCGCACACACAAGCGCATCTTAGAGAAACTTGTTGAACAAGGACTGGCGCCAAACATCATCATCAACTATACCACAAACGGAACCATTGTTCCTGACTTTGAACTGCTACGCAACTTCAACAAGGTGCTGTTTACTGTGAGTGGCGACGCGATCGAGCGCCGCTTTGAATATAATCGCTATCCAGTGCGTTGGGCAGACTTCAAGAACAACATATTTGACATACGTGCAAGTGCAGACAGCTTTCTTATCAGCTACAGCGTCAGCAGCTATAGTCTATTTGGAATTCCTGATGCACTTGACTATTACATGGAGAACGGATATATAGTATGGTTCAACTATGTGCATTTGACTGAAGCCAGCAATGCACGTAACTTGCCGCCCGAGCTTAAGCAACAGTTTAGAGAATTGGTCGCTGATCGCCACCGCGATGAGTGGCTATGGACACGAGCAAACATACAAGAGGTCTTGGACTTTATCGACGTTGATGACAACCCCAAACACTTCCAAGACTTTATTTACGATTGCAAATTGAGGGATCAATTCCGCTATCAAGATTTTAGAGATTACCTGCCAGAATATGCCCCCTACGCCGATCTTGCACAAGTGTAACAACCAGAGCCGCACATTGATGATGACGTGTCTTTACAAAGGACACCTCTATGATCTCTATCGCGAATACAGTGCTGACATTGTGCGTAGCCATGAGGAATTTGCACAATTCAACAACTGGGACTATTTTGTTATGGGCGACGAGATCAACAACATTTACAGGCTTGAGTCCTGGCGTGATACAAACATTGATGCACGTTGTGATTGCTTGGGAATGAACAAGTGGTATGCGATGAACTGGGTATTTGAGAATACTGACTATGATGAAATTCTGCTTATAGACTTTGACAGCAAGTTTATTTACAACACTGCATTAGACTTGGGAGACTGCGACATAAAAGCCACATATCTTACACTCAGCCCATACTATGATACTGTATGGTTCCTCTACTATTGCATGTATCGTGGTGTTACATTTGAGCAACTTAATCAGGCAGTGCCAAACAAGTTCAATACAGGGTTTATCAAGGTTCGTCGTGGATTTTTCACACAAGAAGACTTGGATAACTTTGTGGACTTTGCCTGCCAGACATTGAGTGATGTTAAATATAGCGAACGCAAAAGCTGGATACACATGAGCAACGCTGACATGGGACGTATCCACGAAATACACAACACAACACTCACGCCATTTGATGAAGTGTTTCTAGTTTACCAGATTATGAAGCAACATCCTGTAATAGAACCATTTGACAAGAGATTTAATGTCAACAGAACTGAGCTTGTGGAGAGCAATACAGCGCATGTGCACTTCTGCGTGAACAAAGAGCGTGACATTCAAACCCTATGCGAGCCTGGCGTTGCGAAGTTTCTAAAATGAGTGCCCCACAAAATCTCGAACAGTATCTTAAGGATCACATCTGTTTCAAGCCTTGGGATAGTATAAGTATTGAGCCTAATGGTGATGTAATCAATTGTTGTATGCCTTGGCTACCTAAACCCATTGGTAACTTGTTTGAGAACACTATGGACGAAATCCTCAGCAGCGAGGCAAGCCAAGAAGTTCAAGCTAGTATCCTGGATGGAAGTTATCGTTACTGCAACAAGGACATGTGCAGTGAGATTTATGGTGGTCGTTTGCCTAAACGACCACAAGAGATGAAACTACCGCAACGGCCCTACAAGATTCGATTTAACAACGATAGAAGTTGCAATCTATGGTGCCCTAGCTGTCGCTTGCGACGTGTGCAGCACAACGAGGGTCCGGCATATGAGAAGGCTAAGTGGCTAAACGACAGAATTTATGAATTCATGTTGGAACAAGCCTCCCGTGGCCCAGTTGAGATTTGGGTAACAGGAAGCGGCGACGCAATTGGCAGCCGCATCTACCGTGACATGCTCAAACGCATTGACGGTTCGGAGTTTCCAGACCTTAAAATCAATCTCATGACCAATGGCGTATTGTTTACTCCCAAGACTTGGGAAAGCCTGCATCGTATCTGGAACAATATCACACTGGTTGATATCAGTGTGGACGCAGGCACAAAAAGCGTCTACCAAAAGATGCGACCACCTGGCAAGTGGGATCAACTACTCAGCAACGTCAAATATTTAGGTGAGTGTGCGCAAGAATATGACAACATCAATATCAACTACGGCTTTGTGGTGCAACATGGAAACTATACAGATATGGTCAACTTTGTGCATACGTTTAGCCAATTTGAGCGTTACCACTTGCTCAACTTCACGTTAGTTAACGACTGGAATACATGGGAAGATTTCGGAAGCCATGCAGTATGGAAGCGCAGCCATCCAGAACATGAAGCGTTCTTAGAAATGGTTCGCCGTCCAGAATTAGTTGATGAACGAGTGTTTATGGGCTCGCTTAAACGTTTTCTCTAATCACTTGTAAATGAACGCAACCTTTTTGACGAATCGTCAAAAAGGTTGATCACTCCACGTCTCCAAAATCTATGTTGCATAGCAAATCAGCAAGTTCAGGCAAACTACGTTTCCAGTCAAGGTCGGCAGTTTCGTCAAACATATCTAGTCGTATCTTAGCGTGTTTCATTTCATGTAGCCAGTTTTTATTGTTGCCGTCGCTTTCATACATGAAGTTAATGCAGTTCTGCATTGCATCAGCAGCACTCTTCACGTCAGCTTTGAGGAAACCATCGCGACGTTCTGTCAACATTTCCTTGAGTGTGTCTTTGTAATCAGGCGGAAGATGCTTAAGGCTGAACAGTGTGGGGTAGGTAACAAAGTTGGTATAGAGGGTGTAGCAATCTTCAATCCAACGATTATCAACGCACCACTGCACAAAGTCTGGAAACTGGTGGATATTGAGAATGCTCACCGTAACACTGGGATAAATGAACAGGTTGAGGTCTGGACATTCGAACTTGAGGAAGTTGAAGTTGTCGCGTGTCTTATCCCACTTGGCGCCAGTGCGGATATACTCAAATACATCATCCATGCCGTCAATGCTAGCCGCAACAGTGATATGGTGGAAGTGCTTCCACCACTCCACGATGTTCTTTCGCTTGTAAGTGATTGAGCTCATGTTGGTGTTATAGCTGAGGTGAACCTCTGGTGCATTGCCAATCTCAATGAGGTGCTCGAGTGTGTAATAATGTTGCTTTTCCATTAAGGGTTCGCCACCAGCCCAATACATGCGGTCTACAGTGCTGAGAAATGGCTTAATTTTGTCAAATTCGTCAGCACGTATGAATTTTTGAATGTTGCTTGTATCAGTGCCAGGGCTCTGACGCTTGATAATTTCCTTCTGCTCATCATACCAAGTGCTACTGAGTTCATGTCCACAAGTTCGGCACTTGAGATTGCAGTGGTTGCTGAAGCGCAGATCTACATAGCTGAGGCGTATATTGTCAATGCTACCGTCCTTATTTGTATCTGAGATTTCCTTTTCGTAACGATGCAAGTAAGCTTTGTTCATTTGCGATCGCATACTGTCCAAACCAGCACGTTCTCTGTCAAAGCAGATGCGGCAAGCATCATGTTCACCATCAGCAAGCATTGTCCGGCGCATTTCTTTCATGCCCTCGCTGTTCATGGCATCAAGAAGATTGACGCCATCACGCTTGAGATTGCTAAACTTTTTACGGTCAAGGCGATACATGTCTGTCATACAGCATGGCAAGACTTGGCCTGTTGGATACAAGTGTAAATGCATCCATGGATAAACACATAATTTGCTCATGGGGTTCCTAACATTTGTTGCGTCTATTTAGTGCTGACTTAATTACTAAATATGAATATGACTAAAAATTGGATCGTGGCCTTCGGAGACAGCTTTACTTATGGTGACGAGCTGCCAGATGATGATCTGGCAATAGAAAACCATCATTTACGCAAGACACTCACATTAGCTCGCTCATATACCCGCTACGCAAACATTCCTCATCAGTTATTTGATCAACGCAATGAGCATATTCGTCTCATGTGGCGCAACGACGGGCTTGATTATCAAGGCTTGTGTAATAGCTATTCTTACATAAACCGCGCATGTGTGCAAGAAAGAATCGGCTGCCGAAACCTAGCAGCACCTGGTCGCAGTTTTGAACACATACTGATTGATTTGATCAAGTATTTTGAGTTCAATGAACCTAGTGGAGAATTGTTCGTGATTGGCACAGGACTTACACGCCGCCACACTGTTTTCAACGAGGGAACAGACGAGTATCAAAGCATCAATTATCGTTTCATGTTTGACTTATACAATAACGCAGCCAACATCGACAAAATTGATGACGAGTTCATTAACTATATGGTTGAATATACCAACAATACCAAATACCATGAATATATGCATGATGCAGTGACAGGTGAAATCAAAAACTTGCTGGAGCGCAAAGGTCGTCCATACTATCTTTTTGATGTCAAGAAACGTCTAGATCAGATTACCGATGAACACAAATTGGATCGTTGTGCATTTGGTCATAATGATAAGCAGGCGCATGTTATCTTAGCTGAAGAAATGATACCAATCATTCAAGAGTTGAGGGCACAAGACAAATGATTATACCTGAATACGTCTATCTTTATGGTAATCACAATCCATTTTCAGCAGAGCAGTTGGAACGATATCCTATTATTGATAGGACTCGCAGCGATCGCATTTCATTATTTCAAATAATTGATGATGTAGAACGTTATAACTACACGGAATATGATCTGTTGGTAGTGCTTGACCCAGGATGGCAGTCTGTTGGATTGCATCCTCCAAGGTCTATTCAATATCAAAGAGAACAGTTTGCCAAATTGGGGAGCAACCATGTAACCAATGATGACACTGTTTTAGTACTACAGCATTTGTGTGCATTGCGCCGCCTTCGCCGAAACTTTTCACGTGATCAATTACACATACATACAGACGAAAGTTATCGTGATGTATTAGAAGCCGCTGACTATCCCAAAGACAAGCAGATAGTATCAACCTATTGCGCATATGAATTGTGTAATGTTACTGACAGTCGAACGCTTGAGCAATTGGATAATGATTTGAATCATAAATTGGGAATGTTGACACGATGAAGATACAATTGATTGCTCATGCCCGTAGTGGTTCAACCTATGTATATGAGATATTGCACAATACCCTTGAAGTAAGAAAACCCGGCATGTTTATGGTAAATGAACCATTTAATATGCCGCATTTGTCGCAAATCAAAATAAGTCCAAATGAAAAGGACTTTTTGTTACAACAACAGTTGGAAAAATGTGTTAAGTTGCCTTATGTATTTCAAAAATCACACATACAACATTATAGGTTTTTGAGTGCGGCGCAAATGGAATTATTCAAAAGCGTGGAATGGTATAATATATTTCTCTACCGCAGAGATCTATTCGAAAGCACAATGAGTCAAGTAATTAGCGACAAGACTAACATGTGGATTCGTTATAATGAGTTGCCTAACAAACCAATTATCACGTCCAGGGAATTTGCTCGTATTCTCAAAGTGCAAATTGAAGCTAGAGAAGAATTGTTTGCAATGAAAAACGTACGGCCAGATGAAATCTTGATATACGAAGATCTTACCTTTAATCAAAAAAAGGACTACAGCAAGATTGAACTGAGCAAAGAGATAGGGCGCTATGCTAAAGGAGATCCCATCGTTCAAAAAGCACCACCCAAAGATGAATTGGTAGAAAACTATGACCAATTATTGGACCAGTATTACAAAATCATCAAAGGCAAGACGTTTGAAAATTTTGACTTGGACGGCAAAATGATTACAGCAACCCGCTTAGAGGAGACCAAATGAACATTTGGGGTGTGAGTGCGATGAGCCACGACGCAGCTCTTGCAGTATACCAAAACAACAAGATTGTCTACGCAAGCCATGGCGAGCGTTACAGTAGGATCAAGAATGACCGCAACCTGCATCCAGATCAGCTCGCCGAGGCGATGCAGTATGGTCGGCCTGAGCGCATATTCTTCTACGAAAACACAACAAAAAAGAAGATACGGCAAGCAATTTGCATTCCAGGCATTGTGGATTTTCTCAAATGAGAGCTAATTTAAAAGAACACTTTGACACTATCTACAAAAACAAATCGTGGGTCCTAGAGGAAGGTGATCCGCTAAGTGGCCCAGGCAGTCGCCCAGACTACTGCAAACCGTTTGTTGATTGGTTTTGCTCATACGTCGCTGATAACAACGTGACACGCATGGTGGATTACGGATGTGGTGACGGAGCGATGTGGTATCGCTTTCCAGAGATTGACTACGTTGGAATAGATGTGTCGCAAGTGGCTCTTGATGCAGCATCAGCCAGGCATCCAGGAAAGAAATATCAACTGTTGTCTGAGCCAATTCTGTCTGCTGAATTAGTTCTGATTAAGGACGTGATGATCCATTTGTCTGATGATGAAATACGAGGCTGGATTGATACAGTGTCAACCAAATTTGACACTGTTGTCATTGTTGAGCGTGACATGAACAATGCCGCTGACAGATCGTTTAGGCAATATGACCGCCATGAATATTTGTCATATTGGGGATATTGTCCGATAGATATCACCCGCTTTTATCAGGATTATGAAAGAGTTGACTTACCAGAATTGGTAGCAGACGTGTTCATTATCAATCGTAAATGAACGGGTCCTTTTTCTTGATCTTACGGAATCGCCTCCAATTGCGTAGCTGTTTGATCTTTTCTCTCAGTATACATTATGTTGATATTTGCGAACGTGTCTCGGTTCACCTTTGCATCATCCATCATACAGCATGGAAGAACTCTTCCTGTTGGGTGTAGGTGGATATGCATCCATGGATAAGCGCAGAGCTTTGACATTATTGGTTCCTTTTGCTATATTTGTGAGTTAAGTTAGTAGATAAATATTGAGACACAACGGAGAACATGATGATACAATGGGGCGTCTCAGCCATGAGCCACGATGCTGCACTAGCAGTGGTTCAAGATGCCAAGCTAGTTTATGCAAGCCACAGTGAACGTTACAGCCGGATCAAAAACGACAAAAATCTCCACACAGATCAAATCAAAGAGGCGCTTGCTTATGGTGAGCCAGATGAGGTTCTGTTCTACGAAAACACCACGCTTAAAAAGCTACGGCAACTAACAGCACAGCAGTTCAAACTATTGCTCAAGCAGGGGCCACGCTCTTACATGCGAGGCCTAGGCATCTGTGCACCGGTTAGGCTGACCGGCCATCATGAAAGCCATGCAGCTTATGGTGCTCACACAAGCGGTCTTGACGAAGCAGACGTGATTGTGATTGACAGCATAGGTGAGTTTGAGACGCTCACAATATGGGCATACCGCAGCGATTACGGGCTGACAAAGATTGCTCGACAGACCTACCCCCATAGCGTAGGATTGTGGTATAGCGCGATGACCCAACGTCTCGGCCTTAAACCGCAAGAGCACGAATACATTCTTATGGGTATGGCGGCGCTAGGCGACCCCAATCGTTTCTACAACGAAATCAAGCAGGATTTCTTCACAGCGTTTCCAGGTATCAACAGCCCTGTGGTGACCTTCAAAGAGAACCTCCACCGTGGCTGTCTCTGGTGGCGCCCAGACATCGTCAGCATCAACGACTACGTTGACGTAGCAGCCGCCGTCCAACGCATCTACGAGGAGATTCTCGTAGGGGTCTTGCGCTGGGCTAGCCACCGCTCTTACTCAAACAACGTCGTGCTGGTCGGCGGTTGTGCGCTCAACTGCGTCGCCAACACGCTTGCCTACCGTTACTACCGCCGTGTCTGGGTCCCACCCAACCCTGGTGATGCCGGTAGCAGCGTGGGCGCTGTGTTAGCCCACCACCCTCGCCACGTTGACCTAGACCACGCCTACCTTGGCACTGACATCTCTGGCGACTATCCTGTAGACGATATCATCGCAGACCTGAAGGCAACAGGCGTCAGCGCCGTAGTGGCCGGGCGGGCGGAGTTCGGTCCCCGCGCTCTTGGTCATCGCAGCATCTTAGCTGACCCGCGCTTGCCTGACATCAAGGACCGAGTTAACGCCATCAAGCACCGTGAAGAGTTTCGACCATTCGCGCCAATGATCCTTGCAGAGCACGCCACCAACTACTTTGACGTCCCTAACGTTACGTGGAACGCACCGTTTATGCAGTTTGCCATCCCATGCAAGGAGCCAGCAACCTACCCAGGCATTGTCCACGTAGACGGCACAAGCCGTGTGCAGACCGTAACTCACGGAGGGCCGAGAAGGCTGCTCGAGCGTTGGTATGCTGAGACTGGGTGCCCTATGTTGCTCAATACCAGCCTCAATGTCAAAGGCGAGCCATTGGTAAATACACGTAGTGATGCTGAACGTTGGTCAGTAATACACAATCTACCAGTTAGGATGCCAAAATGATTAAATGGATCAAAAACAAATGGAGCGACTATCGTCGTCGTAAAGCTTTCAAAAAGCGTCTTAAAGAACTAAAAAAGCAAGACCCATTCATTTACGATTGACAAAAGTTAATGATCACATATACTTCAATAAAGGACAAATATGCTTGATGTATTCTTTTTGAGCTACGATGAATCGTTTGCTGATGAAAACTTCGAAATCCTAAAAATGTTCGCACCTAATGCACGTCGTGTGAATGGAATCAAAGGTATTTTCGAAGCACATCAAGAATGTGCCCGCCAAAGCAAGACCTCAAACTTCTACGTGATTGACGCTGATGCGGTGATCGAGGAAGAGTTCACATTTAAGTTCACACCCCGTGCTGACCGTTTCGTTTACGAGACTGTTCCTGAGACAGAGTGTGTTTTCGTATGGCGCAGCCGTAACCCAGTAAACGATTTGCTTTACGGATATGGCGGCGCGAAGCTATTCCCCAAGAAAAAATTGCTCGAAGCCGAACATTGGAACATAGATATGACCACCACAATCGGCGCGCCATTCGTTCCTAAGTTTCAAATTTCAAATGTTACAGCATTTAATACAGATCCCTATAACACTTGGAAAAGTGCATTTCGAGAATGTGCCAAGCTTGCAAGCTCGATTATACCCAATGGAAATAACATTGACAATGAATATCGCCTTCAGGTTTGGACTGAAAGAGGACGTGACCGCCCTTTTGGAAAATATGCTATTTTAGGTGCACAACAAGGACGTGATTTTGGTGAACGTTATAGTTCAAAACCACATATCTTGGAGAAAATTAATGATTTCGAATGGCTAAAGGAAATATTTGACACACATGTTACTCAAGAATGAACTGCTAGACAGAATGGAGATATTGTTTCCATACGAACCAAAATTCGCAGATTTGCGGCGCGCATACATTGATCGAGACCTGTCAAGTCTTTTCAGATTGTTTGTCAATGACTATGGAGACGAGGCAAACGAGTTTCGCAAGGCGGTTATGGAACAAAATTTACATAGTATTTTTCGTATATTTGAAGATGGTTTTGATTTACAACACAGAGAAACTAGTGCAGAGTTAGAACTTACTGATCTGCGCAAATTTATTCTTGAAGACAATACGTGGAGTCTTTACAGGCTGTTACTTGATGCTACCAATACGCAGATTGTTTATGCGATAAAAAGTATGCATGCCAATGGAATCCGATGGGATAAAGACGCGATGAGTCAAGGGCAATTAAAAAGCAAAATGTGGCTGATTGACGAGCTCAAAATCCTGGATGTTAAACTAGGTAATGTGTTTTTGTGTGCTGGTTGGTATGGCATTCTTGCTACTTTACTTTTTGAGCATGATTTTGATATTGATTCGATTCGCAGTTTTGATATCGATCCGACCGTTCAGGAAATCGCTGAAAAATTTAATTTGCCTTGGTTTAGCGACAATTGGCGTTTCAAAGCAATTACAGAAGATATTCACAATCTTGATTTCGACGCCCATGAGTGGACTTCGTGGAGCAATAAAAACAGACGCATGAGTAAGCCAATTACTGACAAACCAGATACTATCATTAACACCAGCTGCGAGCATGTTGCTGACTTTGGCAAATGGTATAACAAAATACCCAGCGGAAAATTGCTGGTGCTGCAAAGCAACGACTTCGAAGACATAGACGAACACGTAAATACAAGCAAGACACTCGAAGTATTTGAACACAAGACTCCCATGAAAGAAGTGCTATACAGCGGCGAGCTCGATCTCGTTGCATACAAGCGTTTCATGCGTATTGGATATAAATGAACCGCGTCAATCTTATCAGCAATTCGAGAAATGGTTCAAGCTATTTGTATTCGGTTATTACCGCCTATCATTCCTATGACTTGAAAATATCTGAACCATTTGGAGATAATAGATTTGAGGATTCAGGCATAAAAGATCAAAAATGTTTCCTACACAACCAAGTCGAAAAGATAAAAAATTCACAGCTAACCATATTAAAAAATCATACATATCATCTTGATTTAATTTTTGATCATGGTTTCTGGGATTATTTCGGCGTCAATTCTTTTTACAACATCGTTTTGTATCGTAAGAATATCTTTGAATCCTCATTGAGTTTAGCATTAGCTCTTGAGACAGGCATGTGGTCATCTTATAAGAATTACCCACAATCAATAACTGTAAATGAGGACATATTTAAGACTTGCATAGCGCAGCAATACAACGGCTTGCTTTGGTTCTTGCATAACAGTAAACAGATTCGATTCGATTGCGTCATGTCATATGAAGAACTTTGTTATTCGCCATTGGATGATTACAATCGATTAAAAATAGGCCAAGCAACCGTAGAATCAGATTCGAAACAACAAAAAGCACCAAGTAAATCAAGTGTTGTGAATAATTATGAAACTCTACGATCTATATGCTATGATGAGTGTGATAAACGTAATAATCTCACGTTTGAAAATTTTTTGTTACAGGACGTTATATCATGAGGACATTAGAAAATTTAAACCTAAGAGAATTGCAGATTTTGAGTGCTAGAGTATTAGCGGTAATTGAAGCAACCAATAACACGTTATGGAAATTCAATAAGCAAGCATTTCATGACAGTCAAAATTGGTATAGAACTGTGATACAATGGTATATTGATGAATATGGCGGCTGGCCAGACGAAGTCGGCCCAGGAAAAAACGTCGAGTTGTTATACGATGAATAAAATTGTTTGCGTAGGGTGCAGTTGGACAGACCAGCTTGATAAGAACAGGCACAAGTCAACGTATCCATACATAATAAAGCAGCGTCACCCAGACTGGACAGTTTATAATCTAGGTGTAAAAGGTGCAAACAATTTCTTCATCAATATGATGTTAGAGACGGCTATTAGAGAACTCTTGCCAGATTTTGTTATCAGGCAAGTTACCGGTTGGAATCGGTGGATGTGGTTTGATGATAATTATAAGTGCGAATTAAACTTTACCGAAGTAGAAGAAGGATATTTTCAAAGTGACCATGACAAATATGTCGAAGATTTGGTATTATGGACTGCTAGTGGTTTATCTCATCCGTTTGATAATCAACTTACTCGCCAAGAACTTTTACGCCGCGACAGACTCCGCCTTGAGCATTATTCAACTATGCCGCCTAATTTTGCGCTCGAATTAGAAGATTCGGCGTTATATAAAACAAGGGCATTGCTTGAAGACATACCACATCTAATTCTTTTTTGGAGAGATAATACACACAAATTGTCTGGATATGATCTTTGGAAAACATATCCATGTATAGAACGTGATATTGGATTTGACTTAGTTATTGACGCCGGTGACCATTTTGATTCACGAGGAAATACCTTATTGGTAGAACAAATTATTGATTATGGGAGAAATTTATGAGTTTTGAAAAAAGAAAAATTATCTGTGATAATTTTTATCATAACCTTAAAAAAATACCATATGATTATAAAAAAGGGCAAGATAATAAAGTGTCTTATTGGGGTCATGATGAATTTCATTTGTATCAAAAAGCTAAAGCTAATAATGTGATTGGTAATGAATATGATGATTATGAGACCCGGCCAATAGTTTATAATCAAAATAAATTTGGATTTCGTAGTGAAATTTGTGATCCAACGGACTTGCATGAATATGGGATAGCTGTTGGGTCAAGCAATACGTGGGGGTCTGGGATTCATTTAGAAGATAGATTCGATACATTAATTCAAAAAGAAATAGCAATTAATATTATTAATATTGGATGGCCTGGGGGGTCTATTGATTATGTAAGTGATCAAATTACACATATTATTTTAAACAATAAAAATAAACCAAAATTCTTTATAATTGAATGGCCTCCTTTGACGCGACGAACCATGTGGGGGTTAAATGCGTTTATGTCTATAACACCACATAGTATTAAAATTCAAAAAGAAATTTTTGAAAATATTCTTGACGAAGGCATTGAATATTTTTATGGTGAGGCAATTAAATCAAGATTTATAACGCAAAAATTATTAGACCATTTTAATATTCCTTATTATGAATGGTCTATAACACCTGACTCGTCTTCAGTATTTGATATAGAAATGCAAGAATATATCGATTATGCGCGAGATGGTATACACCCAGGACCTAAAACTAATTTAGAAATTAAAAATAAATTTATTGATTTTTATAATAAAAATGTATAGCTACGATAAAATAAAAACAGTTCACCTTGAGATCACGCAACGCTGTCAGGCAGCTTGCCCAATGTGTGACCGTAACGAAAATGGTGGACGTGATAACCGTCATATTACCAATGCTGAATTGTCTATCGCTGACTGTCAAAAAATATTTGAGCCAGAATTCATTCGACAGCTTAACACCATGTATATGTGCGGCAATTTGGGCGATCCAATCGTGGCTCGTGATACACTAGAGGTATTCCGTTACTTTCGCAAGCATAACGATCGCATGTGGTTGAGTATGAATACAAATGCGGGGGCAAAGGATGTCAAGTGGTGGCAGGAATTAGCTCAGGTTTACGGAAATATGGGTGCAGTCATTTTTAGCGTTGATGGGCTGGCCGATACTAACCACCTTTATCGTCAAAATGTCGTTTGGGAGAATGTCGAGCGAAACATGAGAGCATTTATTGCAGCAGGCGGACGAGCACGTTGGGACTTTATTGTGTTTGGACACAACGAGCACCAAGTAGACGAGGCGCGTGAGCTAGCAGAGTCGTGGGGTGTAGAGCGTTTTCAACTAAAGAAGAGCGCCCGCTTCTTTTCAGCCAATAGTAAGCTCAAAGACCAGCACCAAGCACAGAACCGCAAAGGACAAGAGACGCAATTGATTGAAAAGCCCAAGCGCAAAGAAAATCAAAACCTTGCACTGCTAAAGACTCGAGAGATTGAAAAGACCTACGGCAGCATGAAGGACTATTACGACCGCTGTGGTATTCAGTGCAAGGTGGCCAAGGAGCGGAACATCTTCATCACAGCAGAAGGACTCTTGATGCCATGCTGTTGGACCGCAGGCCGCATGTATAAGTGGTGGCACAAGGATTATCGCGTTGAGCAGATATGGGATTTTATCGATCGTGCTGGTGGAAAACAAGGCATAAGCGTGATCGAAAACAGTTTGCGTGATGTTATGGATGGCCCGCTGCTCAAAGACATTGAAGCTAGCTGGACCCTTTCAAGTCTTGAGGCTGGCAAGCTTGGCGTCTGTGCTATGAAATGCGGGGATGAATTTGATCCATTTGCGGAGCAATTTAAATGATACTTAACCTTGAGAAAATATCTCATCACAAAAAACCATTTGAGTTTATCACTTTATATGACGTTGTTACACCAGACATGTTTGAACGTTTGTGTAGCGAAGCACAGCGACATCCATATTTTCGAGTAGAACAAACCAGAACAAGCAACCCCAATCGTGTGTGGCTTAACCAAACACCAGGCTGGCTCAGCGCACTAGCATATGAGTTTGACCGTCGTGACGTCAAGAGTGCGCTAGGATTTAACTTGGGTGGTAGCTTTGTTGATCTCAGAACACGAGTTGAATTGTGTATGGACAGTGTAGGCAGTTGGCTTAACCCTCACAAAGATGATGCTGCAAAAGAAATGACATTGCAGCTTTATCTGGATGGACAAGGACGCGGCACGTCAATGGGCAATATTGACACCCAAATTATGCCAAACACAGCATGGGCGTTTAACAACACAAATCAACCCGTGCATAGTTTACATCCACTTAAATATAACCGTGCAAGTATTATCGTCAACTATGTTAATGATCAATGGAGAGACTCATCAGTTCTAGTGTAAAATCGTTGTATTTCAAACAACGAAACATGTATATTGATTGGCAACTTAGCGATGTCTGTAATTTTCATTGCAGCTATTGCAATTTTGCGAGTATGGGCGGCGTTGAAGGTTGGCCTACGTATGAGCAAGCAACAAAATTAATAGACCAAATCCTCAGTCATTCCAAGCACGAGTATCGTACCTATAATTTATTGGGCGGCGAACCAACATTATGGAAACATTTTAGTGATCTTTGCACCTACATAAAACATAACGACAAAAATAGTGTTATACAAGTGCTAACTAATGGTAGCAGAACCATACGTTGGTGGGATCAGTATGCAGCTTATATGGACAAGGTAGTTATAAGTCATCATTCGCATACAGCGAAACCAGATCATACTGTAGCAGTAATTGCAGCTTGTCAACCATACAATTCAGTCAGTGTTCAGCTATTGATGGATTATTACAATTTTGATAATTGTTTAGATCATTTTTATTATATACTTGACCGCGCGCCTGGCATCAGCGTGACCGTTAAAAAAGCCGAGACAGAATTAGGAAGTGGACAATGGCAGCCATATACTGATCAACAGCTAGCAGCTCTTGAAAAAGCTCATCAAGATTCCAAGCTAAACAATGCCAAATCATCTAAAATCGATAGGCTACCACAATACAAAAAGAAATTCGATAGGGTATTGTATGGAAGTGATGGAAATGAAGAGTGGATTACAAGCAACAAAGATTTGATAATTTCCAAACAAAATTACTTCAAAGGATGGCGTTGTAACATAGGCATTGACATGTTGTGTGTCAAATCCAATGGCGATTTAAAACCAGCTAGTGCCTGTTTTAAAGATGAATTGCTAGGAAATTATCGAACCGAAACAGAGATAAGATGGCCGTCTGAATCTTATGTTTGCGACTATGATGCTTGTTTTTGTGGCGCCGATATTGAGGTTGAAAAACATGCACCGAAGTGATACATTTTGCATATTGCCCTGGATGCATGTTGCAACCTCGCCCGGGGGGTCTTATCGTGTATGCTGCAATTCTGATTCCAAAAACAATCAGCTTAAAATAAACGGCGAACAGCTAAAATTACATAAGCATTCACCTAGCCTGTTACATCATAGTGAAACCCTAAGGGAAATTCGTGAGCAAATGCTGGCTGGCGAACGTCCTGCAACATGCAATCGTTGCTTTGCACAGGAAGATGCTGGAGTGCGTAGTAGCAGGCAGATCTATAACGATGTGTGGGATGATGGTGCGGAGCATGACTTGGATGATCCTGTAACACCACGCTATCTCGATTTGCGGCTTGGTAACTTGTGCAACCTCAAATGCCGTATGTGCAATCCGTATTCAAGCAACCAGTGGGTTGAAGAATGGGAACAGATACACGGCGAGTTTCCTGAAAACGAGCGCAAATGGTTGCAAGATATGGAATGGCCAAATTTTGCGGGCACTGACCGTCACCTGCGTGAAATGATGGACACAGTGGAAGAGATTTACTTTACAGGTGGAGAACCCACAATTATCAAACGCCACGAACAGTTGCTTGACTACTGTATTGAAAATAAATTAGCTGGCAATATTCGATTGAAATACAATACCAATTTGACAAATACTCCAGTTAAATTAATTGATAAGTGGGCACACTTTAAATTCCTCAGACTGAATTGTTCAATTGATGGCGTGGGTGATTTGAATGATTATATTCGTTATCCTAGCAAATGGCGTGGCGTATGGAAAAATTATAATCAGGTTTTGAAACGAACATCTAACCGGGTGCTGGATATCCATACGACTGTTCAAGTCACTAATATTCTGCATCTGCACAAATTACTTGAGATGTTTGTCCGACCACGTGAAGAAGCAGGTGGTGTTGATGTGCCCTTTATTTTCTTTAATTTGCTCCAAAATCCAAATTACCTCAACATCAAGATTTTGCCTGAGCCCCTTAAACAACTGGCGCAAGAGAGACTTGAACCTTGGTTAGGCCATCCTGATTTGGAAACATTGCCTGGTGTGCTAGATTATATGTGGCACGAGGATTGGAGTGATTGCTGGTCAGAGTTTGTCGAGCACACACATCAACTTGATGATATGCGCAGCCAAAACTTAATCTCTGTCGTGCCCGAGTTCGAAGGTTGGTTATGACGAATTTTTTAGACGATAGCAATTTGGATCGAATTGATCCTGCTTTAGAGCAGATATTTGATCAATATTCCCTAACCTATTTTCCAAATTGGAAATTATCTGAGGTTCCTGTTCAGCGTTGTTCTGATGACAAATATATATCAGATAACCAAGTCTTGGATTATTATCGAAACTTGCATTATGAGCTAATACGTTTTCGTGATTATCCAAATCGTGTAATCGAGGGCATGGTAGATTTTAGCTTTTGGCTTGTTACGAGCATGAGTCAAAAAGGCATACAATCGCCACTCAACATGTATCATTGGACAAATATTCATCCGGGGAAAAAGAGATACATCATATCAAACTATATTCAATTTGACGATATTCCTATTTTGGTTCAGCATAGGCCGAATGATGTTCAAAAAGATGGCGGAATCCCCGTCACGTCTGTTGATCAATTGATAGCACTTTATGGACACAATGTAAGCATTAAGCTGAGAAAGAAGTCTGATGAACTTCTTGTCGAATGTTCATGGCATGGAGAAACACAAAAACGTGATCGTAATGGTTATGACAATTGGTATAGGGCGGCAGCTGAAAGCGTATCTGAAGAAAACATTTTGTTGCCATACCTGCTTGAACATGGATTGAGAGTCAAAACTGATGTTAAAAGTTACAGCATAAATACCGGTGTGTTTAAAACACATGCATCTCGTGATTTAGAAGAGTCAGGGTTTTTCCTTTCAGTCCCAGCTTTGGATTATTTAAATTATGATTTATGGAAGCTTTATTTCCATTTTGATCCGCGTGTTGGAATTAAACGCTGCAAGACTACTGGTATTGAAATACACAATGAATTTGGCGATCCAAATTGGGTTGTGGATAATTTAGACTTTAAACGAACATTAAATAGACCATGGTTGCATGATCCGGAGAAATAATGACTAAAAAAGCACCAAGCGAAACCTTTTGTATTCTTCCTTGGATTCATTTATCAACGAGGCCGTCTGGAGAAATGCGGGTGTGCTGCACTGCGAACGCTAGCAGCGTTGGACCCACAAACGATAAAGAGCACGGCGGGCAAGTTGGCGTCCTCAAAGATGAAATGGGGCGTCCAAACAATCTTAACGTGAGTGATTTCCAAACAGCGTGGAATTCAACTTACATGCGAAATGTTCGTAAGCAAATGCTCGCAGGTGAAAAACCGCCTAGCTGTCTCAAGTGCTATAAAGAAGAAGACGCCGGACATAATTCAAAGCGTATGTGGGAAACACGATATTGGAGCGAACGCTTTGATATTGATCAACTGGTTGAAGAAACAAATGAGGATGGATCAATTCCGCCAAAACTTCGTTACATTGATTTGCGCTTTGGAACAAAGTGTCAACTGGCATGTGTGATGTGCTCACCGCACGATTCATCAGGATGGATCAAAGAGCACACTAAAATGTTTCCGCAAGTGCAAAATGAGTCTTTGAAGGAAACAATGCAATGGCGAGATAAGGGATCTATTAACGGTAGTTCATATAACTGGCACAAAAACAATCCAGTGTTTTGGAAGCAGTTTAACGAACAAATTCCAAACATGGCACAGCTTTATTTCGCAGGCGGCGAATCATTGATCATTGAGGAACACTATGAAATACTTGAAGAAGCAATTCGTTCAGGTCATGCAAAAGACTTGGAACTTCGTTACAACTCAAATGGAGTTGAATGGCGAGAGGATTTATTTGATCTATGGCGAGAATTTAGGTTGGTGCGTTTCCATTACTCTGTAGACGATATTGGTGCACGAAATGAATACGTGCGTTACCCAAGCAAGTGGGAACGTACCGAAGAAGTATTTCACATCTTAGACAACGAAACAAGTGACAACGTAGAAATAACAATTGCTTGCGCAGTGCAAGCACTCAACATCTATTATATTCCTGACTTCATTAAGTGGAAGCTAACACAAGGCTTTCGTAAAATCAACATGTGGCCGTTTGGCGCGGGCGGCATCAACTATCACTTTGTATATCACCCACCACACCTCAACGTTAAAAGCTTGCCTGCATGGTTCAAAGACGAAGTAGATCGCAAATATGAGGACTTTATTCCGTGGTGGGAAGAGAACTGGGAGCTCGGTATTCCTGAATGGCATCGTGGTAAAGTAACACAAGAACAGTGGCGTGAAGCGGGCTATGGGATCAAGCGTCTACGGGGTATGGTAAATTTCATGAAGAGTGAAGATTGGTCAGTGCGTATGCCAGAGTTTCAAGAATACATCAGGCTGATTGATCGAACACGCGGCTTGGATTTTGCCACTGTGTATCCAGAGATGAAAGATATTTTGAATGAACAGAACTTAAAGAATGTTTGAACAATTACACTGTCCAATGAGCTATGCAGTTTATAAATTCCAGCCGGAGATCGGCGACTTTTCTGCATGTTGTGATGCAACAAGCTATAAATTTGATGCCAAGTTGTTTGATGAATTAGGCGGCGATTATTTTGAGAAACACCCAAAACTAGTTGAACGAAAGCAAGCATTGTATGATAATATCAAACATAGCGACTGCTCACAATGCTGGATAAAGGAAGAGCAAGGGCTCAATTCAATGAGAATGGAATTAGGACCCCACCAGCCTGAATTATTCAATAACAGAACACTTGACATTAACTCTGCATACCCTAGTAGATTTGAATTGTGGATGAACTCTACTTGTAACTTAGGTTGCTTTATGTGCCACATAGGAAATTCAAATACGCTTCGAAAGATTTGGTATACAGACTTTGATTCATACGGTAACGACGGCAAAGGTTACGATGTGTATATCAATGAAAAGCAATATACAAGAGAGAATTATCAGCCTAAATATACAGAAGCAATGTTGAATTTTATTGTTAAACATATAAAGAATTTAGAGTCATATGCATTAAACATTGCGTATTTAGGAGGAGAACCAACGCTGCATCATGAAATGTATGAACATGCTGACCTATTCATTGAGGCAGGCCGAGAAGCAATTAAAGCAGGTAAAGAATTAAAAATTGAAATCACAACAAATGGCACCAGTAAAGATAAACTGAATGAGCGATTCTATCGCATGTATGAAAGGTATAAGCAAGCTGGGTGGTCCACACGTATTATGGTTAGCCAAGACGGTGCTAATGAATATGCACAAGTCAGACACGGAGCAGACTTTCAGCAAATTGCACAAAACTATGGTAATTGGTTAAAACCAGACTCGGTAGTCGATGAAGTTACTAGCTTTACAGTTGTGAGTGCAATCAATCTACCATATATTGATCAAATGGCAGACTATATCAATGACGCAGTTAGAAATAACTATAGAGGTAACAAAAAGATAGCAATTCGTTTTAACACGCTTATTGACCCGAAATGGATGAGAGTTGAAAATTTACCCAGGCATTATGCCGAGTCTAGCATATCTCATGCAAGACGTGTATTCACTGAATTACAAGAAGATTACCCTAATCTAAAATACAATTATTCATTGTTTGAAAATATCGCAGAAACTCTCAAAGAAACTATTCAACCAGACAAAGTAGAGAATTTTTTTGAACGCATAGATTACACTAACAGTATCTATCAAAAAACATACCCAGAATGGGACTTTTACAAGCAATTCCCATTTCTGACAGAATACAGAAAAGAATATGGTATTTAACAAATGGGCCTTTGCGCAGTAGACGACAAAAACGAAAAACAATTGATGGTGATATGGGACCTTGGGCGCCGCTGCACGTTCGCTTGCTCATACTGCCCACCACATAGAAAGAACAACTGGAGTGATACAGCTAGTTATGATGAACTGGTAAAGACTGCTGACGCACTAGAACGTTACAGTGAAATTTACAACCGTCACCGTAACGAACCTTTCCGTGTTGCTGCTAGCTTTACCGGCGGCGAGCCTACAGTCAATCCGGCATTTTTTCGCTTCTTGGAATACTTACAAGAGAAATACCCACATTGGAAGCGAACTTTAACAACTAACGGTTTCTATTCAGATCGTAAGCTACAAACTGTGATGAAGAACACCAACTTTACCACAGTAAGTTATCATTGCGAAAGCACTGACACAAACAAAGCGCAAGTGCGCCGTAATCTTCAAACCATGCTTGATGCTGGATATGGATTCAAGATTAACATTATGTTCCACGAGCGTCCTGAATATTATCAAGAATGTATTGACCTTGCGCAATGGTGTGATGACAACGGTGTGATGTATACCCCGCGTGTTATTGGAGACCAGGGCGACATCAAGCAAGGTCTTAAAGACAAAACAGTGCACACCTATACTGAAGAGCAGGTAGCATGGATGAAGCGTTACTGGGATGCAAAGCGATCAGGAGACACACGACCAGCTCACACCGCTAGTCAGAAGCCACGTGGAGCACAGGCCCCTGAGAGTGCAATGGCTATGGCAACCCAGCAGCCCAAGAAGGTGGTTGGTCAGAACATTGGCCGTCCGTGCTGCGGTGGCCGCCAGCTTGATCTCAAAGTTGACGATGAGTGGAGCGTGGGAAGCTTTGTGGAGAACAATAACTTCCAGGGCTGGAGTTGTATGATCAACTGGTATTTTCTCTACATCCATCAAGAGATTGACAAGATTTGGCACCACCAGACTTGTCAGGTAAATATGGACGGCAACGTAGGTCCTATCTGCAAAGTTAGCGAGTTTGACGAATATTGTGACCGGATAGATGCACAATTTGCCACTGGTGGCATACCTTTCATCCGTTGTCCCAAGACACATTGCGGTTGTGGTTTATGTGTGCCAAAAGCCAAGAACGACAACTTAGCGGAGTCTATCTTCCGCTATCATGCGCCAGGCGTCGAGCCAGAGTTTATGGAGCAACAGCAAAACGTAAACATGGGCGGCAGCCTCAAGGCCTTGGTATACAAATTTGATGAGGAAAACGGAAATGAAACTGTCTGATACTTACGGACAAACAATTGATTTTGAAATCCCCGAGCAGCACACACGAATCGGTGTCAACTGTTCAGGTGGCGCAGATAGCGCCATTTTGCTTTATATAATAGCAGATTATCTCAAGCAGAACAATAGAACAGATGTCGAACTCAACGTGCTCAGTTGTGCAAACGATAAAAAGCATCGGTGGAACGTGCGCAAAGCAGCCGATGTCATCAACTATACGATTGACAAACTAGATTGGAATCAATTTGGATGCCATTATGCATACTATCGTGATGTGCAAGCTGAAGAATATTTCCACGAGTTTGAAATGAAAATGTTTAAAGATGACAGAATATCATTCTTGATCAGCGGCGTGACTGCCACACCAAAAATTGATGCCGTTGTTGAAAACAGCAAGGGTGTAATGGTTGATCTTCGTGAGCATGAAGATTGTCTTGGTAACCGCGATCCTAACAAACAGCGTCCTCTTTTGAATGTGTCTGGACATTTCTACACACCATTAACCAACGTTGATAAACGATTTGTTGCTGACATGTATGATCATTATGATGTGCGTGACATGTTCTATTTGACTCGTAGCTGTGAAGCTATTCCAGATGGCCGTTATGATCCAGACTTTGAGCAACACCCTTGTGGTGAATGTTGGTGGTGTCTTGAACGCAAGTGGGCGTTTGGAGAGTTTTAAGTGACTCGCTATGTGTGCAGTAAGATGTTTACAGATGTAAACATCAAGTTCCCCTATGAAACAGTCAAAAACTGTTGTAAGAGTAATGATTATCAGCTAACTCTTGAAGAAATGCAAGAGCTAGAACAACGTGGCGAAAACATCTTCACACACAATCGCGAATATGTACGACGCAAGCGCAGCATGTTATTTGACAATCGCTTGCCAGAAAACGGCTGCGACACCTGCATACATGCCGAACCAAACAGTTTGTTTCGTAGTTGGAACAGGTGGGGCGACTGCAAAATTGATGCTGAAGAAATTTTAAAGAAAGACAACTTTAACGTCTATGAATTTGTATTGTCCAGCGCCTGTGATCTCAAATGTGTTTATTGTGCACCTAAGGATTCAACTAGCTGGGCTAAAGAACTCGGCGTACCTATCAACCGCGGCCGTGACGAATGGAAAGAAACCGTAATACGTCATTTTATGCAACATTTACGTGAAAAAGAATACGATCCTAAACAAACGTATTGGTTCTTTTTCAGCGGTGGTGAACCCACATATAATCCTGAAACACTACCAATGATTGAAGAGATTATCAGTATCGTCCCACATGCTACGATCGTAATCAGTACAAATGGTAATACCAAATCCAACGTATTGGAACGTTATTTGCAGGCCGTGCGCAGCAACCAAAAAACACAATGGGTCTTTGATTGTAGTGTTGACAGCATTGGAGACCGTGCTGAAGCCATTCGCTATGGCCTAGATTGGAAACGGTTCAATTACAATCTCAAAACCATTATGCGTGAATCCAATACTCGCGTTCGAATCAGCCCAACAGTAAATTTATATGCATTACCTACAATGTTGGAATTCGTTCAGCACTTTCATGATCTATTTCTAGAAATGAATCAATCAACTCAAGGGTTGTTCAATTTTAACATGGTTCAAGAGTCACCTCTTAGCCCGTGGAGTGCCCCGCCACATTATGCTGAACTGTTAGAACCAGCAGTTGAGTATTGTGAGCAACATAATATTAAATTTGGCATACATTTGCGCAGTGTGCAACGATTGATTGGTAGCAAAATAAATGCTAAAACGTGGCAACAAGTAGAATCACAATGGCAATATTTTCAACGTATGCGTCCGGAAATAGACTGGGCCAGACTATTCCCGCACGTACCAGATATAATTGAGGAATTGAAAAATGAAGATCCTGATCTCAGGCAATAGTGAATACGGATTGAGCGCAGCCGTCGGCCGCAAGTTTCCAGGACAGGTTGAATTCGCCAGTCGTAGAACGGGATACGACCTAACGTCACATGATGGCAGACAAGCGTTCTCCGAGCTCTCTACGCAGGCTGATGTAGTCATTGTATGTGCAGCACTGTGGCAGTTTCAACAGACAGTGCTGCTAGACAGCGTGAGTAAGGCGTGCCGTGCAACAGGTGCGGCACCACACATTATTGTGGTAGGCAGCACAACAGACCGTGTCAAGGGCGGCAAAGCATGGCTTTACAACGCTGAGAAAAAAGCCCTACGTGACTACAGCAACACACTAGCTATAGGCGGGGTATGGGATAACAACTTGCCCAAAGTCAGTTATATAAGCTTTGGCACGTTGAGCAATAATCAAGAAAAGCATCCTGATCGACGATGTTTAGATATCGATGAGGCAGCAAAATATATTAAGTGGTTGATAGAGCAGCCAAAATGTGTTACGATAAATGAAATAAGCATCGATCCGATGCAAGGTGATATTTGGTATGAATGATGATTTAAAATGGAGTGAATACGATTTCACAAAAATTCCATATGATGATTTAGTAAGTGTTGGGCAACGCACAATGCTCTATCGCGACATCTTTACCGTGAGCTGGTTACTAGGTCGCTTTTGTAATTATCGTTGCAGCTATTGCTGGCCCTATGCCCGCAGCAACACCAAGGACCATCGTCCAACCAAATTGTGTTTGAAAACTATTGACGAGATTAAGAGGCAAGCACGTGAAAACGGATTTAACTCATTCCATTTCAGTCTTTCTGGAGGAGAGCCGACATTCCATCCTGGCTACCTTGATATTCTCAGTCATCTTGCAGATGATGTCGCCAATACCAACTACACCAGCATACACAAAACCAGCAACTGCTCTAGACCAATCCGCTGGTATGAGGACTTCGTTGAGCGCGCCAAGCCATTCCACCGCGCCAGCATTACTGCGAGCTTGCACACAGAGCATGTTGACACACTAAAGAAGATGCAAGACTTTGCTGATAAGCTCGTCCTATGCCAAGAGCACGATGTTCAAGTGACTATCAACATGGTTATGGTTCCGGAATGGTTTGAGCGCGACTGGGAGAACGCCTTGTTCTTCCACGAGCAAGGCATCAACGTAACACTCAAGCCGCAGAGCGATCCTACCGCTAGCCGTGTTGTTGATGGCTATACTGATGAGATGCTACAGCGTTTGTGGAATGGTATGCCGCAACGCGCTTATACAGAAATGAAACGCAAGTGGGAAGGCAGGCCTAAACCAG